ACCGTCTGAAGTGAGGCCGGTAAAAGGTCCATTGGTGTCAATATCTTTAACCCAAGTGCTACTGAAAGCAGGGTTACAGTAACTACACCCAAAATTGCATGTGCGATCAAAAGCAATTTCAAGTGTTCGTAAATCCACATCACTGCTGGCCGGCTCAACATAAGCTGTCTCCAATTCTTTGTCTGTATATATAACTGTTTTATAAACGCGATCACTAATATTATCACGCCCTATATCTTCTATCTTCCAACAGTATTCACACCCTGCTGGACGTTCTCCTCTTTGCATCATACTACGTTCTGCTTTTTTCTGCGCGGTATTATGTAACGCTTTTGGATTTGCTTGTACTGCTTCAACGCTAACTTTGTGCGGCAATGGGTGGTGACAACTTGTAGTCATTCCACTACCCAACCATATTGTAGCATTGTACCATTTGGCTCCGCAGAAGCTTTCAGACTTAATGTCAATGACTCTGCGTTTGTATTCTAAATCTGTTTCGTTGTTTTGTCTAGGCATATTACCATTCTTTATTTTCTATTAATATTTCACCAATTACTTCAAAAGTATCAGTAAAACTTTCGTTTCTGTATGCGTCTTTTTCTCTTGTCCAAAACTTAAATTCTTCCCAGGGTGTTAATGTACTGTCTTTGCGATAGGTCTTAGGTTCAGTATACATTAAATTAATGATAGCATCAAATTTTGAATTGTCAAAACTGCGTAAGTGCTTTTCTACAGTAGGTTTAATACTGTTGGGTAAAACATTTACACAATAGTACTGCGGCCATTGTACTAAAATAATAAATGGCTCAACTCCATACGCTGTAAAATATTCAAACACATCATGTACATTCCATACGTTTAATGCGCTGACTGTAACAACAGGGACAACATTGATATTATTGCCGGGGTTCTTTAGTTTAAAGAACTCGTTAATGTTGTTCTGTGCGTCTAACCATTTACCAGGGTGGCGCATATATGTAAACTTGTTGTCTACTCCGTCTATGCTAACATTAATAATTACATTTTTAAAATTAGTTAAGATACGGCGCCATGTTTCCGACAATTCATGTGTGGCATTTGTACTTACGCTTAGGTCAATGTTCTTACTAAGTCCTGCGTCTACTAGACGTAACAGATACTTAGGAACTTGATCATCAAGGAATGGCTCTCCGCCATATAACTCAATGCGTTCTAAGTTTGTACTAAATTCAAACAGTTCATCTAACTGTACATCTGTAAAATGTTTTTTAAACTTCTCAATGGTATACGCTGTACGTGACAAGTTGTTTTTCTTTTCATAATACTCGCCTTCAATATGATACAAATAACTATCTTTACTTTGACAAGTACGGCAACGTAAATTACAAATGTTACTTACTTTAATATTTAGATGTCTAGGACCACTCATGTAATAATCCGGCTCAGCGTAGTCTAATCCAATGGGTACATCTTTGATCAAGTATTGCCGTTCGCTAGTAAAGCCAAGTTCTTCTTCGCTCCAGCACCGACGGCACATATCCAATTTCTCACCGTTGAGGCTACGCTGTCTAGCATCTGCTAATGTTGGATCTTGCCAAGTTAATTTAAATGTTTGATCTCCAAAATTAAACGCACCACCACCAAGGGCAGTACAAGGACTATACGATCCTGCTGGATCAATTGTAGCATCAAGGAAAAAAGCCGGACAAGTGTTTTTGTTAATTTTGGGCATGATATCTACATTCATTCCAGAACTCTTGCATTTCCGGAAAAGTTTCTTGAAAATTAGTGTGGCGACGTTTATCGTGTTCGTTAAAGAATCGATAAAAGTCAGCACGTTGTAGTTTAACATAATCTGGGTCTAAGTTACGACCTTCTTTCATCCAATCTATATCTCGACGCATACGTTGTACTTCGTAGTCTTTAAAACCTTGAAATGGCTTGTCAGGGCTTTCTAGATTAAGCTCCATCCAGTCTGCTACACGTTCTAATACGCCAACATACACCGGAGGAAGTATTTGTAGGCTTTGCCATTTAGGTTGACGTAGCAATGGTGTATCAAACCAAACACGTTGGTATGTTGTGCTGTGCTGTCGGCGTAGATCTAGTATCCATTGCAATTGTCGTTGAATACCTAGTACGCTTAAATTATTCATTGTAATAATAAATGTAAGACTATTACGATATGGAATTTCTGTTAAGAACCTGTTTACATATTCGTGTAGTCGATTCATGTCAAGGCCATTACGTATGTATTCAGCGTGTTTAATGTTACCAGAGTCTAAACTAACATATTGCATAAAATGTTCAATTTGTGTATTACACAAATCTGACACGTACTTGATGTATTTGTTAAACAAAGCAGATTCTACGCTAAAGTTACTTGTAACATCTAAATGTAATTCAGGATTGGGTAATGCCAGCACATAGTCAAATACTCGATATGTATTTCTGTCCATCAGCGGCTCACCGCCGGTCATGCGGAAATGTTTTAGTTTTGGATATAAGGTAGGAAACCATTCCCAAAATGCGTCGACATACGGATTATCGTGGGAGTGAGGTATAGGCCTATTGCGACCAGTAAAATGGCTGGGATCGTTATGTACAGTACTGGTTGGGTAACCGCCCCATTTATCCACCTCCTGCTGCCAGCTACTACTAAACTGAGGACTACAATAACTGCACTTGAGATTACATGCGTGATTAAAGTTAACTTCGACGTACGACGGAACAACGTCGTCTTCATTTCCGGTACTGGATCGTATAGTTTCATAACTGTCTGCCGCCCACGGCTCTCCTGATCTGTAATGTCTATCGCTTAGGTTGCCTAAGTCTTCTTGTGTCCAACAATAACTACATTCCTGTGGACGCTCATTCCGTAACATAATAACACGTTGAGCTTTTTTATGCTCTGTGTTATGTAATGCTCCGGGATTATCCTTTAATACACCAGCATCAATTTGGTGTAGCGGTGGATGGTAACAGCTATTATTTAACCCTGTGGGTAAATGTAAGCTGACCTGTTTCCATTTAGCTAAACATAATCCATGTCCCAGTTTTTCTTTCATCTGCTCTGCGGCAGACATAAAATCTGATTTACTCACGTACCATTGGTCCTTGATTTTTAAATTGTGATTTATAATGATGTTTAAAGAACTTGCTTTCCGCAGTATCAATGGCCAGCATAGGCAATCCCAGGCGAGTACTTAATTCATCTTCAAATAAATGTACAAAATCAATTGGATCAAATTTATGTACAATCGTTTCCCAATAGTCTGCCAACTTGCCAAAGTCTTGTACTTCTGTATAATCCCAATCACTAAGCATTGTATTATAAGTACCCTGTCTTGCGCCGGCTATTGCCCAAATACCATTTTCATTGTCGGCTCCAACATTGTGCCAAATAGTCAAGTTGTCGTAGTTGCGACTTACTACACATTGATTGAATTCTTCTAGTGTGGGTTTTGCTCCACGATCTAAACACATTTTAACACCTTCACGAAAACCTGCTCGCCATGCTTGAAATGGAGTAGCATCAGGATATGTTGTACTGTAGCAGTCGTTCATGGACCAGTAATTGGGATAGAAACAAAATTCTACATTGTTTGCAACTGTGCCATCTGTAGCTTCGTGTGTACGCATATCATTGACAAATTCTTTTGTCCAGCAACTCATCCCACCATTGCCGTATAATAGGCCATTAATACTGTTGCGAGCTTTCCAACGAAATACACAATCGCGATTAGTGTCATTGAGTTCTAATTGAAGATTAAAGAACTCTGGATCAGGAATGTTATCACCATCGATTAATACAAAACGATCAGTGTCGCTTGCGGCGGCGGCCGCTTTATGTGCAGCATCACTGCCCTTAACTCCGTCGACACGTTTGGCCCATGGGACCATGTTTGAGATTTTAATCCAAAATTCTTCTTTCTTAGGTTCGTCGTAGGTTAAGAATATACAATCTAAATCTGCTACATCAATAATGTCTGTGGTCATAGTATTCAATTTCTTTATATGTTTCATCTACTTCTAATAATAAGTTAGCATGATTTTTTACTACAGGGAATCCCACTGTAGATTGAGTTAATTTTACGTGGTATACACTATCCTGTGTAATTAAAATTAGTTTGCCATTGGCTATGCGATATCGAAAATAATTATCATACGTGTTTCTATCCACAACTATGTATTGTGTAGATTCTGGATGTTGGATCATAGTACATTGTACTATATTTCCATCATTGTTGTAGTGTAATCTATATTCCAGAACTATTGGTTCAAACGATTTAACGTCTGCCCAATAATCAATTTCTTCTTGACTCATAATATTCTATTAGTTCTTTTGTGGCATAGTTTTTATCGTAGTAGTGCACAGGTTGGTACTGGTTTATGTTATTGATGCGTATAATATCTCCATCACGTTCGTTTATTACAGTATCTACCCAACTACGATTGTCATTCCATCCATTGAATCCCGACTTCATGTGTACAAAATTTAAAAAGTCCATACTGGGCAATGTGACGTTTTCCTCACCTACCATTAGTGTAGCAATAGCATACACCACATCAGTTGTGGGTTCTTCGTCCACTTGCTTTAACATACTACTTACATTATCCCAATTATCAAATATGGTTCTTGCGGCACGAAAGAAATCTGTGGCCGCCTGACTAAATCTAAAATACATCAACCCGTTATAGACATCAGGAAGGTTATTGTCGTCAAACAATTTTCTGTACTTTCTAACAGTACCATGTAGACTTAGATAATTCAATGCTCCTGTACTTAGGCAAATATCTTTGAGTCTAAAAGCAGTCCACCAATGATCAATACTACGTGTGAACAATAAATCGCTTTCTAATTTAATTGTTTCTTTAAATGGCGTAAAGTTAAAGGCATGTGTTTCTAAACTAAACGGATTTTTGGCATGAGCCACAGGTATAATATAATTAAAAACTTTCTTATGTCGTTCTTCAATGAGCTTGTTGGTTTCTTCATCTACAATGATTGCGTAACTGTTACAAGTTTGTGTAGCCTTGACATTTAATGCCTGTAGGTACGCCAACTCTAAATAATTAGTTGTTGAACTGTTAACCGCAACAGTTAGAAAGCCTTGTTGTTCTTTATGATTCACAAACAACCTCTACTAATTCTTTAAAATTATCACTGAGCAAATAATTTTTATCCATTATATGTATACACTGGTGCGGCACTACTATTGCCCGACTATCTTGTCGCACTTTTAAAAAATGTTCTGTGTACTCTATATTTGAAATTGGATCAGTTATAGTAAACAAATTCCAAGGTATGCCTTGTTCTTCGTTTAATGTGTATCCACTTAGGATGCTATTGGCTATGGCAAAGGCATAATCGTTTCTATAATTGCCTTCTCGTATGTTATACAAGGACCTATAGTATCCGTAGTTCCTTTGTATACGCCCAATTAAATTAAAAAATAATTCAGCACGTTCTGTTTTACGAAATAATACCACAGTGGCCCAAACATAAGGTAAACTAGTTTCGCCCATGGATTCGTAACTAGGGCCATCTGGTGTTGTATTATGATGTATTAACTTATAGTCAAAGTCTGTTTTAAATAGTTGTAATAAGCTATCATCTAACACTACGTAATCTGTATCCAACAATATTGTTTCCTCATACGGACTTAGTTTGTATGCCAAGTATCTGCCAAAGTTACGCCAATTGATTTCTTCTAAACTATTATCTAACCTAATAGTACCGCTTTGGTTATCAACTCTAATAATATGATCGTAATTGAATGTAGGTTGGCTATCGGGGTCTGTAATTAATGTAACAGGCAATCCTAATTTGTGTTTTATTAATTGGCTTGTGCGATCCGCTATACCAACATAATCAAATTTGGTATTAAAAGCAAATACTACAACACCCTTAGACTTTTCGGATTTTTTTGAGTTCGCCATGTTGTTGATGCCATCTGTTCATCACTTGTTGATAATGCTGTTGTGCCATTATTAAAAAAACTTGTTTGTCAACTGCAATTGGATTTTGATAAACATCTTCCAAGTACAATTCATCAATGGGCCAGCTTTGTACAAATGCCAATAGTTCGGGCGTAACTTTAAACAGCCCGCCGCTGTGAGCAAAATGTAAATCGGTTTGAATCTTTTCTCGTAGAATACGCTTATTGACTTGATAGTCCGTAGCTAAACGTACTGCCTCAGCAAGTTTGTTAATTTCAGTCATAGTAAAAAGAAAGGTGTAGACAGCAATTATACTAGTCTACACCCGGTATGTCAACCTAATAAAGTATTAGGAGATAGTCGGTGTGCCCCAAGTTGCACTAATGTTTGTGGTTTCCGGATAAACAACATCAATTCTGTGGTTGAATGTAAAGTTAATGGTTTCGTTGAAGTATTGATTTCCGCCATAACTACCATAGTTACCAGCTGGTGTATTATTTGTACGGATTGCTGAGTACCAAGTAAAATCAAAATAGATGATACTACCAACATCGCCGTTTGCGCCCACGTTACCGTTGGTACGCAATGCTACTGTCAGGTAGTCACCAGTATAACCTGATGTTGTACTGGTAATAGAACTAACAGTCTGTGCTGATGTGGATCCATTCCAGTAGCCCAAGTTTGTTGTATTTGTATTGACTGTGCCACCGGAGCCTTGACGACCACTATTGCTACGTGCTCTAAACCAGCTGCCGCCCCAGTTTGTACCAGTTAGCGTACATAGGTCTCCCGTACGACTTGTACCATCGTTGTTTGGAACGCTAATAACAACAAAGTTCAACTGTCCACCGGCGTTAAAAAAGTAACGTGCAGCATCACCACTAGTAAATGCCACTGTGCGAGTCATTGTAAATGTTTTTGCCGCGTTGTCGTTGGTGTTACCTTGTGTAAAGTTAGGGCTAAATGTAGCACCAGTTGTTGTTGAGCCTTGTGTGCCGTTAAACAACAAACGGTTTGTATATGCTGTACCGATAGCGGTTGATAACGAGCTTAAATAGTTAATTTGTGCCCCAGGCAATACTGGATTAAGACCAGCTGTTACACCGCTTTGGTGTACATTTACGCTGTTTAATGTATTAATCATTTGTGCCCACTGTGCGGCAGTTACCATACCGGCTTGGCTAACAGTTGGAATTGCAGTCTGGCCATATCCGCTATCGCCGGATCCAGTGCTCCAAACCTTGTTCAATTGATTTGTACCGTTTAAAAAGTTATTGTAATCTGCAGCATCAATTATGCCACCTGATGAGTACGCCATGTTTTATGTTCCTATTATGAATTTATCTTAACGATAGCTTCAATTAATTGTTCGCCTTCGTCTGTCTTGTTTACTAATGAACGTCCAATTACGTTCCACGGTGTGATTTCTGAGTGGTTGCCTGATCTGGCCAAGCCATTTCCGGCGCTTACTAATCGATCACCTTTAGTAATTAACCCAACTGCTCTTACTGGCACACGACCGCTCATTGCGATTGGTGGATGTGTTTCGTTATTTCCGGCTGATGAGTTCATTAAGTAGGCTGCATTAGTACTTATGACGCCAAAAACTTTTTCGCTTAATTCAGCTACCACTTTGGTAATTTCGTTAACGCCGCCCATTTCTACTACTGTACCTGCTGGGTACTCAGCATCTGCGTGGAAGCGTTCTGCTAAGTCAGCGTATTGTGCGTGTACCGCTGTACCATAAATGTTGTTAAACCACTGTGTAGTGCTACCAATATTTGCTGTTAAGTTAGCACTTGGCAAAATACTTGTTGTAACTGTTAGGTTACCTGTAGTAATATTACCACTTGGAATAACAATACTGTTGAATGTGCCTATTGTGCCACGAACATTACCTGCTGTTAAGCTACCTAGCTGGGCAGTATTACCATAAATTGTACCCCAATATGCGCCAGGTTGTCCTAAATTAATAACAGCGTTTGCCGCTGGAACTGCTACGTTACTAACTGTAACAGTTGTAAAGCCTCCTGTGGCTGGTATTGCGTTACCAACTGGTGTATTATTCAACGAACTAAATGTAATTGTACCACCAATGGTAGCAATTTCAGCTCCGTTGTACGTTGCAAATCCTGATAAAGCAGTAATACCGTTGGTATTTAAATTTACAATGTTACCAATCGATGTAATATTTGGCTGAGCCGCAGTTAATATTGTTCCTGTGTAGCCCGATGTTGCTAAGAATCCAGCTCCTGTTACGCTACCAGCATTGATAATAGTAGCACTAACGTTACCAATTAAGTTACCATTAAATCCTGAACTAGCGTTGTATGATGTACCAGTGAATACTGTACCAGTTACAGCCGAACTAGTCAGACTAGCTACAGCGATACCACCGGAACTGTCTCTTTGTACTAGTGTGTTTGGACTAGCGGCAGTATCTTGTGAACTCAATGCCAACGACGGGCTTGCTGTTGTGCTAAAGTTTAATCCGGCTTTAATAACAGAGAAACCAGCTAAAGCTGACGCAAAAATCTCTTTGGAAAAGATTGCGTAGATGATACCGTTGATAATAAACTGGATAACAATGTGATTACCACCCGACGTATCTGTCATAATTGCCGGAACAGATCCAGTATTACCTGTAGCTGGGGTAGCCTGTGGGCCAATTGTAACCCAACTTGTACCAGAGTATACTTTTAATTGGCTATTTGTTGTATCAAACCATAAGTCGCCACCAAGTGTACTTAAATCGCCAGGTGGGCTTGAATACGGACTGGATGTAGCACCAGTTGAAATTTTCCAGCTGGAGCCAGAATATACTTTTAAAATGTTATTTGTTGTGTCCCACCATAGCTGACCTTTTAATGGGTTAGCTGGGCTAGTATTGTTAGCAAAATTCTCTAACAAATATATGAAGTTTTCGTTTAAGAAAGTACCATAATTAGCATAGTTTTTACCAATTAACGTTAGACTAGTATGTGTGTTATCATAGTTACCGTCAGACAGTCCCCCTACAATTAAGGGTTGTCCGTTAGTTAGGTTAAGATTATACGCCATTTAGATATCCTTTGAGCTCTTTGTGTATTTATACGTGTTCTTTAGTACATTTTCTGAATATAACAAAGGGCATAGTACGGCGGACGATTTTCGTGTGGTTGCCCGCCACCTGTTGTTCCTGTTGTATCAGATATATTCATACTGTGAATGTGATTGCTTGCGGCTACTACACTGGTAGATACGCCGATTCCGGTTGTTGACGCATTAATAGTTGCTCCGCCCCAGCCAGTTGCTACAGTATACGGTCCTGTGTATGCCGCGCCGGCTGTAGTAATAACAGAGCCATTTGTTCCGTGTGAGTGTCCCGAATCAGCCACAGTTGATGTTGCTGAGTGAGTGTGTGTTCCACCAGGATTAGTATTAGCAACAATGGTTATTGGATGGATATGCGGAGGAAGTTGCGTTGTACTTAAAGTTACATTGTTGTTTCCGCCTGTTGCTCCAACGGTGTAACTTGATCCTGCGCCAACAATAAATTTATCAGTTAAATTTGGGGTTCCGTTACTGCCATCACATAATTGCCAGCCTGTAGGAATAGTATTAGTGGTATTATTCCACATCCAAATAACACCTGCCGGTACTACGCTTTGTACAAAAGCTGTAGTGGCTACGTTGGCAGTATTGTCGTTGTATGGTTGTGTTGTTGCAACTGTTTGTGTTAACGATACTCTACTGATATTTCCGCCTGTGATAACAGCGGTAGTAATATTAGCAGTAGTAATATTGGCAACTGTGGCTGCGATTGTTGGAGTAGTAATTTGTGTTGCTGTAATAGATACGCCAGACAGTTGACCAGCTGTTATAACAGCATTGGCTGAGCTAAAATTATTAATAACTCCCAATGTAGCGTATACATTCGAAAGGTTTGTTAGGTAGCCACCGGCTATTGCTACATTACCTGAGCTAAAATTTGTAGCAACTTCTGTTGTAACTGTTGAGTTAGTGATATTACTATTACCAGCTGTGATATTTGCTACACGACTAATATAACCGCCTGAAATAACCGCGTTACCTGTATTTAAATTGCCAAGTTGAACCGAATCGGCAGTTAGTCGGGATACATTTAATGTACCACCTGACACTAAAATGTTACTAGAGCTGATGTTATTAAAGTAGGCTTCTTGAGCATAAACACCAGAAACAGATTTAATAAAGCCGCCTGTAATTGCCACGTTACCTGTTTGTAAATTGGTAGTGGTTAAATTAGTAATTGCAGCATTAATGCTTGTTAAATTACCGTTGACATTACCAGTTACGCTACCGACGAATGATGCGTCAGTGCCGGTAGTACCACTATCTAATATTTTAATTCCATTAGCATATATGTCTCCATAATATGCTGTATCATTTAGTCCAGTGCCAACTTGTAGTACTCGGGTTACGCCGTCTTTGGTATAAACATCACCTAATAAACTTCCTGCTACATTACCCAATAGGTTAGAATTTAACCTTGTGCCATTGTTAGCAATATTACTGTTTAATGTTAAACCCGGATAAATGGTACTGAATCCGTCCATTGCCGGACTTGGTAAGAAAGGACCGTCGGCACTAAAAGTACCGTAGGTTACATTGCCAAATTGTATTTTAAATATTCTATGTGTTAAACTTGAGGTAGAGCCGTCACCCACAGTAGTCGGAAGTAATCCGCTAACACCTTGCTCGCGTGTGTACTGTGGTCCAATAAATTCCCATTTGCTGTTATTATATAGATAAATTTGGTTGGTACTGGTATTAAACCACATGTCGCCGTCTTTTGCAGCAATAGGCTGTGTACCGGAATTTGTTACCCCTGACACAGGCACATATCCTGCGTCCGATGTAAACACTTTTAAAATCTTATTAAACTTGTCAAACCACAACTGACCTTCGGTGTTTGTGCCAACTGGTGCTGTGTTGGCTGCAAAGTTTTCTAATAGATATAATAAATTCTCATTAAGATAACGTCCGTATCCAACGTAGTTAGGCCCAGGCAACTTCAAACTGGTTGAGGTATCTAAAAAACCATCACTGATTGTGGTTTGTACTGTTCCGTCACTTTTGTATATTGTATACGACATATTTTTATTCTCTTTATACTATACTTATCTAAAACTACCAATAATTACTGTGCGCTGGTCCATGCGGCATAACATTCCCCTAGCACTGAGCACTCGTGCCCGCCGTGTAGAATGTAATTAATTAAGGGAATATTAGGAAGTATTTTGCTAAAAATGTCAATATTTTCTGTCAAAATAGCAAACAGAGCCTCTTGCTCTTCTTTGGTTAATGCGTTAACTGTATTAGTTAATTGATCTGCTGTATACATGTTCTTTCTTTCCTTCAAATAATCTTCCCAGCTCTGCTACTATTTTAAACATAATAAAAATAGCAATTAGACCCAGGCCTTTAATAAATCCAGCTGGCTTTTTACTTGGGCCAAATATTCTTTGCCAGACGCCCACTGCTTTACAAATAGGAATGCCTGCGGTTGTAATCCAACGCCCAGTTAAACTACCGGTACTGTGTTTGCCCATCTTAAATGCCATTTCTTCTGCCCAGGGCGTAGCAATATCAACTGCCCAACCAATGGACCAACGTTTTGCAGCTACACTAAATTCTTCGTCCGACATCCATGGCATCATTTTTGGGCCACTGCCACTCATCCAATCCACTACTATTTCAGCCCACGCACGGTAACCGTTATAGATGTCTGGGCGAATCTTAACTAATTCCGCACCAAATGCTTGGTCTGCTAGATATATTTCTTCGCTCATTAGCCCTAGTTCGTATAACTTGGTACAGATAATCTTACCTCCACCTCCACCGCCTGCGGACCCGGTAGGGCCACTGGTAGGAATTACTGCCGGCACTGGTTGCCCAACTGACGCTGGCATTTGACTTGGCAGATCTACTTCATCCCCCCATACAAATGCTATTATCCCGTCGCCGCCGGCTCCACCTGCCCAGTTTAAAGGATCTGTACGGTCTGGGCTACTTGCGCCACCGCCACCGGAAGCAACACCACCGGGGGTACCTGTAGGAGCTCCGGCGCTACTTGTTCCGCCTAGCCCAAATGGACTGTTGCCACCAGCGCCACCGTAGTTAGTAGAGCCGTCATTGTTACCGTCACTGCCTGCGGCTCCTGCTTCTCCGTTCGGGGTTCCACCTGCTCCACCACCTGCCATGTTTCTCTCCTGTTACTCGTTGGGTTTAACTGAATTGTAAATATCCACAATAGGATGAACTACATCAGTTGAACCGCCAGTTAAAATAAGTTGTATTAAGGGCATGTTTGGCATTACCTTATTAAACAATTCAGCATTGTTATGTACTATTGTAAATAGCCTTGCCTGTTGTTCTTCGGTTAGCCCGTCGATTGCCCTATTTAATGTGCTTATGCTGTGCATTTTGTTTCCTTTTTGCCTTCAATTAATCTTCCAAGTTCAGCAACACCTTTGAACATAATAAAAATACCAATTAAAGATAGCCCTTTAATAAATCCAGCTGGCTTTTTACTTGGGCCAAATATTCTTTGCCAGACGCCCACTGCTTTACAAATAGGAATGCCTGCGGCAGTGATCATACAACCAGTTAAACTACCCTCAGACTTTTTGCCCATTTTAAAAGCCATTTCTTCTGCCCACGGAGTAGCAATATCTTGGGCCCAGCTTATTGACCACTTCTTAGCGGCAACGCTAAATTCTTCGTCCGACATCCATGGCATCATTTTTGGGCCACTGCCACTCATCCAGTCCACTACTATTTCAGCCCAAGCTCTATATCCGTTATAGATGTCTGGGCGTATTTGAACAAGCTGTGCCCCAAATGCTTGGTCTGCTAGATATATTTCTTTGCTCATTAGCCCTAGTTCGTATAACTTGGTACAGATAATCTTACCTCCACCTCCGCCTCCACTATCGCTACTAGCTCCGCCAGCGCCACCATCGCCACCAGTGGCTATTAATGCGCCTTTAATTCCACTTAGTGATGTTGTTCCACCGCCGGCCCCAGCTGGAGCATTGGTAGTTCTTCCCACATAAGGTGCGCCATCGCCACCTTTACCAACTTGTATTGTTAAAACTTCAAGAGGCACAACCGGGAACGATTGGTTCAATTGATAACCACCGCCACCTCCTCCTCCGCCTGCAGAGCCCACACCAACTTCTTCACCGCCACCACCGCCACCACCGGCTCCGCCAATATCAACGGTTAAATTATAAATTCCCGGGGGTACAGTAAACGTAAATGAGCCAGACTGGTCTGCCAGATAAAAACCTGAGCTTGGGAAGAATTTTTCCCACTTGCCGTTTTGATGGTAAAAGCCTTTGAGCAAAGGTGAATAAGTACCACCGTGGTTTGTTACTGCCTTATGACTAATACTACTATCTTCTCTAAATTTATATTTGCTATATATAGACAATAATAAAACTGTTTCTGTTCCGGTTAATGCGGATATGTTTGTGTCAGCAGATTGGACAGTTGATAAAACATAACGAGGTAATGTAAATGGCCCAGTATATACAGCTTTTCGTACAATTCGTAGACTTGTCATATACATTTGTGTAAATTTAGTTTTTGTTCTATCAGTGCCAATATACATTACAGTATCTGTGGTAGGAGCAAAGCCATATGCTGTATTGGACGCAGTTGATGAATCCAATGCTCCATTTACATACCAATAAAGTGTACCACCCTGACGAACTAAAGCTACATGTTTCCATGTATTCATATTAAATGTAGTCTGCGTAGTTAATTGTGCTACCGCATGAGTTCCAGATCGACCTTCAAACATGAGTTTAGCAGTAGCAAGACTCCATTTAATTCTCCATCCGCCGGCTAATGCTTGCCCGTCAGTAAAATCAATTACACCCGCGTCTGCTTGAAATCCCAGTGGGTTAAAATAAAACTCTATAGTAAAATCATCTGGATTAAGTCCAGTTGCAAAATCAGCACTATACGGTGTAGTTAAATATGCCGTGGCTCCGTTAAAGGACATACTGGCATTGCCCACTGGCATTGTATCTGTTGTTGTTGGTTTATTATTATAGGTAAAATTAACAGAGCCAAACGCTGTTTCGTGTGTGGTTATTGGTACTTTAAATGCGCTTGAATCTGTAAGCCAAGTATCTGCTGTATGCGAGTTTAACAATAATCTTGTCTTGGATCCATCTAAAGCAATAACGTTGTAGGCGTTTGGTTGTACTGTTTTTAATGGCATTGCTGGAACAGTAAAAGGTCCAGTGTATACCGGAGTACCGACTGTAACTCGATAGTTACAAACGTTTCCTAAAAACTGAGAACCATTAAGGTTCGCTTGACTTTGACCAATACGTATTATGGAGTCGCCAGAAATATCTTTTGAATTTTGTAATGTGGCTGTTTCAGCAATGCCGTTAATGTACATTGTAATAATGCCATTGTAGCGTACTACTGCCAGGTGTGTCCATGTTTCGTACTGTATGTTTGAGTAGCTGTTAAATACGCCACCGTTACCAGTAACAACTGATACTTTTTGTAAAGCACTAGATCTGTTTAAGGCAATTTCAAAAAAATCTTCTGACTGTATATAGGAATCTAAGTTAGAAAAAAGTGTTTGACCAACGTTAGTAGTTTGTTTTAGCCAGTACCAAGTTTCAATACAGAAATCATCTGTGCCAAGCATTATAGAACCATGCGGTGCTGTTAAGTACCCGCCGCTGAATTCGATGCTTCCGTTGGTGCTGATTGTAGGCACGTGTCCATCATATGAAACACTACCGCCGGAATTAATGTAAGGGGAATTAACTGGGTGCCAGCCGGTTCCCTTAGGTCCCGGGCCAAAGTCCGGGCGTTTGATCCATATTGCTCTATCTACTGTTGACATCTATTAACCTATCACAAACCAGAAGTCGCCATCGTCTCCTCCGGTCGGTTGGCTAGTAGATACCACGTACTTACTGCCCATCCAAGTTGCCCGAGAGCTTGTTATCTCCGATTGTACATACTGTGTGGTTGCTATTTTTTGACTATTATCGGCACTAGCCGGAGTTGGCGCAGTCGGAACCCCAGTGAATACCGGAGTATCTTTTGGGGCCAACGGTGCTACTGCTACAGCTAACGCATTTTCTAATACACTTTTTATATTAGTTATTTTAGCATTATAATCTGTGTATAATAAATTAGCAGTTGTGTCAACATACATGGTTGTTGATATTGTGCCGCTATAATCGCCAATGCCTCTGTAGGCAATGTCTGGGCCGAGATATGCTATTTTTTCAATCCAGACAGCAGGTTGTATCAGTTGTCCATTTATTTCAATCAAACTGGACTGGAATGGTTGTATGCCTGTTGTTATACTACCACTGGTTATTGTAACATTAACAACGTTACCTCTTACATTTGCATCATGTACTTGTAAATTTGCCAAGGTAACTAATGTATGAGAATCAAGTTGGCTAATGATGTCGCCGTATTTAACGCCAATGTTATCGCTTAAAGATATTTGGTACGGATTTAATCCGGGCCCAAGACTTCTAAAATACGTTAAAAGTTTTTCTACAGGAGGTACAACTGGATTTCCAGTGAACGTTGGGCTGTTGATATTTGCCTTGGTAGCTGTTATGTTGCTTAGTGTTCCAATGTTGCCTGTAAGAACACCTAAGTTAGAATTAATTATACCAACGTTTGATAAAAACGCTGTATTAAGATTATTTACAGTACTATTAATTCCATTGACAGCTTGGTTTAAGTTTGCGTTGGTTGCGTTAACTACCACAACAATGTTTGATTGATAATCAATTAAAACTTGATCAACGTCTGCTTTAATTTGCCCTTCAAGTTCTTGTATATAATCTACAGTAGCATTAACTGTTTGATCTACATAGCCTTTATTAGCAATATCTGCGTCGGCTACAGGACTGTGAGCGACTCTAGCAATTCCGGTTGCGCCATTGATGTTTAATGCTCGCTGATTGCCTACATATAGATCAATATTACCACCGCGAGTATTCTTTACAAGTAAATTATTATTGTTAACAAAAACGTTTGCGGTATTATTACCGATTACAATGTTTCCGTTAAAGAAATTATTCTGGTTAAATTGATTATCTATATCAAGTCTTGAGAAGACGTTGGCATATAAACTACCAACACGAATACTGTTATTTGCTGTACCATTTAAGATTGATACATTAGATAAATTTATTCCCCGACGTAAAATAACTTCAAATCCCGGAATAGGGCTCTGCGGGATAAATTCATTGCCGCAAGTAATAGATACTAAAGCATTACTAACGTAGTTATTAATAACAGTTTGAACGTTGCCAAAGTTGTCGGTAATTGATTCTACTATGGCACCTGTTTTGCCCTGTGTTGTTGAATATGCTGGCCCAATTAATAACCATTCAGTACCCGACCATACACTCAATTGATTATTGTTGGTATTCCACCATTGGTCGCCAATTCTTGTGGTTGTTGGCGCTGTACTCGAAACAGCACGTTGACTTACTGCTACAAACGATGAACCATTGAAAACTTTTAATAACTGGTTACCGGTGTCCCACCATAGTGTTCCAATAATTGGATTAAATCCAACACTTTGCCCTGGCGGTATTGGTGCTGCAAAATTTTCCAATAAACGTACAAAGTTTTCATTTTGTATTTCGCCGTAGCTGGTAAAGTTACGCCCGATTAAGGTAAGACCTGTATCGGTGTTTGTTGTTCCGTCTAGTAGTGTTGCTAGAACGTTGCCATCAGTTTTATTAACAATGTAACTCATAATTTATTATCCTGTTGATGTCAAGTTAGTTAATGTTTGAATACGTACAGTATAATCAATTTGAATTAGTCGATTTAATGCTTTTTGTACTGGGTGAAAAACCACGTGTGTTAGTAGTAATCCAGTTGACAATAGTCCGCTTGTACCGTCGCTACTGCGACCTCGCAAGCCTAGTTCATCAAAAACATATTCACCGTTTAAGTCTTGACTATTATCAAATAATTGTTGTCCGTTTGGTTCGCCGTAGTCTAGTAGACAACTTACCAAAATGTCAGTATAGACTTTACCCGGAACGTGGCTAATTGTCATACTATTGTTTAAAGGGTCTGTGTTTAATGCCGAAGTGTTATCAACAATTTTACTGTAAGTTGGATTATATAAATTACTATTTTGTCCTACAGTATTTGTAGGCAAATATGTAATAATACCGGTGGTATCTACGCTTGTGCCACCGTTACCAAAATTCATTTCATAGATAAAGTTTTGACTTTTGTTGCCAATACTGTTGGCCAAAGCCACGGAAAAGTTTTCATAGTGGATAGCGTTGGATTTGTTGATATAAACTTCACCAGATTCTGGATCAAAGATCTTGATATGGCCGCGGATATAAATTCCACTGGATTCGTCTGGTTGTTTTTCTGTATTTTCCACTGCTTTTTCCTCTAAATTGTTGTCTTCTGACATCGATGTATCAGTATTTATCATGGCGTATACCCTCTACTTGCTAATAGGAATCTTGCTTGATCGGTGGTGCTATTAATTAAGCCGTAGCCGTTGCTTGGACGACCATACGCTGAGCTATACCAAACTTTTGTTTTTTCCAGTATCGATTTAGCAGGAATTTGTTTTGTCCCGGCCCCAGTTAAGAACTGTGAATTTGCGTATTCTGGGATTCCGCGGAAGTTTCCGAGTATAAAGGCGTTTAATACATAACTCTGGGAATTGATGCCCTGAATAAAAAGTGTTCCTGTTGTGTTATCAAATCCTTCAACGTCAAATCCGTTTGGTCCATCAAACACTTCTGGTAAACTAGCCACGGATCCTGTTAATAGTATAACTGCCAATGACTTAGAATTTACAACAGATTCTAGGACACGCATAGTTAATGTAACAGTAGTACCGGTAGTATCATATTGTGTAACAATGTCTCCAATGTTTGCTGTAATTCCTTTGGTCAACTGTAGTCCGTAACTAACACTATTAGTTATTGTAAAATTAGTATCGTGTACTAATTCTTCTGTATTAATGCCCGTGCCCGGTACTTGTTGCTGTACGCTTGAATCAACAACACGAGTACCAGACAAATATACGTCCGATGCTATTGCTGTTCCGTCAACACCGCGACGCAATTGACCAAGACTGTTTCTGTTAATAGTAGTTACATTGGCAACAATATTAGCAAAATAACGACTGAATACGTTACCTGTTGTCAAGTAAACATTGCTGTTATAAGATAACAATGTTTGTGTTGGGTATACTACGTTAGCCACCCACGGTGTAGGCATTTCTAACGCATAGTTTCTGTAATAAACAATTTTTTCACCATTAATAAACACTACACCGGGAATACCAAGTGTTCTATTTGGCAATGGTAATACAGTGGCATCAGCAACTTGAATATTAGAATCTGTTAAACGTAATGGTGATGTTAATACTGTTGTATTTGCACTAGTGACACGATAAAACGTTTTGTCCTGATTCATATTATCAAACACTCTAAATGCCAAATTGTTTGTATCAAATACTGTCATATTCAAGGTATCGTACATACGTCCAGGAATTAATTCTTCCGGAGCATAAGTCACAACATTGTCAAAATACTCGCCGCCAAGTACACCAATGTCACTTGGGTCAACACCAAAGTCGGTGCTGTAATTACTTGTAACAATGGCGTCAAACGTACCAGTTACAAAACTATTACCTTCTAATAGATGCGGTCTTTCAATTCCTCTTTGTGTTGCTGCCAAGTTTACATTACCGCTATATGATGCGATACGATCGTTAGCATTACTAAATTCTTTTGTTGATATCGAATGTACGTTAGACACCGGCAATGCTAGATTAGCAGGAATAGTATAGTTACTGGTAATTTGAAGCATACTAGTATCGTTTAACACAATAACAGAGTTAAGCGGTAATATATCGCCCACGTTAACTGATGTAATATTACTCCAAAATACAAATGTGTTTGAAGTAGTGTACGTAGTACGGTCAAATTTCATATTAGTTTTAATACTTCTAACTAAATTATGACCTTTGTTGTTGTTGTCAAATACGTTCTTTAGTAACGCCCTGCCAATAGCACCTGTGCCCATACCTCTAAACTCTATTGTTGGGGGTACTGTGTATCCCAAGCCCGGGTTTGTAATTATTACTCGGCTTACTCCGCCCTTGCCATCAACTATAGCATATCCTGCGGCACCTGTGCCATCGCCGCCGCGTATGATAACATCAGGCGCAGTTTTAAATCCTGTGCCGGGGTTTTCAACTTCGACGTCAACAACAGAATATTTGTAGTTTGCGTACCATTGGCTATTGACTCCTGATTGCCATTTAGCAATATCGTACGGTTGTGTTCCTGTTGGGCTACGGTAAACATTTAAATTACCTTCCCAGTATGGCGGAATATCAAAGTCTGTGATGTCGCTGTCGTACGTGTCGTTGCCAATGTAGTTAACAACATACTCACGAAGTGTAGTGCGATATGGCTTAACTTCATTGATATAATCTAAATAATAATTTTGGTTGTCCGCAACATAACTTGAAAATTGTTCAAGTTTTCTAATGTATTGTTTAGCACTTAAGAAACTTGTTTTAAACGCCCACTCAATGTTTTGTTGTTCGGTTAAAGCGTACTTGATCATTGAGAAGAATACACGATTATAATCATTGGCCAAATCATCTATTAATACTTCATTTTGTATAGCAGTTAATATTTGACGCAATTCTGTAGCAGGAATTGGTGTAGTGTTGATCTGTATAGTTCCATTCTCTATACCAACTAAGTTTAATTCTAAATTGTCATCAATATAATAGACCTCAAAGCCCCTGTTGCCAGCGTTTAATACTTTGATGTGTGTTCTGGGTACTAATTTTTGTTTTCCTAGCTCTAGTGTATTGTTTACAATTACGTCAGGAACGTTTGTAGAATTATAACTAGAATCATACCAATCGGTGTAACTCCAATATAAACTAGTCTTAAACGACTGTGCTCTAACAAGAGTAAATACGCCTACACTATTGTTTATGTTGGTCAATTGATAAATTGCCCATTTATTATTTTGTGTAATATCGTCGGTTACAAGAACATTAGTAGACCCAACTGTTAACATTGTTGGGTCAAGATAATATAACTCATCAACTGTTGATACTGAAAGATCATACGCACCAGAATTTGCAGCTGGGATCGATTCGTTACTTTTTAATGTAGTTAATACCTTACGTGCTACAATTGGGTATGCCAATAGTATTGGATTGATAATGCTTAGGTAATTGTCCAACGCCTGCTGAGCGTAAACAAACATAGTTTGTCTTGGGCTCCCTTTAATAAGACCAGCTATACCGTATTTTTGGCTAACTGGTAAATTAACGTCCGGTACTTGATTCCCAGCGCGGTCAACTCCCGACAGGCTATCAATGAATTTATTAAGAATAGCGGCAGGTATTCCGCTGTCTGGGTTGCCCTCTTGTACTAGAGCATATTCACTATGTACCTCTCCGGCATCAACGGTGCGACTACCAATGTGCAATACTGTATTAGTTCCCGATAAAAGAGAACCAACATTCTGTAATGTTATTGTAGTCGATGACAATATAGTAGCATAAGGAATACCCTGACTTTGCGGACTACTAATAATATTAGTAATACTGATTACGCTATTTTCTTTTCCGTCTGCAACTATATCAAGGCCTTTGACCCAGTAATAATACTTAACTTTAACATTTCCAATAGTATCTACATAACCATATGTAGAATATGCGCTGTCGTCTTCGTGTAATGGTGTTCCGCGATTTCCAGAATCTTTATATTTGCTTGGTAATACTGTACTTTCTGTCCACTGGTATACATCAATACTTGACCCCGGGAATTGTTCTCCCCAGTGATTTAATCTATAAATTAAACTGTCTTGTTCGTAGTCAATATAACGAACTGTATCTAAGTTCCACCATATTTGACCAACTTGTCTAGGACCCCAGGCCATTTCAGCATGTAATTGTACCGTTCCGTTACTGTATAATGCTGGATCTTTAGTAGTTTTAAAATCAATATCCTTGTCGGCGGTATTTAATATTTTGCCTTTATTAGGATCAACAAAATCTAGAGCCGCTAATATGTTATTAGTATTTTTATTATACATAAACGTACGACTAACATTGTTAATATCAACTTTCAGCAACTGGCTTCTTGTTAATGTCCATACTGTTGACCCACGAGGATTTTTAAATATGTGCGCCGACTTTCCGCCAGGCGAACCTAACACAATCACGTTACGAGTAACGTCTATAGACGAACCAAATCTATCCCATGAATGTACTTGTGTTTCCAAGTCCTGTACGTAGGTGTAAATTCCTGCTGTATTGCTTACTTGATCAATCTGTGGTTCAAATATGTACGCGGCCCCAGCATTGATAATCTTATCAACAAATAATGTTAATCCACTGTCGATAACTGTTTCTGTGCCAAATTGGTCAAACGTAGTTGGTTCTTTGCTTGGAGCGCCTTCTGCCCCAATAGCCAATACTTTAGCATCGGCAGACACACTAATTGTTGAACCAAATGCGCCGCCTTGACGATCAGGGTGAATCAATGCTTCATTAAATGCGTAATATCCATTTGTTAATGTGTAGCGTTCTACTAGACCGTTTTGTGCTCCGCTGGCTATTGACCCCGGAATACCAATGAACAAGTTTCCGCCAGTGCCGTCAATGTCCAAGTCAGCACCAAAATGGGAGTATTTGTTTTTTTGCTGGCTGTATAGTACATTACCTTGTGTAATTACATTGGCATTGGCCGATCTCGTGTATACATAAGCAAGACCGTTCTGTGTCACTGTGTCATCGGCTTCGGGAGCAGATATGAAAACAGTTGTACCATTGGCGTTAGTTTTAACTACATTACCAAACGACGTTGTGCCAACATTGCTACAGGTTTGTACATAAACATTATTTTTAAATTGATACGTAGTTACTCGATTATTGCCGCCGACATATAACCAATTGGTATCTGCGCTTAAGGCAATGCTTGTTACACGGCTAAATGTATTTGTTTGTAACTGTGTAATTGCGCCATTAACGTGTCGGTAAACATGAATATGATTTTCCGATCCAACAACAAGAACGTTGCCCTTTGATTCAATTACTGATCCAAATTTTGGTTTTGCGTTGGGGTCGGTAATTGTAACATTGGCCTGATAATTTCCGCCAACGTTAGCAAATATTTGTACTTGTGCGGCACCCGGATTACCAACATAAATGTATTGGCTATTGCTACTGATGCGTGTGCTTGTGCCAAATTTACTATTGGCTGTTATTGTGTTTGCTGTAATTTTTACTGCGGCATTGCTCAACCAGGGCTTACGGAACGTGTATACTCCCCAACCGTTGGGGGTGGCGTTATTTACCCACACTCGATCCCCGTCAATCCAGTCTGTTTGCGGAGTAATTGAATCAATTTCTGATAGGCTATCAATGACCATTGGTCCAAGACTATACACTATGCCCTGAGATTTAATCGGGCTTGCTCCAATTAAATAACGTAACTTAGTAAACTCACCAGTAATTCTAATTGTTACCTGTGTAGAATTTACCACGCGAATAACTTTATATAATCCGTTATAGTCATTAAATGGCGATTGAAACTGCCCAAGTATAAATAAATCTCCCTCGTTGAACGGATGACGATAATCAAATGTTATTGTAGCAAGGTCGTCTAAAGAATAAGATAACGTTGTTGCTGTTAATCCAGTCTCATTGACACGGAATACATTCCAGTGGTTGTTGCCATCTTTTGTTGTCCAAATTCTGTGACCTCTACCAACATTAAGAATTGTTTCTGGTGTAGTAGTGGTAATATCAAATATTTGTGTTTCTACATCGTCGACGTTTACATAACCAGCATTGGGTAAATCGCCGGGGTAATCGCTGTCTGTTCTATTTTGATACAAACTTGTTATAGTAAAGTCATTGGCGTTATAGATGTTTCCACCGGACACACCAACAATAACATTGGAATTATTATATGTTTCAGTTAAATTTAATGTTAACGGGGTATTAATAAATTCACTTTGATTTAAAATAAATTCAACAAATTGATTGTTGCTTAAATCTCCGTAACGCCCGACCTGGAACGCCCACTCCTCGTATGTGTCAATGTTACCTTGTACGTTATCAAACGATCCTTTAGTTAATGCGTTAATAGCATTGATTGTACCTTTTTGTTTAATGTAACCTTGATAGAATTTTGTTTGGTTTGGGATCGTAATTCCCAAATTGCTTAGATACGGGCGTTGGCGGAAGCCTATTAGTCCCGAGCTGAATAACTGTAAATCTTCTTCGGCAGGAGGACTATCTACGTCGTAGAATTGTAAGAATTTTTGTGCGTTGTGTCCAAGACTCGGTAATAGTCCTTGTTTTATATTTTCTGCTGGTATCAGCGTCCATTTACCAAGATCAAAAGTAGTTGCTGCCGGAATGTCTGCTTTGGCAGCATAATATGAACTATTAAAAGTAACAAGGTCACCGGTTAAATAATCTTTGTCTACAGACCAATCGTTAATGTCTGGATCACTGTAAATATAACCTGTGGCAGAGAACGATCCGTTCCAACTACCGGTTCGTGAGCCGTTTAATTTTAAACGATATTGTCTATTTCCTAAATGCGGAAGATATATAATATCGTTAAAATCTGTAACATTATCAAATACCAATACATGCTCTGTCTGAACCAAATTTAGCCTAGCAAAACAAATCATTGATCCGTTAACTGTTGTAATTTTTGTATTGTTAACGTCCTCGGCTGTTTCTCGTAGAATATTAAATTCGTTGGACTTGATTGGAAGATAATTTTGATTTAATATTTTACTTCCATTTACAGTATTTTCAATTTCGCCAACTGTTGTAAGTATGCTTTTTATTGTCAACTGTGTAGATGTTGGATTTAAAATAATAAGAGCACCCTCTACCCAGCCTTGTTGACTCCAGTATAGAAACTCCTTGGCACTCAATGACCAATCGCGAATTTCTCCTAGGTCCGAATCAATTTGTTCAAAATAAAATCCAAGATTTTTTAAATAACGTTCATATCCAATCAAGAAACTCACAGTCTGTTGTATACTTGTAAATTCAGTTCCGTACGGAATTGTTACATAAGAACCGTTTGCGACTGATTTGTTATATAATTTTGCTACTTTATCATTTACTTTAATTGTTCTAAAATCGTTATTAGCCAAGTCCGGTAATACTGTAAAGAAGGGATTTGCCGTATCGTAGCCCGACACAGTATAACCGTTTGCTGTTCTTTCAACTATTACTGCGCTATATCCAACAGAAGTAGTAGGAACAGATTTATTCAAATATATTTTATAATTCTCGTCTGGAATTACAACGCTACTACTATTACTGTTTGGGCTGGTTTGTTCTGCTGTTACTGATATTAAGTTTTTGTCAGCAAAACCGCCCACCTTATAAGTTAAGTTTACGTCGAGTCCTTTTATAAAATTGTTAAATGTTTCAACCGGGTCAATGCCATAACTTTTAACATTGTCTGCTATCCAATTTAAATAACCACTAGAACGGCGCACGGCTCCAGACGTGGTATCTCCGTTGACTATTAGTAATGCCGGAGAAATTTTATTATTGTCAACATCACTAAATTGTCCCGTTGTGGGATTAACAAAAAATCTACTAGGATCAATTTGTGTAGCAAAGTATTCAGCAGGTTTTGCTGTTGCTAAAGCTAATTGTGCTACAAAAGGAAAATCACTGCTTCGGCGCCAGGCTGTTTCAACAGGACCGTGCTGACCAAACTGAAAATTGCTTGATGCTGTGGCCCCAATTGACGATCCTGTTAACGGAATTTGTGTCGGGTTTAATAAATTACCGGCGTTATCAACAGGTATAAAATTAGTCAGCCCCGGACGAGCAAAACGTTTGTCTATGTAAGGATCGCCAGAGTTCCATACATATCCAGTTTCTAAATCTTGCCACAGCGTTCCGTTGCCGCTTGTATACGGGGCTGGGCCATAACGGTCCTTCCACCAAGTTGGCATACTACCAAACCCTATCATTTCCCAAGGAGTTAAATTAGGTGTAACTGTATCAAACCAATGGTTATAAATTGATCTCCAGGACCCAGTTAAACCAGAGTTAGTAATAATATCCCGAACACTACCGTAATTCCATGTCCACGGATTGTTGGCATCAAACCAATTATTTGATGTGTAGTCGAGATTATTTTGGCCAATCCATTGTAAAAAATGTCTAGACAATAAATGTATATACGCATTATACGAATAATCGGTGGTTCTGAATTTACCAGGTACAAGATCATAAAAGTCAATCACGTTATTATTGTTATTAACTTTAATGTTGTTATAAATTCGTTTTTCTAGCTCAAGTAAATATTGATCTCTAAAATCCCCAAACGACGGAGTTAAACTACCATCGTGTCCGCGAATCATGTTAGTGGGCGTTTGATATGTATCGTCACGATATACTGTAGGTGTATACTTAGGAAATAATCCTAATTTAGTAGGTGTCTCTGGAATATAATTGCCATCTGTACTTGCGTAATCTTTAATAACAAGTTTGTCGCCGTAGTTAAATGGTTGACTGAAAATTACAGTAGGACTCAATTGACTAAATGTGTAATCAACGTCGGCAATTAACTGTTCTCCGTTGCGGTAGATTAAAACGGCCCTATTGCTTAACTGAGTATTATTAAAAATACCATTGATTTCATAATTGGTTTTTCGTTCGTCTAAGACCGTATAGTTAATAGTCGAATAATTTCCGCTATATGGTACCATATCCGAATAGTACCAAGGAAAGCTACTATTTTTAACAGCATTAATGTTTTGTAAGATTTTATCAACGCCGCTAATAGGATCGTTGTAATCAAGATCAGTTAGCGTATGACATAAAGATAAAAACTTATTTTTAAATCTTGCGTACTCTCTACGTGCTAGATTAATACCATCAGAAAAATTTAAAGTAGGATGATTTAAAAACGCCATGCCGTAGATAACCGGGGCACCATGTTGTACAAGAGTGCCGCCTTGTGCTTTTAAATAACTATCTTGTAGAGGTTTATTTCCACTGGTGTTTTCAATTAACTTATAATAATGGTTTCGTATCTGGCCAAGTGAAATAGATGTAATTTTTTCATTTAATGGATTTAAATCTAAATTGGTAGGTATCTGGTAGTAACCGTTGCCACTGGGCGAAGGAGTATTACTATAAACTAATACGTCAATTTTATCTCCAACTGTTGGCAATGTATTGAGACGTACAATATGGCGGCCAGCGCCATATTCCATTAATTTATACTCGGTAGTTGCTAATAATTTATTATTTAAATAGACCTTGATATAAGGAATTGTTGTCTGGCCGGTTGGCAATACATCAACCTGTACAAACGCATATTCTTTATCAACTTCATCTTTAATAATTAAACCGTTATATAGTTTTGTGAATACTTGATACTGTTGTGTTTTTTCTTTTCCAACAACCCAGTTATTAACTAGTGTTCCGTTCTTAGACAAATAACCACTGTTACAATTTATTGTTTCTTGTGTTAGATAATTTGTATAGGTAAATGAGTCGGTGTCGTAATAATTATCAAATACAATATCACCAATGCTGTTAAAGTTTTGATATTTTAATCTTAGATTAGTTAAAATACTATCATGTTTACCGGTACCCTCGGCATAACCAAAAAATCTTGTACCGGCAAATGTACTATTGGGATATACCGTTGTATCAGAAAAACTATATCCACTGGCATCTAATAGATCAAATAGCGGTGGTTGATTAACTGTTGTTTTGACCTGTGCTTGAATCCAATTGGTGCCATTATAATAAAAAGGTATACCTTTGTTATTGCCCTGGGTGGCCAATACATTTAAACCAGGTGTTGCTTTGATTCCAGTATCTATTAGTGTGATGAAATTACTGTTGTTAATTCTTTCAACAACAACTTTCCAAATTTTATCTCGTATATTAGTATCAAAGTCATTGGCAAAAATAACCAATTGCCCTTGGTTAGCTCCACTTAATGTTACGCCATTGACTGTTACTATGCCTTTTCCTTCGACGTCAACAAAGGCATCTCGTTGCGCTAAAAAGTCAACTATATCAACTATAATTAACTCTTGCTCTCCATAATTAAAAAGTTTTAAATCAGGCTCAAACTCAACGATAGGACGTCGGGCAGGTAGATTAGGACCGTAATCAATTTCTTTTTGTTTATACTTTGCTGTTGCTTCAATGGCACCTTTATGGAACCAACGATTGTATCTGCTCCATGTATTGCGATCTTTGCTACTGCGATTTATAGTAATATAGTCGGGAGTTGTATTAATATACGCACCAATTGGTTCAGTAATAACCAATTGATCAACTGGAGTCAGCGTAATACTGGTTCCAACCCCATCAACATAATATTCTCTATCGGCATAATCCCCGGGACTCACAAAGGAATCAAATTTAACTTTTAATCCGTTTGTAAATAAAATCCCATTGGGACTTTTATAACCGACGCTACCAATAATGTCTCTGTCAATGTTTATTGGTGTAGATTTATTATCAACAATTTTAATAACGCCGTTGAACCCGCCGTCGGTACCGTCTTGGTAGTACAGGTAATCTAGGTTAGATGTAATTTGCGGAACTTTTGCGTAACTATGATTGTTGTTTAACCAAAAATAATTACTTGCTCGTGTGCGGCCAGAACGAATGAATATTTTTTCTAATTTCTTAACTTCTGCCACAGGTCGAATCTGTATAATAAAATCGTTAATAACGGGCACTGGTACCAGTACAATTTCCCAGATGTTTGTTCTATTAATTAAAGGAGTACGAGGGTTGGCTTCAACTGGTATAATACTACCCGGAACAATTTCAGTTGTATTGGCCAGTAGGTAACTTTCCCAACCCGACGGTAGTGCCGGAGTAGTCCAAAAGCTACTGTCATGGTCGTTGTTTATAAATGCAAATGTTTTGCCAATTAACGAAGAATTAACACCATCTAACCCGCTTGGAAATTCTGTCAAGAAGTCACTTAAAAATCTATTTTGTATATCTGTATACTTAAATGTAACTGCCAAGTCAACAGTTGCGGGTGTTTTTCCGTCTGTTTTTTTGGCTATATTCATTTGTAAGAAAAAATTCTGTGCGCTTTCTAGCGGCACATTAAATCTTACTATTCCTGTTTCTGCTCCATTATTTTGTACGCCAAAAACTTCTCGTGTAGTAACTGTTGGTATTTCTGTTTCTACGCCGCTGGCACCGGGCTCTGTTTGAATCCAAAATTTGCTACCAGGTTGTCCTAATTTAAACTCGTATGTTCCGCCACGGGCCACAGTCAACTGAGGATTGGCGTGTGAACCCATGTCACTAAATGTATATCCACCCTCGTCTTTGTTTTTGGTCACTTCCCAAGTTGCTTGGTAAGGTGTTTGGTCAGCGTATACATTTACTGATTCGGGGCCGTTGGGTAACCAGTAGTAGTTGTAGTAATTTACAAATTTGTCGTAATTGAAACGGCCATCGTAATTGTAATATTCAGCACCAAACATACGCTGGTGATTACTGTTTGCAAATCCAGAGTTGTTAGTTATTCCTTGTAATAAATCAATGTAACTAGAAGTAAAATCAACTTGACTATTTTTATCTTTAGAAACAACGCTTGGCTCAAGTTGATAGCGTACACGATTTAATCCCAACTCAGGAATATAATTGTCACCTAACTTATATGTTGGCGCAAAGGTACGACCAATGTAGCCGTCAATGATTACATTCTTGGCATCAGCAGTTAATTGGTCTAAGGTAGCACTAAAGAATTTTTTATTAGCGTCTGAGCGAAATATCTCAGGTAAAAAATTGTTTGTATTGTTTACGGCCATTAGTTATCCTATCGCTGAGTTATTAATGGTGCGCCAAGATTAAGTTGCGACGCGGTAATTGCGCTAACAACTGTGATATCGTCAACTGTGGCTGCGGATGTAATAATTTCCCAGGGTTCAGAATTAATCTGGAAATAGTTACCAAATGGTGTGTTAGGGTTTTTAGGAACAATTAGAACACTAGCAACATTTGGTACCAACTGATTATGTAAGTATGCGGCTAATTCGCTAAAGTAAAAAGTGTCTCCAAAATTCCAGTTTGCTAGATCAAAGTATTTGTTAATGGCCACAATACATTGACTTTTAATTTCGTTAGATGTCATGCTAATCGCCGGGTTCATAACTACTTGAAATGTTGCTTGTAATTCCGGAACGGCCTTTTTGCCAAACAACGGTTTAAATCTTGCTGGACTGTATACTAGCGTATCGCTAATTGCTTTATAATCATTTAATGCGCTATAGGCAATTTCTAAACTACTGCTTGTAGGTGGCACAGGTGGTGTGTTTAAAGCACCGGTTAAGTCCTTTAGATAGTTAATGTAATTTGTAGCATAATCGCTAGTTAAAATATACACGTCAAGGATATTTACAGGAGTAGGATCAATTCTGTTACGTCCTGGAGCATTGTGTTGATACTGGAAATACAAATTATTTCTTGAGTGTGTGTTAGAAATTTTAGTGTACAGGTCAGGATCATCTGGTACACCTTCCATCTGTGTGGTAGGAAATGTAATTAGCACCCGAGAATCATCTACATATCCATCGTTGTCTGTTTTAACATTGTAAATTCTCCAAACAATGTCACTACCTAACGAATAGGTAGAATCGCAATGCGTATTAATTTTTAATACTTTAATAACATCGCCAATATTTTTTCCTGTCTTGGAATTAAACGCCTTAGAGTGTGGATCAAAATAAAATTTAGTATTAGCGGCACTGGCAAAAACATACTCTAATGTTTTATTACTAATAGTATATTGCCCTTGATCATAAGAGAATTTTAATAGCCAACTTGTATCTACACCAATTACCGATGGAGGGACATTTGCCCAGGTCATATTGACTTGATCGTAGGTCAGTCCAAATGTAACTTTGGCACGAATTTGATTAATAATTGTAGTAATTAACGTGTTAGTTAAGTTATTTTTATAAGGCGGAATTATTGTTGCTTTTCCGCCAAGTAATGTTGCTCCATCTGGGACAACAGAACCAAAATTAACCAAACTTGGAGTAGTGATATCATTGTTTGAAACAGTACTAGTCACCGAAGCATATACATTACCACTTGTTGTGGTAAATCTTAAACTTGCTCCGGCCGAAACATATTTCAAGTTGCCCGATACCCCTTCGCCCACTTGCTGTTTTAGATTAGCAACAGTTAACCATCCTGAGCTAGAATTAGTTGATGTTTCGTATTGATCAAACGTAACATTTGCTGTTATTCCAAAACGGTTGTAATTGGCATAGTAATAATTACGCATTTCAACGCTATCAATCATTGGAATAATATCATTGTAGACTGCGGTATAAATGTCGTTGGGGTTTGAAAAATCAAATGTTGTTGATTTAATAATTGTGTTAGAGAATATTTCTCCGTCTTCGCCGAGAATATTTGTGGTGCTATAAGTACCTGTTGGATCTAATGTGTCAAGATACATACTAACGCCAGAACTTGAACGATTAGTAGTTTTAATCTTTTGAATACTATTAAAAGTGGTCTGCGGAAATATATTATAATCCTCAGCAGTAATCATACGATTTTGTGTATAGTACTGTTGAGGAGCATTAGTTTTAATATCTGCTAATGTCTGTGTTGCGCTGGCGTTGGTAATGCTATACTTCAAGCTGGCCGTAACAGTTAATGTTTCGGCTGTATTTTTTGCACTGATGTACGGTAACGCAATAGTAACGCTGGCCATATCGTCGGGGCTAATAGAATAGCTTGTTCCGTTACTGGTACGGAAATAAAATACAAAAGATCCCTGCGGAATATTTGCAAAGGCTCCGTCGCCAAATACCAAGTTGACTTTGTCAGACACTTGTGAATTGATTTGGTATAAATTTTTATCGCTTGACTGATTGTAAATTACGTTAATGCCCGACACCGCAGGAACTTTATGCCATGCGGTAGATGGTGCTCCGCCTACATCTAAACTGTATAGCCACTGGTCGTCGTTGGTAATATTGGGTGTATTAACAAAGACTGAATTGTTTGGTGTGGCATTTAAGATATCAAATTGTGTAGCAACTAAACTTCCTTGTTTAATATATGTAAAGAATCCGGTATTGTTACTTCCGTTACCGTTATTGTCATTTCTATACAATAGATTAAACTTACCAGGGACCGTTGGATCGTCTTGATAAATGTATGTTTTACCGACTGTGGTTGCGCTAACTGCTTCAAAAGGAATTAAAGTACCTTGTACATTAACGTTGAATCCGGCAACTGGCAATGAATTTGTGTTTAATGCTACAGAATATTCATCTGTTTGTATGCTGTTTATTTTAGCTGAGTTTTTAGGTTTACCAATGGTTTGATTGGCCACTAAACTAGCATTGATAATTGTAGTAAATTGTTCTAACCAGTTTTCGTTAGTTAGATCGTTCCAATGAATAACATTATTTGATAAATTAATACCCGAACTGTCTGTTAAGATTTCGCTAGTTTTAACACTATCAATCTTTAGTAAGCCACTTGCGGCGGTAGTGCGCTGTGGATTGTAACTCAGCATACGTGCTAGTTTAAGAATACTGTCACGGCGCTGTGCGGTATCGATAAAGTTTTCTCGAGCATTTAAGTCGGCACGGAATGCTAGACTTTGTCCCAAAAAGGCAATCATGTCAATTAAAGCAATATACTCACTGCTTTCTAAATAGTCATTGAATGTTTCTGGATGATTTGTTTTTAGATAGCTGAGCATTGAACTACGAAGTGTTTCAAAGTCGTAGCTTGTAAAGTCAGCGTTCGTAAAAGATTGGTATATCTTGGTCCAGTCTTGTTGAACTAGTAGATTGCTTTGACGAGTAGTTTGTGCCATATGATTTACCTATTATTAAGTATTTATTTAGATAATAATATGGCTACTTAATTGGTGGTCAACGTTCGTGCGTTTTGATCAAAGTTCAAAGCAATAGTATCAACTTGATTGGTGTGTACATAGGACAATGTAATCTGTACTAAAATTCCGTTTGTTTGTTGTTTAACTACCACTTGTCCGGCAGTTAATCTAGGATCGTAACCGATGATTCTATTAATATCTTCTTGTATTGTTTGACGTATGTTGTCAGTTAATGGCTCAAACAGTAAACTCCAGATAATTGTTCCAAAGTTTGGCTGCATCAGCTTTTCGCCTTTGCGTATATTAAAATAGTTAATTAAGTCTTGTTTAGCCAATTCAAAATCATTCAGAGTAAAATTCTTAGGTTTTGATATTGTACTAAATCCACGATATGTTATCATAATAGTATTTATTGACTTAAAACCGCCACTGCGTAGCGGCCACTGTTATACTGATTAGCCGCATTTCCTACAGCAAAATTGCGCCAGGCCCAGGCACCTGTGCCCATTCTATTGTCAGCAGTTGGAGTATTGCCAGCTCCTAATGCCCACCCCACATACAACATTCCAGCTACTATGTCATTTGTATCTGCGTCTGTGATTGCTTGATTTTTAGTCATGTCTTGATACAAGTCGTACAAACGTTGGTATGCCAGATGTTCTTGTGAACTTTGCGAAATTAAAAAATTGCTGGCATTATGTATATTGTACAAAAACCCTGATTTTAATTTTGACGCAAAGGCTGTACCGGTCCAACAACTTACGTAATTAACACAGGAATTACCAAAATGACTGTTTGACCCCGGTTGTAAGAAACCGTATTCTTCTAGTGTAACACTATCAAATTGATAGCGGCCTAATTCGTTGTTTGGCCCAACTTTTTTATAATCCCACTCACTTAAATCGTAAGCTATTTGTGCTTGGAGATTTTTTATTTCTGTGACAGTTAATCTATTAAAATTTGATGTTGAGGGAACCGATAAAGGGGCATCAGGTAGCCCTAGCCAGCTCACTGGCAAGGGATTAGTTACCGGTGTGCCTGTTGTAGTTCTAAATCCTGCGTCCATCTTAGAATCCTAACATATTTGCTGACGGGGGTATCTGATGATTTGGTCGTTTTCCGTCAGCTGTAGTCCAGGGTTCGTGCGCCGGAGCCACTGTACAAATTGATTCAAGAGCACCTTCTTGAACAACCCAGTTTTTTCCCGACAATCCTGTGTCCATTAAACTATTTTTCTTTGCTGGCGCCACCGGTAATATAGGCACAGCAATTCCGCAGTTTAACATAACTGTTGCGCCGTTGACTCGTGCAATGCCCATGCTTCCAACGCTACATACTGCTCCGCCAAATATACTGGCCATTGTTACACTACCAAGACTCAGTGGGCCGTCGGAGTGGGCAGTTAACCCCATTAAAGATTTTAAAGATATAGCACCATCCGATGAGATTATAATTCCATTGGCGCCGGCTTTTTGTCCGCCACTGGCATTCATTTTAATAGCAGGCGCCTGCATACTAATAAGCGCATCACTGTGAAAATTCATAGGGCCTTTTGTTCTGACATTAAATCCAGCTTGAGCAAAAATATTCATTTGCCCGTTGTTACTAAACTCTATCCAATGTGCTCCGCTGGCGCTGGCAATATATAAGACATTTTCTGTGTCATTCATTAATATTTGATGCCCGTTGGTAGTACGCAATCTAATCAATTGGTCGGTGCCTTCGGGATCTTGACCGCCCGTGGCTGCACCATCGTCCATGACAAACTGATGCCCACCTTTTCTAAAAGCCACTACATCGCCGGAATCGGGACTGCCATTTGGTTTACGTCCCGGTGTACTAATTCCGTATACGTTACTAGGAACTTCTCGCATACTACTCGAACTAATTGCTCCGCGTATTGGATCTCTATCCAATCCTTGAGCAATTAAAACAGAAGCTTGATATAAATGAGCATTTCTAGGTGTTGTTGTTAATCCGTCGGAGTCAAACGCAGTTTTGGCTTTTGTACTATATTCTCCCACTGGCAATATAGAATTTGAAAATGTTTCTGCTGATAGTTGTTTAGGGACTGTTGTTTTATCTTTGCCACCAATGTTACGACCGTTAGCAGGAACCATATGGTGACTCGGACTATCGTATATACAAGCAAACCAGAAACCTCTATCTCTGTCTCCGTTGACAAACACGCATAATACTTGACTACCAACGTCAGGCGGTACCATCCACATGCCGTAACTTTGTCCTGCTGTTACTTCATTGTCTGGCAACTCTTGTGTGTCTGTTCCAAATGTTTTTCCGTAAAAAGGACTTGCGTAACTGACTGTTAAATACCGTTCTTCATTGTTAGGAGTAGATCCAAATTCTGGAATATAAACTTTAAGTTGTCCCATCCTGGTGCCCTTGACATGGGAAATTACCGTGCCAATATAAGGACCGGGGTCTTTTTGTATACCTTCTCGTTCGCCAGAATCAGTACTATCTCTACCGGCGCCTGATTTTACATTATCTTCCATTGATTACTCTCTTGCATTGTTGACAATTAACGTTTGTGTTCCGCCCAATGTAACAACTCCGTTTTTAGTTGCTGTAGCACTTTGATTTAATTTATTTAAATCAATTGACTGTTGTACCTGACTACGCAGGCCCGTTTTGGCTTTTTGATACTTGGCAATATAGTCTTGGTTTATATACCTAGTCATATTTAACTTTTGCGTAAACTGACCTTTTTCAAATGTACTGTCAACACTGACTATTTTGTACTGTCCAGAAAATACACTTGAGGACTGCGATATACTTGGATCAGGAAACCCAAGTCCTTTATTTTGCCCTTCGTATTCTGTATCCATATCAAGTATGGTGTTTATGTTAAACAGTACCGGGATTTCTCCAGTATCCATACGCATGTGGCCATATTTTGCCATAAACTGTGTTTGTGATTCCCATTTATTATAGCGTGTTGATTCTGTTGGGCTTGGTATATATAACCAATCGTCTTGTTTTAGTAAAGTAGGGTCTCCAACTATGGTTATATCAACACCAACCATATCACCATTGTTGCGGCTATATAATCCTCTGAGAACATCTATACCATCTTGTGCCGGTGGATTATTTAAGATACCAAAACCTCTTGTTGCTGAGGCAGATGCTGTGGTTGGTAAAATCTTCATTGGGGAAACTGTGGGCACAGCCCCAAGTTGTGTGTACAATCGAGAAAATAAATTAGGATTTAAAAAGATAGTACCTTGTTGATTTAAAATATTCCATTTTAGCGAATCCGGTGTTGCCGCTTGTGCCACAACCACATCTTTAAAAGCATTAACCGGTGTAAAATAAGAATGTTTAAAATCCAATTTCATATTAATAATGTCAATATTTTGACCAGTATAGTAATAATCATATTGCTTACAGTTGTAAGGTATACTATCCGAAAATAAAGGTAATTTTGGATGATTGCTGGTCCAGGTAGAGTATTGATGTATCTTATATTTTACTTTTCTAGCGTAGCACCCACGTTTAGGATCAAATGCCTGTGTGCCTACTTGTATGCCACCATTTTTATCTATTCCCTGGTACGTAACTGCCGCCACAGTTCTGAATGCGTTAAAGATGCCTTCTTGATTTCCGCTGGCGTCTGGGCTTTGTAGTTTTAACTGAGTTTGAATAATATACTCTGATGCGGCCAATATACGATTAATAATATCAACAATGGGCGTATCTTTTTTTATATTAAATCTTCGTTTGTTGATATTCAATCCTGTTGTTTCAGCGGCGCCTTCCATTGTGGCAGCGTCTAATAGAGAACTATCATTTTTAAATGTAATTTTACTTTTTGCTATTGCCGGATTAATATCAAATTCGTACTGATCAGCAAGTCCGTAACCTTTACCAACTTGCTGTTTATAGTAGTTGTTTAGTCTGGCTGTAAATGAATTAGGTTTATCTTTATTAAAAAAATCATCAACGGTTTCTGCTTCAATGCCGTCTATGTTTGTTTGAACTTTTCCGTGTTCGTTTCCCCAGGCCTTGGCGCCCCAATTGGTAAAATCAAATACATACTCTGTTCCCTTAGAAGAACTATGAGTGATAGCACTATTATTAATTCTAATAGGAAAACGTTTTCTGTATAAATTTGTCAAGCTGTCTGGTATAGGATTACCAGCATCGTCCCATCCTTTGAAATTTAATTCTAGTAGCCACGGTCTGTCTACCCAGCTTTCAAATTGTTTTGACTGGACATTAAAACTTGCAGCAACCATAGCATCAATTAAACTAATGCCATAAGGTTCAACTATAGTAATTTTTCCTTCTATTTGATTAGAATGTCTATTTCTTTCGTTAAGTGCTAGTGTAGTAAGAAATTGTACTTTTTCAATATTAAAATTTAATCCAAACGTGCTCGGTAGCCGGCGGGTTGGATAAAGCCCAGCATCTTCGGCAATTACATAACTACTTGTACTTAATTCATATGCCAATGCTTGGTCAACATCCGGGGAAGTCATTAAATTGTTGTAATCGTCTATGTCCAGCCACCACAATGTGAATGTGTAGGTAGAGCTTGCCCAATCGTGTAGCGGGTTTAATACTATATTACAAGGTGATGGAGCACGAATATCAACCTGAGGTAAAACTGGGTTTGCCATATTAAACTCCTAGGTTTTGTTTGACCACCGCTATAGTAGGAACATATATAATTGTTCCGGTAGTGAAGTTCATGAGTGGGTCTAATAGAATATCTGGATTGCGTACAGCAAATACCCACCATAGGTTACTGTCTTTATAAATGTCGTGCGCTAATAGATCTGGCCGTAAATTGTATTGCGAGTCGATTTGATACACAGCGTCACTGACATCGGGTTCGATAGTTTTTCCGGGCCAAACATCTAAGAATTGCCCCCATAGTTGAGTGCCATAGTATGGACTTGCTTTGCTATAGGTAGACATTATAGGAATCCGCCCACTGGAGGGCTAGTTACGTTTTTAGCTTTCTGACTCACACCAAATGCAGTTACTGGATTTCCACCGGCTACTCCTCTGCCACCGCCCTGAGCATTGACCAATGCCCCGCGAGCAAAATCTTCAAGACTATAGCCGCCACTCTGTGCCATGCGACTGTAGACCGGCTGTAATGATAAAGTTATTTTACTGGTAGTAGGCATTCGTGTGCTGTTCAACGCTAAACTTTGTGTCTGGTATCTAGGATTGTAAGCTGTCTGTGTAACTTGAACTTCGGGAATATCCATGTAGTCAACGTCCGATGGCATAGTGTGAGCGAAACTTGTTACCACACAAGGAACGTTGGGCAAATAATATTGTCCATATCCGTTTAAGAACACCAATGGCGGAGGGTTACCTGCTTTGGGATCCATACCAAAAAACATTTTTGTTAATGCTCTAAAAAAGTAAATTGTGGCCATTAAGTATTGACCTTCGTCGACACTTTGTACAGTAAACTCAGTGTTGATAGTAATTGCTTCTACTTCTGAATTTTCATAAAAATAACTAGTGTAGTTATTATGTGTAAGTTTTTGTGGGGTGTAATTTGCCTTGTGTGTTACTGTAATTTCAGGCGTGTAAGGAAATACCACGCCAATCCTGTTGGCAAATTGGGCACCAGCTGCACGTCCAATGGCGTTGGCAATGGCATTTGCCGCCCCAGAACTGGCCGGTTCTTTCCATAATGGTTGCATTACTAGATTTGATTTGTCAGCATAAAAATAATCGGCGCCCCTGGGCAAACTAACACGCACCCGCCAGTCTGTACTAGCATCAGGGAAAATATACTGCGGCGTAGCCTGTGATTGCGTTGTGCTGTACCTAAACATACCAGCTACGTTTAGTGGCTCGTGTCCCAAGGCTCCGCTTTGCCCAAGGCCACCCAAGGCGCTGGAAGTAACAGCGTTAATTATCGTGTCGCCGATGTTTTGTCCTTGTATAGAAGCGCCCGGTAGCACGGAGTTTGGTAATACTGGCATAATTGTTTCCAATGGTTATATTGTATTTACCGAAGCCATAAACGGCTAAGATAATGTTTTAGTTTTTTAAAGAGGTTGACCTTTTGATGATAATTATGTTAGTATGTGCTAACTTTAAAGGATTCGAAGGTGCGCCATAATTATCTTAATAACAAAGACATTTTAAAAGAAATTCACAAGAGCAAAACAACCTACTGCTCATATATTAACAAAGTAGAAGATGCCGATTATGACATTATTTTACCAGATGTTGATAAAATAAACAAAAAAAACATACTACAAGCCCGTAAAAATAGAGCAGAACGTCTTGCTAAACTAGCACACGAAGAAGCCACTAAAGACGGTGTTAAACGTAAACTCGACGAATTTGAAATTAAACTCAAAGACGTTGCTCAAACAGATGTGGTATTTCGCATCATGACATGGGACCATATTCCAATTGATGATGTTAAAAGCCGAAAAGCCGCAGTTAAAGCAATGGAAGAAGAAGGCGGGCCAGTTCGTTCAGAATACGACGACGATGAGCTAGACCTAATCGGCAATACCAAATATGTCAAAGTAAATTTCCCGCCGTTTCAGCACTATCGTGTTGACACAGAAGGCGCACCTGTACTAGTGGGCAAAAGCCAATGGAAGGGTGATTTAACAACAGGTTCCTATAGCAGGGATCACGGAAACATGACGCCAAAATTGGCTCATATGTTTATTAAACTGTGTGAGCGTTATGCCACTCGCAGTAACTGGAGAGGATACACCTACAATGAAGAAATGCGCGGACAAGCCCTGTTACAACTCAGCCAAATTGGACTACAATTTGACGAATCAAAATCGCAGAACCCTTTTGCGTATTATACTGCCGCTATCACTAATAGCTTTACTCGTGTCCTAAACATTGAAAAACGTAATCAGAACCTACGTGACGATATTTTAGAAATGAACAACCTAACCCCAAGTTACACACGTCAGGGAATGAAAATTAGTTCAGGTGGCGATGGTGGTGGCTACGACGATTGATAAAATTAGTGTTGACTAAGTCAACAAAGTAGTCTATACTGTTTAAATGACAAATCTATTCAAAAAAGCCGCTATCTTTACGGATATTCACTTTGGACTCAAATCAAACAGCACACTACATAACGAAGATTGTTTAAATTTTGTTAAGTGGGCAACTGCTAAAGCCAAGGAGGAAGGTTGCGAAACTTGCCTCTTTCTTGGAGATTGGCACAACAATAGAGCCAGCATCAACATTCTTACACTAGGCTACAGCCTACGTGCGCTGGAGCATATGAATGACAACTTTGACAATGTGTACTTTATTCCTGGTAACCATGATCTTTATTATAGGGATAAGAGAGATGTCCAAAGTGTTGAATGGGCAAAACATTTACCTAACATCCATATTGTTAATGATTGGTTTGACAGTGGTAACGTTACTATTGCCCCTTGGCTTGTGGCCGACGATCACAAGCGTCTTAAACGACTCAAAGGTAAATATATGTTTGGGCACTTCGAATTGCCTGGCTACTTAATGAATGCCATGGTTGCCATGCCCGATCACGGTGAAGTAGATCCTAAAAACGATTTAGCAGGTTTTGAGCACGTATTCTCAGGGCATTTCCACAAGCGTCAAACTAAAGGCAATATCACTTATGTAGGTAATTGCTTCCCGCACAACTATGCGGACGCCGGCGATGATGACCGTGGACTAATGATATTGGAGTGGGACAAAGAACCCGAGTATCATGCGTGGCCCGATCAACCTATATATCGTGTGTTCCAACTAAGCGATGTACTTAAACATACCGAAGTAATGCTTAAACCAAACATGCACGTTCGTGTTAACTTAGACATTGATATCAGTTACGAAGAAGCCACCTTTATCAAAGAAACATTTATTGATACTTATAAGTTACGTGAAATTACCTTAATACCGGCCAAGACAACAGATCTAACTGACTACGAAATTCAAGGTAACATAGAATTTGAAAGTGTCGACCAAATTGTGTTTAGTCAATTAAGCACAATCGATAGTAATCAATACAACCCAAACCTACTGTTGGATATCTATAGAAATTTATAAATGAATACCATTACCCGAGACTGTATTAACAGAGATATAAAGTTATTCCAGTTTAAAGAAGCCGAATTAGATCGTACATACAATTACGAAGAATTCTGTTGGCTCATTGACCGCTGGAAAATACTGCTAGTTGACAAATATAAAGCCGAGCGTGGGCAAACTTGTTTAATTGATTATACGTTTATTAGCCCCATGTACTTTGCCGCTATCTTTGCTGCAAGCGAACTAGGATTAATCTTAATTGTTGATTTGCCGCATTGTTATAATGATCAAGATGTGTTAAGTTACAAAGTAAACATGCATGGTAAAATTGATTATATTATTACTCACGAAGTAAAATACAATCCTGATCATGTGTTTTATTTTGAATATGATCTTAAGCGTAATGCCCATATAGGGAAGAATGTAATATTTCAGCGGGAGTTACACGAGCACGTTTCCAGTAATCCCGATTTAATCAACACCGTCAGCAAACTTATATGGTGTAGGCCCGAAGATACATTAGTCTATGCCTGTAGCAGTGGCACAACCGGTTTGCCTAAACGCATACAAGATAATCACGAAAAAATCTATTTGATGGCAAAGCGTCTTGAAACAAACATGGGCTTTGAATCAACGGACAAGATTTTACATACTCGCAACATACACCACGGAGCAAGTATGGTTTATCATTTCTTGCCTAGCTTTATGTGCGGTGGATCGCAATACACTCCAGGATTCACAGTAGACGATTTATCTGAAGCGGGAATTAAACGAATAATTAAATTTGTTAAAGACTATCAAATTGATCATGTGTTTTTATATCGTCCAGAGTTTTTATATAACTTTTTAAACTACTGCGAAGCATTGCCGTTTCCTTTTAAAATACAGACCTTATTCCAATTTGGAGAAGATGTATTAAAAATGGCACACGAAAAAAATGCTCGTTGGATTAGCGTTAGCTTTGGCGATACACACATTGGGCTAGGTTTGTTTACTAAAATTGTCGACACACGCCAATTGCCCAAGGATTACGTTCCTAATAACTTTGGACCAGCTAGAGATGATTTTTACGAATACGAATTACGCGATCATAAACTCTATGTCAGAATACCTAGCATAGGTCAAGATTGGAAAACCAGTAACGATAAGTTTGATCTAGTCAATGGAGAATACATTTTCGAAGGACGTGCGGACCAATATCGTATTGGCGAGGAGTGGATAGACTTTGATGCGATGGATCGGGCAGTTAAAGAGATTTTTAAGGGAGCGGCTAGTTTTAGTCTGGACTTTGAAATGCAAAAGCTGTATTTGGCTGTATGGAAAGATAACCCTACAGCAGAAAAAGAGTTTGACGAATACTTAAAAACAAACTACGAAGCCGTACGTGTTGCGTATGTACTAAGAGATCAAAACGTTAAAGAGTTTTTTAACGGAAGAAAAATTGATTTATCAAAAATTAGAGACTACGGCCGAGCAGGACTAGGCATTCGATTAGAAGACACATTTTTAAAAGGAAATTTAAGGTGAAAAAAGTATTAACTATATTATTAATGAGCCTGGCTACACTAGCTGGCGCACAGACAACATTCCCTAACAAGCCAGTTAGATTTATTTTGTCGTTACCGGCCGGTTCCGGCCCCGACGTTGTGTCCAGAAAAGTAGCAGAGGTCTTATCGGAAAAATGGGGGAAGCCTGTTATTGTTGAAAACAAGCCTGGAGGCGGAGGTAGCATTGCTATCAATTATCTTGACAATGAACCCGGCGACGGATATAATATTGGATTTTTTGACGCAGGTGCTATTGTGTCGTATCCTGTGTTGTATAACAAGCCAGAATTAATTGCCACCATTGAACCAATTCGTCCGTTATTTACAGCACACATGGCATTGATTACTTCCACAGACATTAAGAACTTTAACGAACTTAAACAATTAATGGCCAGTAATACTAATTACGGATCATGGGCAGTCGGGTCATCTGGGCACTTATCTGGTGCCGAGTTTGGCGCTCAAATTCGCACAGGTATGGATCATGTTGCTTATAAAGAGTACCCAGCGTGGTATATTGATATTTCTAATAAGCAAATTGCGTACGGGTTTGGTAGTATCGGGTCGTCACGTGCTATGCGTGAGGCAGGACGTATTCACTACTTAGGTATTTCAGCTAGTAAGCGTGATCCAAACTGGCCCAACGTGCCCACTATTAAAGAACTAACAGGTGTAGAATTAAAGACTCCCCCAAGTTGGTTAGCATTTTATATTCGCAAGTCCGTGGACAAAAACATTAAAGTACAAATAGAAAAAGACATGCGAGAAGCCGCGCAAGATCCTCGCGTTAAAGAAGCTATTGCTAAATTAGATTATGTTGATTACGGTTCTATGTCGTTGCCAGAGTTTAATCGGTTGGTAGCACAAGATATTGTTAATTATGGAAATGTTGCTAGAAAGTTTAACATTAATGTACAATAATAAAATCGTAACAAGACATTGCGTCAATCCAGACATAATCATACATCGTCATAATATCGACGGTACTCCTACACGCTCATGGAATTACCAAGAGTTTAGTGATATGGTTAATTTCTGGAAAGTAATGCTAGTAGAAAAATATGATCCTAAGCCCGGGCAAAAGGCGTTTGTGTATGGTACTCCAGGTATACACTATTATACAGCACTATTTGCCGCAATAGAACTAGGACTTGTTATGATTATCGACTGGCCGCATTGTCGTAGCGAGGAAGACTTTAAGAGTTATAAAGTTAATATGTTCGGTAAGTTGGATTTTGTTATTACTGAGCGTATAGATTTTTTACGACCCGAGAGTCCAGAGTATCAGCCATGGGAACATGCTCGCAATACACAATTATCGAATACTCAAGTATATTTTGATGAGTTAGACACGTATACTATACAAGATAATTCCAGGTACGAAGAAATTTCTAATCGTATTGTTCCTAAACCCGACGATATAATGCTTGAGTATTGTAGTAGCGGCACAACCGGTACTCCTAAAAAATTATACGAAACTCATAAAAAGATATATCGTATGGCTGAACGTTTAGGGAAATACTTTGGATACAAGGCTGACGATAAATGCTTACACACTAACAACATACACCACGGTGCTAGTTTGTGTTACTACTGGTTACCTACATTTATGATTTGCCGCGAGCATTATAGTCAGGATCCTAGAGTATTGCTTTCATTGGACTGGATTAGAAAAGAAAAAATTAATCAAATGTTTTTATATCATCCGTCAATGTTGCTATCTTGGTTAGTAGGAACTAAACCAGTTGATCATGAAGTTAATATTGTTACACTATATCAGATTACCAAAGAAGTTGCTGGCTTAATGAAAGAAAAAAATATTACTAGTGTACAAACTAGCTTTGGTGACACTAGTATTGGGTTAGGATTCTTTATTAAGAAAGTTACACAGGAAACTGATTTAGCATCGTATAATGTTACTAATATGGGCCCACAGCTAGATGATAATTTTTTCCTACTAGAAGTCAGAGACGGTCTGTTGTATATTTCGTGTCCCGAAATGGGCGAAGGTTGGCGCACTAGCGACGATGTGTTTGATTTAATCGATGGTGACTTTTATTTTAAAGGTCGCGCAAATTTATACAGAATCAATGACGAATGGATTTCATTGAATCAACTAATAGATAAAGTAAATCAGTTATTTGGGGAAAACAAAGCGGCAGTTGTAGTTGATGCTGACGCACAAAAATTATATTTAGGTGTGTGGGAAGAAAATCCCGAAGCCGAACAAAAGTTTAACGAGTACTTAGAATCGACGTGGCAATTACTTAGACTGTCTTATGTATTACGCGGTTACACCTACGATGACTTTTACAATAGTCGAAAAATTGATAACTCCAAAATTCGAGATTATTGTCGTACTCGATTAGGTTTATCTTCTTAACTTATTATGTTATACTAACTCAATGTTTAAAATAAAAACTCTAACGGTTAAAAACTTTATGAGTGTAGGCAATACTACACAAGCGGTTGATTTTGATCGACGTGACTTAACACTGGTTTTGGGCGAAAATTTAGACTTAGGAGGAGACGACTCCGGCGCACGAAACGGTACAGGTAAAACAACTATTATCAACGCATTGAGCTATGCCCTGTACGGTAACGCCCTTACTAATATTAAAAAAGACAATTTGATCAATAAGACCAATACCAAAGGCATGATGGTTACTATTGATTTTGAAAAAGAAGGAGAATTATATCGTATTGAGCGTGGGCGTAAACCTAACATAATGAAATTTTGGGTCGGTGATAACGAAAAAGAAATCACTGATGACGCACAAGGTGACAGCAGAGAAACACAAGCAGACATTGAACGTATGCTAGGCATGAGCCACGACATGTTCAAACATATTGTAGCTCTTAACACCTACACTGAACCTTTTCTTGCCCTTAAAGCAAACGATCAGCGTACCATCATTGAACAATTATTGGGCATTACACTACTAAGCGAAAAAGCCGATCGTCTTAAAGAACAAAACAAAGCAACTAAAGATGCTATTACACAAGAAGAGTTTCGTATTAAAGCTGTTGGTGATGCCAACAAGCGTATTGAAGAACAAATCGAAGCACTTAAACGTAGACAAACAATGTGGATCAATAAACATGCTGAAGATACAGGGAAATTACAAACCGCTCTCAGTGAGCTACTCAAAATTGATATTGATGCGGAAATTGCGGCACACAAGGCTCTTGCTGAATATAAGTCAAAGAAGAAAGATATCACTGATTTATCATCCTATATTTCACGATGCGAACAGGACGAAGTACGTGAAAATCGGCTTATTGAAAAGCTCAGGAAAGACATTGCGGCACTCAAAGACCATAAGTGTCACTCCTGCGGGCAAGATCTCCACGACGAAAAACACGAGTCTAATTTAACCAGCAAGAAAAAAGAGCTACAAGAAGCTGCATTACAAGCACTATCTACAAACACGCAGTGGATGGAACTCACAGATGCGCTTAAAGAGCTAGGCGAGCTAGGCGTTAAACCAGAAACGTTTTACGACAAAGAAGAAGATGCTATCCATCATCGTAGTACGTTAGCTAACTTACAGCAACAAATTGAAACCAAGTCCACAGAACAAGATCCGTACCAAGAACAAATTCAAGAAATGTCAGAACAGGCACTAGAGGAAATTAGCTTTGACCTTATTAATGAACTTACAAATGTCAAGGATCATCAAGAGTTCTTGTTAAAACTATTAACAAACAAGGATAGTTTTATCCGCAAACGAATTATTGATCAGAATTTAAGTTATTTAAATGCCCGCTTGGGACAATACCTGGACCGTATTGGCTTACCACACACAGTTAAGTTTAACAACGACTTGACTGTAGCCATTACAGAATTAGGTAGAGATCTAGACTTCGACAACTTGAGTCGTGGAGAACGTAACCGCTTGATTTTATCCTTGAGTTGGGCGTTCCGCGATGTTTGGGAAAGCCTATATCAACCCATTAACTTGTTGTTCATTGACGAGTTAGTAGACAGCGGTATGGATAGTTCCGGAGTTGAAAACTCTTTAGCTATCCTAAAAAAGATGAGTCGTGAAGCTAACAAGTCAATTTGGTTAGTGTCACACAAGGATGAGCTAGCGGGTCGTGTCAACAATACACTACACGTAGTTAAAGAAAATGGATTTACAAGTTACAACACCGACGTCGACATTGCTTAATTATCGACGCATTCATATTGAGTTGAGCAGTAAGTGTACATTAAAGTGTCCGCGCTGTCCGCGAACGGAGTTACAGCCCGAACAACTTAACAGAGAAATTAGTTTGTTTGAGTTTCAACGTGCGTTTAGTTCTGACATACTTAAAGACATACAGGAAATAACATTCTGTGGTGATGTAGGAGATCCTATATATGCTCGAGACTTTTTACGTATTGTAGAATATATCAAGAAGTCGCGTTTTAATATCAGTTTGATTATTGTTACTAACGGTAGTTACAAATCTGAGCTGTGGTGGCAAGAGTTGGGTATGTACCTGCGTTACAATGATAAAGTTACGTTTAGTGTGGATGGGTGGGATCAAGTCAGCAACGAACAATATCGTGTCAATTCGGACTTTGATAGTATAGTTGCTGGCGCTCGTGCGTTGAGAAAAGTAACTCGAGCGCAGATGAATTGGTCTGCTATCTATTTTAAATTTAACGAAAGTAAAATGCACTGGATACAGGACCTCGCACGTGATTTGGGGTTCGATACCTTTGAGTCTGTGCTAAGTTCAAAAGTTGATGGTAGATATTTAATCAACGGAGTAGATCCACTAAAGCCATCCAATGGCTACGTTGCTGGTACTAGCCGGTACGAAGTTAAAACAGAAAAACTTAATGGCAAGGTACCTATTGTATTTTACGACAAGGTAGATCGTCATCCCTGGGCCAAATGTATGAACTGGGAAAAGGAAATGTTTATTAATGTAGACGGATTGGTATTTCCTTGTCCCTGGTTTAATAGTGGCTACTTAGAAAACGATTTTGTAGATAAGCATAGAGATAAAATTAATATTAAAACTAGAACACTAAAAGAAATCTTAGCAGATCCTCTGTGGGAAGAACTACACACACGATTTGCTGTGGGCCCATTAGAGATTTGTCGATTAAAATGCGAGAGCTGTCAATGAGTAATGTATTTTGTAATATTCCTTGGGTAGAAGTCCATATCAATGCAGATGGGACTTACCATACCTGCGGCGCACAAACCAATCGTATCAGTGGCACAGAAGAAGCTAAACTGTACAATGTACACAACATGACTATTCCTGCGTGGATCAACAGCGAGCATCAGCGCAGGGCTAGGATTAATAAACTTAATAACATACCTGAGTCTGCTTGTGCTATGTGTTATCACGAAGAAAGTTTAGGTAGTAGTAGTAAGCGAGTTAAAGAAAATTTAAAAAGCGGCATTACTGAAAACAATTTTGAACTTACATTTATACACAGTAAAGACTATCCCTTGTTTGATTATTCGGCACGTAACAAAGGCTTAACTGATTTTGATCGTCCTACCAGCTATCATTTAAGTTTAGGTAACGAATGTAATTTGGCCTGTAAAATGTGTGGGCCTACTGCTAGTAGTCGACTGGCTGTACAAATGATCAAAGAAGGTACATATTCTGGCCCGGCACGTATGAACTGGACCGAAGACGAAACAGCGTGGAATCACGTAGTAGACTACATTTGCACTACCGAAAACCTAAAGTTTGTACACCTAATAGGCGGGGAACCATTGATGAATCCTCGCTTCGAACAGTTGATAGATAGGCTTTTAGCAGCCAAAAAGACAGATATTTACTTAGGGTTTACTACCAACGGCACTATGTTTAACCACAATTTAATGACTAAATTATCGGCATTTAGGCACGTAGATGTAGGAGTTAGCATAGAGTGTTGGGGCGAATTAAACGACCTAGTAAGGCAAGGTTCTACTACACAAACCGTGCTAGATAACATAGATCAGTACTTGAAATACCGTCGACAGGCACACATTTACGTTACGCTACGGGCAGTACCTAGCGCACTTACAGTACACACGCTAGACGAATTGTATAAGTGGTGTATTACTCGCGAGCTAGATGTGGTAACTAATATATTGGTAGAACCCGAATATCAACAGATATCGCAACTACCAAAAGAAATTAAAGAACGGTTAATAGCACGTTATGAGCTATGGCAACATAGCGAGCCAGCACCTGCTGACAGTAATCCTAGAGACCCAACTTGGTTTAAACAACATATCGATAACGAAATTATGGCAATCATCATGGCACTCAAACAAGAACCCGAACACAATTTAACTGATGAACTTTACGATAAACTTGAACTTTGGGGTTGGTTTGACCACCCAGAGGTGAAAAAATATTTCTTCATATGCGATTAAGATAACTAGTATGCATGACTTGGCTTTACGAAACTTCCACTATAGAAACCTTACCAGAGGACTGTATCGGATTTGTTTATTTGATTACAAATAACATTTCTGGCAGGAAGTATATTGGAAAAAAATTAGCCAAGTTTAGTAAAACAACATACAAAGTAGTTAAATTAAAAAACGGCAAGAAGAAGCGTAAAAAAATCAAAGGCAAAATTGACTCTGATTGGCAAACCTATTACGGCTCAAATATTGAACTCAATCGAGACGTAACAGCATTAGGCGAGGAAAACTTTACAAGAGAAATATTATTCTACTGTAAAAGCAAAGCAGAATGTAGTTACATTGAAGCAAGAGAACAATTTTCACACAAAGTGTTAGAATCTGACGACTATTATAACGGACATATACAAGTCCGTGTACATGGCTCTCATATTAAAAACAAACTCTGACATAAAGTCATTTCCCATTATACAGTAGTAGGCTAGCGCAGGCTAAACTTCATGCGCCTATGACAACAGGACCTCGGGTCGCTGGGACGGAAATCTCTTTGCTGTAAAAGAGTGCTTAACCACTATCCTTAACAGGACGAGGATCGCTAATTGCCGCGGTTTGGTTATTTGAAGAAATGAATAAGGCTGAAAAGACGCTCAAGCGATTGAGCACGGTTAATGCGTATGTTAGCGTATATGTATTAATCCGCCGTTGTAAAGACACAACTCGAGGTACCGGACAACCGCCTCTGTAATGTTGTAACGCTAAGTGACTGTGCTACTCGGATAATGCTACAGAACAATCTTTGCCCTTGAGCGGGCAAAGTGTGACCAATTAATCTGGATAATACTAAAAAACAACAATATTAAATCAAAGAAAAAATGTTGTGAGCGTAAGCGAAACAACAGACTTACGTAGTAAGTCTTAAATGAATCATACAATCACAGAGATACTTAATATGTTCCTTGCGAACATATGATTCATTTTCTTAGATAAACACTAGATTATTTGTTTTTCCAGATGCCATATAGAACCCAAATTGCTACGAGTCCTACTAGTCCTTGACTACCAATTGCGGCAATGATTGAAGTAACATTTGCTGTTACGGATACTGCCGGGAAGAATGGTATTGCCATACCCTTGAATAAAATTTCTAATACAATAGCTAGGGCTATAATGCTTACACCCACATCTGCTAATGTGTTAGACCATTTCTTAATTTGAGTTAAGATTTCCATTTTACGTCTCCTTTTAAAAACCAGTATTGCTACCGGTAAGTTATTTAGGTACCGGTTTGCAAAAATAGTAAGCTATTATTATACTTTTAACTAAGATGATACTTATTGTACCTCTAGAAAAATGGTAAACCTGACTCTTTAGTGGTTTCCATATTCTTTTTAATGATGTCTTTGATAAGGTCTCGTTCTTGATCGGACAACATTAACGCATCGTCATAGCTTAACCCGCCACGCATGTGCCAGCTAAAACTTAATGCTTCGTGTCTTATGGCTTTTGACTCTGAATCAAATTTATTTAGATACTCAACCACACCCTCGCGGTCAAGAGTCAAAAGCCTCATGCGAAAAAACTTGCGTAATTAAAATCCAACGGAACATCGTATGCGTGTTCACATTTAGTACACTTTGCGTTAACAGGTTTAACACTAGCAGATTGGTTAATTACAGTTAAACGCTTTTGTATTTCTTTCATTACCTTGTAGTCAGACATATCAAAGTATTCTTTGATAAACGCAGGGTCCGTAACAACTACACCTTCTTCTGTTGTGATTGAGCGTGTGCTACTGGCGCAAATTTCAATGTTTAAATCCACTAACTTTTTTAAGTATGCGTCGGATTTTGATTTCTTTTCTTCGTCTGGGATAGCGTCGTCGGTAACTGTGCGTAATATTTGCTGTTCTGTAAAAGCAATTTGATTTACGCGATTAACTTCAAAATATGGTTGTGGGCGTAGTACAATTTTTAAACCGTCGAACTCAACTGGGGTTTCATAATCGGGCATGGCAATTTGATCTACTAGACTGCTTAATGCTACACCAAACCTGTTGTCTTCTTCACAAGCAGGACAAACACTATCAAATTCCATTTCAGCGCCGTAACTGGCGATGCGTATGTTTAGCAAAATAACGTCTACGTCGATACTAGGCATTGACCACGCATCTTTAATGTTTGGGCAACAGCTTTGTATAACATCGACTACACCTTGTCCGTTCATTAGTGCGTCTGGTGTACGAATAGTAATTTCGTCACGAGCTGTCATTGGATACACAGGAATTTCCCCAGTAACTGGTAAGTCTAAACTACCCTCGGGCCAGAATCTGCCGTTTGATGGTAGTTTAATATAAGTTGCTGGCTGTCTAAAGTGTTTGAACAGCGGATTATTTGGTTTTTGTTCCATTTTTTTATCCCATAAATATAATTGAAGGTTACTGTATATTTACCGGTAAAAAACCATGTCAGAAAATAACGAAGATCCACAAGACGCCGCTAGACGCAACGAAAATCTCAGAGACTATAACAAGCTCATGGGCGATTTTATACGCGACCTAGAGGATCGCATGACGCTTGAGGAAAAACAAGCACGTCAACTTAAAAGTACACAAGAACGTTTTAAGGATTTAGATGCAGCCTTAAAGACAGGCCAACGTAAAACTATTGACCTTACAAAAGATTTTAGAAGTCTACAAGCGGCCATTAACCAGCTGGAAGACGGAGCTGAAAAACAAGCATTACAACAAAAACTTGATGTAGATGCCGCCAAAGCTCGTAGAGCAGTAGTAACTAAAGCCGCTATAGATACAGCAGAAGCTGGAGCTAAAGCATTATACGGCGGAGCAGTTAATACAGCCAAGGCAGTATCACAAGCATACATGAGTAATGCTAGTGCGTTTACTACTGCTGGAGCAGTTATTAACGCAGGACTAGAAGCCAGTGCTCAAGCAGTTGGTGGTGCCACTGCTGCAATTGGTACCATGGCTGTTGGACTTGGCGCATTAGCTGGACCTGGTGGAGCAATTGCCGGAGCATTGGTTGCTGGTATATCTTCACTATTTGGATCAATTTATAAACAAAGTATTGACTTGGCAAAACAGGCCACTAGCTTGGCTGTGGCTGAAATGGAAAACACCATCAAGTCCTACACCACAGCCAGCAAGGCTGGAGCATTATTTGCCGACGGACTAACCGGATTGCGTAGAGCCGCCAAAGCCGCAGGATTAGATCAACAACAGTATGCCAATGTGTTGGCACAAACAACTCCAATGTTGGCACAGTTTGGCGGAAGTGTTACACAGGGTGTAGCAAGATTTACTTCTATCAGCGGCATAATGAATAAACAGTTTGCCCCAGGGCTGTTAAAACTTGGATACAGCATAGATGAAATTGCTGCCGGTACTGCTGACTATTTGGGATTCTTGGGTCGTTACGATTTGGCCAAAGGAAAAACAGACGCTCAGTTAGCCACAGAGAGCGACAAGTATCTGACCAACTTAAAAGCTATTAGTGCGTACACAGGCGAGCAGGCAGGGCAGGCTAAAAAACGTGCCGAGGCAGAACTTGATCAGATGGCAGTGCAGGCCCGGTTACAAGACATAGCAAGAGCGTCCGGACAGAGTCTGTCAGAAGTCAACATAAAATACGAAAACTTATTAAAAACATTTGGTCCCGGTAGTGAAAAAATTGCCAGCCAGATGCTAACTCTAGGAACAACTACAGGTGATTTGGCTATAGTTACAGCACAAGTTCCAGCATATATGGAGCTGATGCAAAAATCTCAAGAGTTACTGTCTAATAAAAATATTGATCAAAGTGCAGTAATAACAGAAATAACAAAATTACAAAAACAATATGCTCCATTAATACAAGAACAAACAATAGCAACTGGTAGAAGCATTGGTATTGCCAATCAAGCAAACGCATCATACGGTGAAGTTAATCGAACCATTGGCGGAATAAACAGAGATTCTAATAAATGGGGCAAAGCCACAGCTACCGCAATTGAGGATGCTAAGAAAACTAAAACTACTCAAGATACGCTAACAAAGGAGTATGTTGAGGCTACCATTGAATTTCAAAAGATGCGTCTTGAAATTCAAGCTAAGTTAACCCCGGCTATTACAGGATTTGCAAAAGTAACAAAAGATGTTATTATAGAATTAGAAAAAATAATAGCAAAAATGCCAGGCATGGCTGAAATGATGCTTCCGGAACCAGGTGCAGCAGTTGTGTCTGGTGACGCAGTTATAGAAAAATACGACAAAGATAAAAATGCCCCGGGTAGACCCAAAGACTGGGATAAGATGAGCTCGGAAGATAAACGGCATATTGGGGAAGCTCACGCTGGCGTCGAAACACAGCAGAATGGTTTAGCACAAAAAAATCTACGACAAAAAGCTAGAGCTACTGCCAACCTGGCAAAAAGGGATAACACCGATAAAGAAGGATTTATTTCTAAATTGCCGGGGCTGAACTACCCTGAAGATAAAGTTGGAAAAGGTATACAAGCATCACTGTATGATCTTTTATTAACACCTCCTTTATTTGGCAGACAACTTACTAGTTTATATCGAGCCGGGGATACTGGAGCACACGGACAAGGTAAAGGCGCAGATGTTTCTATTATGGGTCTTGACGGTCAACCTATGTCAGCAAAAGCTATTTCGGACTTGGTAATGCAAATTAAATCAGCAGGTGCTGTTAAAGTATTTGCGGAATCCAAACCAAATGATCAAGAATGGTTGGATTCAATTTCCGCTGTCCCCGGGGGATTGGGAGCGTCTGGTATATTAGCTAACCCAGGCGCAACCGGTCGTCATATTCACTTAGAAGCCAAGAAATTTGGTGGACAAATGGGAGCCAATGACACTACCATTGTTGGCGAATCTGGTCCGGAGATTATTTCGGGTGCGGGTGTAGCAACATCTACAGCAAGTACAAGTGCGGTGTTTGCTGAACTTAATCGAAATATGAAAGAATTGGTTGAGGTATCTAAAGATAATCGAGATTATTCGAAAAAGATCTTACAAGCTACCGCATAACATACGGTAAATATAGCATAACAGAGAACATCTATGGCCGGTTGGAAAAAATACTTTAAAACTAGTAACTTACCTAGCAACATTAGTCCCCTAGGCGGCGGTCGTGCGCCTGATCCTGGATATCGCAATTATCAGAGTCAGTTGCCTGAAGTTTATACAGGGCAACCAAATCGTGTTGAGCGTTACAATCAATATGAACAAATGGACATGGATTCAGAAGTAAATGCCGCATTAGATATTTTGGCAGAATTCTGTACTCAAAAGAATGTTGAAAATCACACAGCGTTTACTGTTAAGTTTAAAGACACACCAAGCGACAACGAAGTTAAGATTATTAAAGAACAGCTACAACAATGGGTAGCACTCAACGAATTTAACAAACGTATCTTTAAAATTGTACGTAATGTATTCAAATATGGTGATCAGGTGTTTATCCGTGACCCAGAAAACTTTAAACTATACTGGACAGAAATGTCTAAGGTTACCAAAGTTATTGTTAACGAAGGCGAAGGTAAAAAGCCCGAACAGTATTTGATCAAAGATTTAAACCCTAACTTTCAAAACTTAACAGTTACAGCAGTGGCTACAACAGACACTTATACGAATCACCCACAGGTTGGTGGTCCAAGTGGTAGCTATACACAACCACAAAGCCCGTTTGGTGGTGGTAGCCGTTTTAGCCATGCCAAGAACGAAGCGGCTATCAATGCCGAACACGTAATTCATGTATCGTTAACTGAAGGCCTAGATGTATATTGGCCATTTGGTAACTCAGTATTAGAAAACATCTTTAAAGTATTCAAACAAAAAGAGCTGTTGGAAGATAGTATCATTATATATCGTGTACAACGTGCTCCGGAACGTCGTATCTTTAAGATTGATGTGGGCAACATGCCAAGTCATATGGCCATGGCATTTGTTGAACGCATTAAAAATGAAATTCACCAACGCCGTATTCCTACACAAACAGGTAACGGACAAGGCAATATGATGGATGCTACATACAATCCGTTAAGTACAAACGAAGATTACTTCTTCCCAACTACAGCAGACGGACGTGGAAGTAGCGTTGATGTGTTACCGGGTGGCGCTAACCTGGGTGAAATTACAGACTTGCGCTTCTTTACCAACAAGTTGTTCCGTGGTTTGCGTATTCCAAGTAGCTATTTGCCTACCACAGCAGAAGATGGCACAGCTGCCTATACAGACGGTCGTGTTGGTACAGCACTGATACAAGAATGGCGCTTTAATCAATATTGCCAACGTTTACAAAGTTTAATTGCTGACAAGTTAGACGCAGAGTTTAAATTGTTTATGCGTTGGAGAGGTTTCAACATTGATAGTAGTTTGTTTGAATTGTCATTCAATGAGCCACAAAACTTTGCCCAATATCGTCAAGCAGACATTGATGCCGCACGTATTGGTACATTTACACAGCTAGAACCATATGCGTTTTTAAGCAAACGTTTCTTAATGAAACGTTATTTGGGAATGACCGAGCAAGAAATTAGTGAAAATGAAACAATGTGGGCCGAAGAGCGTGGCGATAATGAATTATCACAACCCGGTGCTGCAAACCCACGTAGCGTGGGCATTAGCCCAGGCGGCATTGATGCTGACTTAGAAGGACTGGCTCCAGATGTAGGCGCTGAAGACGGTGGTGTAGGTGGTGCTCCGGAATCTGTTGCTCCGGGAGCCGCAGGTGCAGTTGGCGCAACGCCAGCACTTTAATTTAAAAAAGGTTAAATAGTACTATGTTTATAGCAGAATTATTTAACCCAGCACCAAAAGGTTATCAGGATGAAAAAGCGGACCAAAGTACGCTTCGGATGTCTGACAGCCGTAAGACACGTTTGACTTTAGCACATTTAAATCAGCTTAGACAATCACATGATGTTCGTAAACTAGAACACGAAAAGAAATTAGAAGCAGTAGCAAAACAATACGCACCGGCCCCAGAAGCTGGTCCAATGTAAAAACTAGTAAATCGCTAGTTATTCCTTTAAAATCCTTCAAAATATACCCATTTAACCTTTATATACGTAGTTTTGTGTAAATAACATTACAAAGCCACTTTATAAGGAGTTCATATGAACAAGTTTGAGAAATTAATTGAATACATCATTAATGATGAAGATCAAAAAGCTCGTGAATTATTTCACGATATCGTAGTAGAAAAATCCCGCGACATTTATGAATCTATCATGGACGAAGAGTCTATGGAAGAAACAGTACAAGGTCACGACAATGTTGAAAGCATGGTTGACGAAGTTCAAGCCGATGAAGAAGCAATGGGCGAAGAAGAAGATCAGCCAGAAGACGAATTTACTCTTGATGGCGATGACGATCAAGACGGCAACCCCGACGGTGCGTTCCCAGCAGATACAGGTACAGAAGATGGCCCAGAACATGCTGAAATCGAAGACCAAGTAATGAATATTGATGCTAAGTTAGACGAGCTATTAGCTAAGTTTGACGAAATCATGGGCGAGCCAGCTGAAGAACCAGCACAAGAACCAGCACAAGAACCAGCACAAGATCCAGCAATGATGGAAGGCGAACAACCAGACTGGTTAAAAGCCAACAAAGGTAAAAAAGGTTCATCGGCTGAAGATGACAAAGAAGATGACGAAGAAGATGACAAGCCTAAAAAGACTGAAGAATCTCGTACTAACAGATCTACTTCTGAATTAATGCGCGAATATGTTGACCGCATTGGTGATATCTACGGTGGAGCAGGTGATGCTAATGAAGGCGACGCAGTTGGCGCAGCCGGTAAAAAGACTTCTGTAAACACAAAGTACACAGGTAAGCAAGATGGTCCAGACTTTGGTGGTAACCCAGTTAAAACTGGTGGCCAAACAGCTAACCAAGATGGTACAAGTCCAACAAAAGCAAGTAACGAATACAACAAAGGCCAAGGCGAAATCAAATCTGGTAACGTAAATGTTCCAGGTGGTAAAGCTGGTACACCTAAGTCAACTGGTGACAGTTACGAAAAAGGTGGCGATAGCCAAGGTAACCCAACTGGTAAAATGACCGGTACAGGTGCTAAGAGCGAAAAGCAAGGCGAAAAAAATACTAAGAGTACGCTAGTACCGAACTCTGGTAAGAAGTAATAAGATAGGGAACATAAAATGGCTTTGTACCTAGCTGAGAACCTAACATTTGACCGTGCGAACATCAAGGTTATTACCGAAGATAACGCAGCCGGAAATGGTAAGGATCTCTATATGGAAGGGATATTCATAGAGGGAGGCGTTAAAAACGCTAACCAACGTGTTTATCCCGTTCACGAAATTGAAAAGGCTGTTTCCTCTATCAACGAACAACTATCAGAGGGCTATAGCGTCTTAGGCGAAATAGATCACCCAGATGATTTAAAAATCAACTTAGACCGTGTAAGTCACATGATTACTAAAATGTGGATGGACGGTCCTTGTGGTTACGGAAAATTAAAAGTATTACCTACCCCAATGGGCGAACTAGCAAAAGCTATGATTACATCCGGCGTCAAGCTAGGTGTTAGCTCACGTGGATCAGGTGAAGTAAACGAAAGTAGTGGACATGTTAGTGGTTTTGAAATCATTACCGTGGACATTGTGGCCCAACCCAGTGCCCCTCATGCTTATCCTAAAGCCATCTATGAAGGCTTGATGAATATGCGTGGTGGTGCTAAGGTATTTGAAACGGCAAGTGAAGCCGCTCAAGATCAAAAAGTACAGAAGTACCTGAAACAAGGCATTACAGCCTTAATCAAAGAATTAAAACTATAGGAGAAATATCCAATGTTAGATGCTATCAAACCATTGTTGGATAACGGAATTATTAACGAGGAAACTCGTACTGCTATTTCCGAAGCTTGGGAAGCTCGTCTTTCTGAAGCCAAGGAACAAGTACGTGCTGAACTACGTGAAGAATTTGCACAACGTTATTCACATGACAAACAAGTTATGGTTGAAGCTCTGGACAAAATGGTAACTGAGTCTCTCACTGTTGAACTACAAGAGTTCGCAGACGAAAAACAACAATTAGCTGAAGACCGTGTTAAGTTTAAAACACACATGGTTGAAAGCGCAGGCAAGTTCAACAATTTCATGGTAACAAAATTATCAGAAGAAATTAAAGAACTACGTGCTGATCGTAAGACGTACGAGAATGCTATTAGCAAACTTGAACAGTTTACAATCCGCGCCTTAGCAGAAGAAATTAAAGAATTTGAAACCGACAAACGTGCTGTAGTGGAAACTAAAGTTCGTTTAGTTGCTGAAGGTAAAGCTAAACTAGCCGAACTACAAGCCAAATTTGTTAAACAGTCTGCTGAAGCTGTTAAAGAGGCCGTAACCAGTTCGTTAGAGTCAGAACTGACTCAACTAAAAGAAGATATCCAAATTGCTCGCGAGAACATGTTTGGTCGTCGTCTATTTGAAGCATTTGCTACCGAATTCGCTGGTACTCATTTAAATGAGAACAAGCAGATTCGCGAGTTACAAGCTACTGTAGCTAAAGTAACTGATAAATTGTCTGAAGCAGTATCAGCAATTGAAGACAAGCAAGCTCTAGTTGAGACAAAAGAAAAAGAAATACGTATTATAAAGGAATCCGCAGAACGCAAAGATAAACTTAGCGAAATGTTAAAACCTTTGAATAAAGAGAAGTCAGCAATCATGCGTGACCTACTCGAATCAGTGCAGACAGATAAGTTACAATCTGCATATGAGAAGTATCTACCAGCCGTGTTGAACAATTCTTCTGTTGTTACAGTAGCTCCAAAAGCTACAGTATTAACAGAAAGTCGTACAACAGTAACTGGTGATAAAACTGCTAAAACTGCCGTTGAAGTTGCACAGACAGAAGAAGGTTCTAATGTCTATGAAATCAAACGTTTAGCAGGGCTTAAGTGACTTAACCCTTAAAGGAAAAAGAAAATGACACAAGCATTATTAGAAAGCCGTTGGGGCGAAACCAAAGACGCTCTGCTAGAAGGCTTACAAGGTTCGAAGAGAACTACAATGGGTGTAATCTTAGAAAACACTCGTAAAATGTTAGCTGAAAACGCAACAACAGGTTCAACACAAGCAGGTAACGTAGCAACACTTAACCGTGTTATTCTACCAGTTATCCGTCGTGTTATGCCTACAGTTATCGCTAACGAAATCGTTGGTGTACAACCAATGACTGGCCCAGTTGCTCAAATCCACACATTACGTGTACGTTATGCTGATTCTGTTACAGATTCAAGCTCATACTCTACAAGTACTGCCGCTGGTGATGAAGCACTAAGCCCGTTCAAGATTGCTGTTGCTTACTCAGGTAGCAACGCAACTGGTCAAGCTACTAGCACAGCCGCATTAGAAGGCGTAGCTGGTAACAAGATCAACGTTCAAATCTTGAAACAAGTTGTTGAAGCTAAGACACGTAAGTTGTCAGCTCGTTGGACATTTGAAGCCGCTCAAGACGCACAGTCTATGCACGGTTTAGATGTTGAAGCTGAAATTATGGCTGCTTTAGCACAAGAAATCACAGTTGAAATCGACCAAGAAATCCTAGGCTCTTTACGTGCCTTGGCTGCAACAGACTACACATTTGACCAGTCTGCTGTTTCTGGTACAGCTACATTCGTTGGTGATGAGCATGCCGCATTGGCAGTTCTAGTCAACCGTACTGCTAACTTGATCGCTCAGCGCACACGTCGTGGTGCTGGTAACTGGGCAGTTGTTAGTCCAGCTGCATTAACAGTACTACAAAGTGCTACAACTTCAGCATTTGCTCGTACAACAGAAGGTACTTTCGAAGCTCCTACAAACACTAAGTTTGTTGGTACATTGAACGGTGCTATGAAGATTTATGTTGACGGTTATGCTAACGACAGCCAAGCTGTTCTAGTTGGATACAAAGGTTCTAGCGAGGCAGATGCTGCAGCGTTCTATTGCCCATACATTCCATTGATGAGCTCTGGTGTTGTATTAGATCCACAAACATTTGAACCAGTCGTATCATTTATGACACGTTATGGATATGTTGAGTTAACAAACACAGCATCATCTTTAGGTAACGCTGGTGACTATGTTGGTGAAATCGCAGTAGCTAACTTATCTTTCCAATAATCAAGACTGAACTTGATTTAACGAAAGTTAAAACACAACCCAGGGATGGGAAGGCAGAAAAGGACCGAAGGGTCCTTTTTTGTTGGCCGCAAATAAATACATAATAACAAGGAACCATAATATGGCCGCACCAGCACAAACAGCACAAAAAACAAAAGTATCAAGTACACCAACTACAGTCAAAGCCGGGCCAATGACAAAAGTAGCTAACCCTACACCAGCAACCAAAATTGGAACAGCAGTGACAACAGGCGGAGCCGCAGGACATGCCGGTGTTGGCGCAGTGGCCGGAAGAGCAGATTATACTGCTAGTAATTCTATAACTACACTACAAACAGCCAAACCTGCCAAAGTAACAACAACATCGCCCACAGTAGCAAAAACTACCAACAGAGACAAAAGCTATCTATAATATATTTTTACGAAATAAAAAGGCTCTTTGGAGCCTTTTTTGTTGACTAAGTAAATGTATGAAAACTCTAATAGTAGGGTTTGGTGATAGTTGGACTTTTGGATCTGAATTAGATCGCCCACAAGAACAAAGTTGGGTAGCACAACTAGCTTCCAAACTTGATTGTGAACACGTTAATCAAAGTTGCCCAGCAAGTAGCATTGGGCATTTAACCGTACAACTATTTGATTTTATTAAAAAAGACTATACAGATTATAAAAAAATCTTTATGGTTGGACTATCTGGATCAACACGATACTTAACCTACAATAATTCTCGTAACGAGTTTGCTAACATAACACCCGACACAGTTTATAGCACTAGCGATATATACCCAAACGGACAACCTCCGCAAACATTAGATCATATGCGTGAGCTATTAAAACAAACGTATATGTATGTTGAGCATACAGAGTACAATAAATTTTTAGCAACGCAAACAATATTCTTATTTCAACAATATTGTTATCAACACAATATTGATGTAGTCTTTTTTAGTTACTTTGATAAAATTAATTTTGATAAAGAATTAGTTAATACAGATATAATATATCCTACCAGCATAACACAAGCATTAACTGGCAGTGAGTATTCGCAAGAAACAATGACACATGAGTATTTTTTGGGCAAATTGTTTCATCCAAACATCGCAGGTCATGCTAAAATAGCAGAACTATTAAAAGATTATTATGACAGCAATTATCCAGGGAATTGAAGGCGACGACCTTTCTTTTCACATTCGATTATTAGGCAACGACATTAATCGTCTACCCAACGATGTTTGGTTTTACCCATTAAATGATCATTACAATATACACAGCGCATCTTGGCACGATGCCCAGGTAGAACAGATTAATCGTGCTCGTACTGTGGTATTTTATGATTTGGTTAATACTGGCGACTACGAACACAGCAGGTTTGTGAAATTTGTTGAAGAATTTGAACACCCTAACAAGTATTATCTAACAGTAAACCAAAGTAACATAGAAATACCTGACGTTAAAATAATACAGTGGGACTTTATGTGGAATAGAATAAAAGCATATTATACAGCATCTATACCCGAAGAATTACACTTACATCATTACAGTTACGGTAACTATAAGTTATTTGATTTAGACTTTAATAGTCTTAGAAATAAAAAGTTTTTGTCAATGACAGGTAGAGAATATGGATATCGCACACACCTATACAACTTTGTAAAAGATTACGATGGTTATATATCTAATAGAAGTTTAGGGATTACATTAGAGAACACAGAAGTCATGGGTGCGTTTAATCCTGTACCTAATAATTTTTATCTAGACAGTTATTTTAGTTTTTATGTTGAAAGTAATTGTCAACAACAAAATTTAATACACATAACAGAAAAAACATTTGAGCCTTTGATTAAAGGACATTTTATATTGCCTGTGAGTAACCCTGGTACTATAAGACGCTTACGTGATTTAGGGTTTGCGTTTCCTAAATTTATTGATTATAGTTTTGATGAAGAACTAGATACAGTTCAACGTTTTGAGTTAATTAAGTTAGAATTTAAACGCCTATTAGATCTAGATTGGCACACGCTATATAAAGACAACCAAGACATATTAATACATAATCAACGCTGTATATTTTCTATACCATACGATCGCAGACTACTGGAAATTTTTAATGTATAAATTTTATAACAATTTGTCTTTTGAACAAGCAATAGACCATAAACAACAAAACTGGAACATTGATGATCCATACAGCTACAGATGCTGGTACGAAGAAGATGTAACAGAAAAAGAAATATTAGTAATTACTGTTGGTGATAGTTGGACCTGGGGAGACCATTTGGGTGTAATAGACTGGGACAAAGCCAGCAATGACCCTTGTAGAATGGAAGAAATAGCAGGGCGAGTATTAAGTAATCGTATGAGAGCCGACTGGGTTAATATTGCTCGCCCTGGTTGTAGTAACTATTGGATGATAGAACAATTAATAAACATAGAAGATCACTTACATCGTGTGCGTAACAAATACAAACAAATTTATGTAGTTGTAACATTAACAGAAGACTTGCGAGAATCAACTTACGCCAGGCGTATTAATGTTGATAAACCTTATCAAGAGTTTTGGGATAACAGCAATAGTATTAAAGAATTTTTAGTAAAAGTTGAAGGTTACTTGTTTTATAACTTAGAAGAATTCTTTAAACGTGTGCCGTTTGTTAACGCAAAAGTTAGTCGAGCATTTACTGATGTTTGGCTAGAAAATACCAGCCCGTTGTTATTAGAAAAAACCTGGTGTGATGTAATACAAGATAATATACAGTTTGACCGCTATTGGAAACCAGTTCCGTTTGTGGGACAAATGGCTATAGATCCATTGAATGAAAAGTTTATGTCGCAGTTGTCGGGGCAACGTGAATTAAGATATAAGGAAGAATTCTTAGATATAATGGATCGGGTAGGTCGTAGATGGAACTTTTTAGGAGCCAGTGACTACAACTTAAAAGGCAGTACGTATCACCCAAATGCCGCAGGGCACCGACTTTGGGGAGATTATCTTTATGTACATATTAGGTAAATACTTTGTTCACTCAAAATGAGTAACTCTTGTCGGTACCAAACCGCGGGTAGCCTAGAACGCTAAAATTAAAGGAGAAATTAAAATGGCAAAATTAAAAATCGCATCTAAAGAATCAAACGGCACATTACATGATCAAGACTCACCGGGCGTGGGTGGCGGTACAGGTGGTGCTAGTCAAGCAATTACAACCACTGGTGTAAAAACAATCAAGGTTGCATATAACACCGCGGCAAATACTCAAATTGCCAATGGTTATATCACAGCACAAAAAGGTGCTCACAAGTTCCGCGTAGTTGATCAATCGGTAGCTAACGCTACCACAGTTACATTGGTAAACACAGCAGTAGCCAATTTAAGAACAGCCAATCAAGGCACCATTACCGGTTACAACACAAGTAATGTAGCATTTAACGCAACTCGTATTACTAACAAATTTGTTTACGATTTTGCTGGTAACAAAATGCGTTATGTATTAAGCCCATTGGTAGCCGGTAACGGTTTCGCTAACGTAGCTTCATACTAATCTAATTTAGATTTGGATAATTAAACCCGCTTCGGCGGGTTTTTCATTGATTTAAGCATAAGATTCAAACAGCATAAATACTACATAAACAGGATACTTAAATGAGTACGACTAAGAGAATTTCCGGCGATTATAACTTACAAACGCTAAATCCAACTGATAAGATCAACATCACTAGTAGTGCTGTTACAATCAACGGCAATTTGTTTGTTACTGGTAATAGCCAAAGCGTAGTAACTACAAATAGTGCCATTAGTGATCACGTCATTGTGTTAAATCACGGGTTAAGCAACGATGCGGATCCAAATCCGCTAGGCGCCGCGATTGAAGTAGATCGTGGAACTCGAGCTAACGTACAAATTCGTTGGAACGAAGGGTTGACTCGTTGGGAGTTATCTAACGATGGATCAAGCTATAGTAAAATTATTACTAGCGGCTCGATGGAAAATGCCAACGTAAATATCACTGGGTATACAATTTATGACGCAACTGCCAATGTGGCGTTGTACGCAAATACAGTAGCCGGCGGAGGGTCTGGATTATTTGTTAACACAGGTACAACTCAACCAAACGTTGCTACCAAACAAGAATTAATTACCAAGAGCCGAGCTCTTGCTTTCAGCCTTATTTTAGGATAGGATTATTTAAATGGCATTCACTAATACATCAGTAACTACAACAGCTGGTTCAATCTATACCGCATCTAGCGCAAGCGGAAGTATTATTACAACAATTCATTTGTGTAACTATACCAACACACCTGTAACAGCAAATATCTACGCTGTACAGAACGGTGGAACACCAAATAACAGTTCTATCATTTATTCAAATGTCAGTATAACCGCATACAATACATTGATCATTAATACAGAAAAATTTATTTTAGAGGCAGGCGATAAGATTTATGCTAACGTAAGCGCAAACGCTAGTGTAACAGCAACAGTGAGCGCATACGGAATTTAACGATGGCACGATTTCTTAAGAACCCAGACCTAGCACCGGGTACCTTGGCGGCCAAACTTCCTATTGCTGGCAATGCCCTAGGCGATGCGCCAATTACTGGTCTAATCAGATTTAACCAGGACAATAATAGAATTGAATTTTATTACAACAATCAATGGAATCAAGTTGCCAAGATTGGCACAGTACAATTGGTTGTAGACGACCTAGTAGGTGATGGTACGCAACAAGTATTCCATATGGCACAGGCAGAATCGGATCCTAAAGCTATAGCAGTATTCATTGGTGGCGTTTACCAACAACCTAATACCAATTATACGGTCAATGGAACTGAGTACATTACTTTTACTAGCCCGCCACCAGTACCATCTGGTATTAGTCCAAACAGAATTACTATAATTCATAATATTAATAGTACCAACGCTACCTAGGAGCTCGAATGGCAATCGGACGCATTACCGGACCAATGCTATACGGCAACCTGGAACGTCAGGGTGTTGATTTAGCGATAGACGGAAATTTAGTTTACGCTGACGTAACTAATCGCCGTGTTGGTATTAATACATCCTCTCCTCAGTACGCACTAGATGTCCTTGGAAACGCTCATATAGGTAATCTATATGTTCAAGGTAATCAATTAACTAGCGACACAGGGATAATCAACTTTGGATTACCTGCTAATATTTCGTTAGCTGGAGGAACCCCGTACGATGTGTTGTACACAGACGGAAATGGAAATTTAGCATTTGCCAACTTAAACGTAATTTCGGGATTAGATGCGTTTACCGGTAATAATATTATCTTAGGATCTAATACAGCCGGTTATATGGTAAGTAATGCTGTAACACTTACTACTAATACAACAGTGACAGACGGATTAGCACAGATAAACTATGTACTAGGTAAACTAGTACCACCAAGCCCTCCACCGTTCCCTGGAGCAAACACACTGGCATTAACAACTAGTACCACTTCGGCCTACATGACTAATTATGTACAGCCAGATAATTCTGGATGGGGTAATTTAAGTATAGCCGCTGGTGCCGCAGTTAACGCGGTGCGTACAACCACATACGCAACAGGTACAACTATCAGCGCAGTTGGACCGGGTAACATGGGTACTGTAACAGCATATCTCAACGGCAGAGATGCCGGCAACGTAACCTTAACTGGAACCAGCAGTGGAACATATAGCAATTTAATTATAGCCAACAACCAAGATTACCACAATGTGGTCAGCACAGTTACGGCCGGTTTCTGGTATAGTTTTGATGCCAGGGCGGCAGGTAATGCGCCAACTGGTTGGAACAGAGTACACATCAGAGATTCGGGAACAGGTGGCAATACCAACGTAGTAACTTGGTTTTACGATTCGGCTGCTCCAGGAACACCAACATTTAGTAATACCAGCATATCGTTAACAACAAATACAGTTACATATTCTAGCACTATACCAATGTTAACCAGTGGTGCTCAGGCAACGCTTAAAGGTAATGTGGCGGTACTAAGCGGCAATACCTATCCACAATCAACAAACCTAACATCATCTACAGCTGCAGGTGGTGCGTTTCAAGCACCAACATCTGTAACGTATGCCGCTGCCGGTATAACAACACCATTGGCACAAAATTTATATGTAAGCTCAGGTAGCGCATATTTCCAAACAACTTCTAGTATTATCGCATCTGGGTTTGGGTCAAGTCCCACAGGTCCTTCACTAACAGTTAATAACAGCTACAATACCGGCTCGGCAACATTTAGCCCTGGGGTAACAATACTATATAAAAATGGTACTGGTAATAACATTGAAGAAACTAGTATTCCTGTAACCAGTGTGGGCACAGGATCTGGCAATGCTTACCGTATTGTAAATCCTGGTTCAAGCGACACTCCTGCGTATACAGGAAGCGAAGCGGCATTTAATAGTACAACAGGACCTTTCTACACATACGACGCAACCAACGTAGCCGCAACAATAAAATTTGATCAAACAAATTATTCAACTGGGTATTGGCCCGTCGGCCCTAACTTGTCCGCACAAGCGGCCAGTCAGTACTTTACATTTAAGTTTGTGCGTACGGCTGTTAGTAAATTTAATATTTCCTGGACCGGCACTATTGCCGGCCTATGGGTGGCATTACCTGGACAAAGTAATACCTATTCTGGACTTAACGGATGGTATACTATGAGTAGTCCTTACGCAGGCTCTGGAATCCCGGGAACAGTTGGCGGTAACGGAAGCAACGGATGTAGTGTGGGCGGATTTAGTTTAACTGGCGGTAGCTACACAGCAACATTTGGTACGCTAAGTTCCAGTAACGCAACCGGCAATGAAATTTATGTAAGAATTAAATTAACAAGTGGACAAAGTATTTCTGCTTTAAGCATAGTGGCGGCAACTAACTAATGACTATATCACAAGCACAAACCGTTGACCTACTAAACAAGAAATTAGCTTCTTTAGCTAAGACTGACGTTTCTACGGCCAAAGGCCCAAGCAATGAAACAATCGCTAGTCCGCTACTGGTACCCGGCAGTACAATTTGGCAATTAGATTCTCAAATTGTTAGCACACCCACTTTGCCAACCAGTAACTCAAGTGTAGTTACCGTATACAGAGACAGTTTAAGCACAACAATCCAATGTACCAGAGATGGGACTGCGTCGGGCACTAATCAGACCTGGTTAACAAATCTAATAGATTGGGTACCGCCAAGTTTTGGCTCAGGTTACCAAATCCAATTATATGCAGCACCTGTGGGTTATTCTGCGAATGTAATGACATCGGGGGTATCGTTGGCGCAGGCCGGCTCAGGTAATAATGATTCTTGGACATTTGATTATCAAGCCGGGGTTATTAACTTTGCCGATACAACGGTCCCAACATCGGTAACATGGAACGGCACAACAGGCAATGTGGTTTATGCAGTTGGCGCACGTTATACTGGCACCAAAGGTATTGGTAATTTTACAAACGGTATACAAGTTGGTAACGTTAGTGTTATTGGTAACGTTATTTCCAGTACCGTTGGTAATTTAGTAATACCACAAGTGACAACAAGCAATATTGGCATTAGCGGTGGATATATTAGTAATGTGGCAAACCTTTATGCTACCACAGGTAGTATAACTAATTTTAGTTCCAGTAACGTACAAATTACAGGCGGTAATTTAATTAATATGGCCTTGGAGAATATTACTACGCTTCAGGCAACAAACTTTAGTACAGCCAATGCTCAGATCACAGGTGGTAATTTAATTAATATGACCTTGGAGAATGTCACAAGTCTTCAAGCAACAAACTTCAGTACAGCCAATGCTCAGATAACAGGTGGTAATGTAACAGCTGGTACTATTACAATATCTAATAGTAGTATTAGTAGTCCTGACGTAATTACATTTTATTCTGCCGGCGGAGCAATTACTTTACCTGTGGGTGGGAATATTGCTAGACCCAATAGCCCAGTAGCTGGGGAAATTAGGTTTAACACTGATTACCAGTCTGTTGAATTTTACAACGGCCAGGGTTGGATTAACATTATCAACAGCATTGATGGGCAAAACTTTTACGGTGATGGTGTTAATAACACATATATATTAAATCACTTTACTACCAGCTCCGGTGTTCTAGTAAGTATTAACGGTACAGTACAGCAACCAGGATTTGCTTATAACATTTCTGGTACACAGATTACATTTACAGAAACACCGTTAGCGTCAGACCAAATTGATATACGTTATCTAGCGGCCAGTACGGCCAACGCCAACGATATTACTGTGATTGACACAGGCAATGTCACAGTGGGAACAGGAGCAACAACCTTTGATGTATTTCCTACTAATATGTACAGAAGCGTAAAGTACACGTTAAGCAGTACTAATGGAGTTGACCAACAAATATCAGACGTTTTAGTAATTCATAACGGAACTAATAGTTTTATAACTACCGTATCAAATTTAAGAACAGGGTCAAATTCCCTAACATTTACTACGTCTTTAGCTTTGGGCAATGTTACTGTACAAGCCACAGGAACCACAGGAAATAACAAAGTTAGAATACAACGTACATATTTCCAGGTGTAACTTAAATGAATATGTTTTTGCTAAATACGTTATACCCAGGAGCTCTTTAGCATGGCCAACTTAACAAGAATACAGAATAACCAGATTACCGATAGTACAATCCAGGCCAGCGCAAAATTGGCGTCCGGGTCAATTACCGGTAATTTACTAGCAAGTACAGTAACGTTTAACAGTAATATTACCATTCTTGGTAATTTAACAGTTGCAAATAATTACGTACAATTAAACTCAATTAACACATATATCAATGATCCATTGGTTGTTTTTAACAACGGATACAACGGATCTCCCAGCTACGATATTGGTATTTTAGTTAATCGTAACTTACAAACACTAAGCGGATACGGTGGGGTTAATACAGCTTTTGTATGGAAAGAAGCAGATTCAGCATTTGAAGCAATTGCCACCACAGAAACAGGAACACTAGCTGGGTCAATTAATAATTCGGGTTGGGCAAACATTAAGACTGGTAATGCCACAATCAATGGAACAGCCACAATTACTAGCATTTTGGGAGTGACCGGAGATGCAACATTTACTACAGGTAATATTGCTGGCTTACAAGTTAAAGCTCTTGGTAATGTAACACCCGGGACTGGCGCATTTACAACTGTAAGTACTACCGGCAACTTAACTGTTGGCGGCCTGATGTCGATTACCGGCAACATTGTACCAAGCGCAAACGTAACGTACAGTTTAGGTACACCAACTAACAGATTTAAAGATTTATGGTTAAGTGGAAGCACAATGTATCTAGGCGGCTTTGTGTTGTCTGAAGACGTTAACGGAAATATAAATCTTACAACAAATAACGGCAATCGTCTAACAATAGTTGGTACGGTTGCAAACACAGTAATTACAACAGGCAATATTGTAGCACCATACCACTTGGGTAATATAGTAGGTGCTATTGCTACTCATACAACCATTACCACTGCTGGACTACAAGCACAGGCAATTGGTAACGTAACAGCAGGAACTGGCGCATTCACAACAGTTACAGCTGGCGGATTACAAGCACAGTCAATCGGTAATATAACACCCGGTACTTATGTATTCACAACTGGATCGGTAGCTGGACTACAAGCACAGTCAATTGGTAACGCAACACCGGGAACTGGTGCGTTTACTACACTAACAGCAAGTGGCGTTACACAAGTAACAAATGCCACAGCATCTACAGCAACTAATAATGGCGCATTGGTAGTAACCGGCGGTGTCGGTATTGGTGGCGATTTAAATGTTGGCGGCCAAACATTGTTAACTGGCAACGTAAGCATTGGTGGTAACTTAACAGTAACAGGTCAAAGCGTAAGCATTGGTTCTACTTCGTTAAGTATCAATGATCCAATTATTAATTTACATACACCAAGTGATCTAACACCATTAACAAGTAACGATGGTGCTGATATTGGTATTAAATTCCATTACTACAACGGAGCCGATAAAGCGGCATTCCTTGGAATGGCCAATGACAGTAAGATGTTAGAATGGTACGACTCTGGTAGCGATACTGGTAACGTTTTCTCTGGCACAAACTACGGTGGCATTAAAGCTGGTCGTTTAATATTATCTAATGCGTCGGTACTTGGCGGTGGCCTATCAGCCAATACCGGTACATTCCAAGTTTATGGCGATGGTAGTATCAATGGTAATTTATATGTTGGTGCGGCATTCCTAGCAGGCACAGCAAGTTTTGCCGCTATTAATAGCACCGTAATTGGTAATATAACACCTGCTGCCGGCACATTTACATACGTAACTGTTACTCAAGGGTTTAGCTCAGCCAACGCTCGCATTGTTGGCGCACAAAGTTATATTGGTGGTGGCACACAAATTGCTAACGTAAGTGCTCAATATGGTACATTCCCTAATTTATCAAGTACCAACGTATTAGTCAGTGGCGGTAGCTTAACTAATTTAACACAAGTAACAGCTACAAACGTTGATGCCGGCACAATCGTAACAACAAACCTTGGTTCAGGTAATGCCCGTATCGCTGGCGGTTACGCAGATAATTTTGCAATTGGTTCTAACACAGCGGCCACAGGTAGATTCACAACATTAACTTCAACTGGTGTAACAACAAGCTCTGGTAATTTGGTTGCTAATAGTCAAGTTAACAGTACAAACAGCACAAGCGGAGCATTGACAGTGGTCGGTGGCGCAGGTATTGCCGCTAACGTATTTGTTGGTGGAGCAACAACATTTGGTTCTAATCAAACTGCTGGCTACGATCACATTGTTATGGGCAAGAATGATGCTACTCTAATGTGGGCACGTAGTGGCGTTGTATATGATCAAGTATTAATTGGCAACACCGCAACAGTTTCTAACCTGGTACGTGGTGCTAAGTTGATTGTTAACAGCACAGACTCAATGATACTACCTGCTGGTACTAATGCTCAAAGACCAAGCAGTACACTTGGTTCTGACACAGAAGGTATGTTCCGATATAACACAACGGCCCATGCTCCAGAATATTTTAATGGCACAACTTGGCAAAGTATTGTACCAAACTATACTGTTATTACAGACGAAACATTTACTGGTACTGGATCACAATACAACTTTACACTTGGAGCATCATCAACTACAGCTGGAACCATTGTAGCAATTAACGGTGTTATACAGTTCCCAACTTTTGCCTACTCGGTAACAGGAGCAACACTAACATTTACTGAAGCACCACTTACTACTGACGTCATTGACGTTAGAAGATTAACTACAACAAGTCAAGTTACTACGTTAGCCAGTGTAAACGGATACATGACGATTAGCACTGATAATAACGGGGTATACATTAGCACAGGAACAGTTGCTCCGGTGGTAACAACGTCTTGGAATACCAGCGGCGCAGAAGTTAACTCCACCGGTAACGCAGTAGTAACCACAGCAAGTACACCAACAGTGGTTGATAGTTTTGATGCTACACTATACAGCTCGGCAGAATACACAATCACATCAACAATTCAAGGTACAAATGTACGTGAAATTGTCAAAGTATTGGCTGTACACAACGGTACATCAGCAAACATAACAAGTTTTAGTCGTTCGACAACATCGGGTAACACACTAACAACATTAACTGGCGCAGTTTCTGGCAGTAATTTCCAGTTATCAGCAACAACGACAAACAACAATACTGTATTGAGAATTCGTAAAAATTATCAATCTTTATAAGTATATAATAGCCAACAGGGAGATATGGAACTATGGCAAATAGCAACTTTGTAGTACACAACGGACTCACAGTAGGTCCGTTAACAATTGACGCCGCAACTGGTACAGTTAGCACAACCGGCGCTCTTGGCACAAATTATCTTAATTCATCGCAATCAACATTTCCGGGCAACACCGGTAACATCGATTACATGGTTAATGGTGGCGTTGAGTCTTATGTAGGCGCAAACGTAGATCCCTTTGGTGCTTCTCTTAGTACGTTAACTTGGTATGATTGTATGAACCCAAATAACGTATTAGTTACACTAGAATTAGGGTCGAACTCGTCGATCTAAGATAAATAACATTAATAAGGATAATTTAAAATGCCAACACAAGTACAATTTAGACGTGGAACAGCTACCCAAAGTAACGCTTTTACAGGGGCGGCTGGTGAAATTACAATCGATACAACAGCTCAATCCATTCGTGTACACGATGGTTCAACAGCTGGTGGTAGCCAATTGCTGTCAGCAGGTGGTACACAAACATTAACAAACAAAACAATTGGTGCCGCTACTATTTCTGGTAACTTAACACCAAGCTCCAACGTTGCGTTTAACGTTGGTAGCGTAAGTAGCTGGTTTAACAACTTTTACGGTTCTGCTGTACACGCATTATACGCTGACTTGGCAGAAAACTACTTGGCCGATGCTTATTATCCAGCTGGTACAGTTGTAAAACTAGGCGGCTCTGCTGAGATTACTCAAGCTACTAACAATAGTACTGCTGTTTTAGGAGTTGTATCTGCTAACCCAGCATATTTGATGAATGGTGGTTTACAAGGTTCTTATGTAACACCAGTAGCGTTAGTTGGTCGCGTTATGGTTAACTGCCGTGGACCAGTAAACAAAGGTGACATAATGGTTGCTGGTGACGGTGGCTATGCTATCCCTAATAACAGCCCAGCAAACGGTGCTATGATTGGTAAAGCGGTTGGTTTTACATCAGCTCCAGGATTTAGCGAAGTTGAGGTTGTAATCGGTAACGGTTAATAACTTAACAAGTTTTAAACACAATAAAGGGCGCACCATGCGCCCTTTTCTTTTAGCGATAAATATATAAAAGATCACGGAAAAAGTAAATGGCATTAACCCGTCCCAATTATAACAACTTAAACACTACTATTGAAGTATTGTTAGATCCGATAACGGTCTTAAACGGCAATTCAAAAGCGGCCAATTTAGACATTGGTTTCATAATGAATCGCGACAGCGGTTTAACAGCATCAAATGTCGCATTGTACTGGTCAGAAACAACCCAAAGTTTTGTACACGCCTTTACATCAAACTCAGGAATAACAAATACCCCAATTACCGCCAGCAGTTACGCACCTGTCACAGTTGGCGGAATTAATACCTCCGGTAATATATTAACAATTGGCGCAACTTTATTACGTCTTGATCAAGACATAAAGTACCCTTACACATTTGATATTGGAACTTACGGTCACTATATAGGTGGCGAAGCTAATACTACAGTACATACCGGGGTAGTACGCAATCATAATAACGATACCTGGACATTTTTTGGCAATTTAGCAACTGAACCAGTTAACGGAGCAGTAGTTAATTGGAACGATACTACAATTATCTATGACCCAATTAAAGCAGGTCAGTTAACTTTAGCAAATACCACAGTAAGTACAAGCTCAACAACAGGAGCATTAGTAGTCGGCGGCGGCGCAGGCATTGCTGGTAACTTATATGTTGGCGGAAACTTAACAGTAGCCGGCACAGTAACATTTACAAACAGCGTAATAGAAACTAGTACAGAAACTGTACTTGGAGTAGAAATTGTTGGCGGAAACTTAGTAGCAAATTCTGGAGTAGCAAGTACAAGTACTACAACAGGTGCCTTGGTTGTACAAGGTGGTGTTGGTATTAGCGGCAATTTAAACGTAGGCGGTACTATTGCTGGTGTCAGTAACGCTTACGTAGACCGAGGCGTCGACTTAAATGACTGGAATACGGTCACTACAATGGGCGTTTATTTGGTAAATAGAAGTAGTTGGTCTGGAACTAGCAATACACCGTTAAATTCGATGAATTTTTATGGTGCCTTGGAAGTTATAAACTCCGGAAACGTGAGTATAACTCAAAATTACAGACCTTACGATAGTAGTTCTACTAGCAGTAAAAACGTTTATTGGACTAGGAGCAAGTTCAATAGTACGTGGACCGGATGGGTAGAAATTATTAACGGAGCAGAAGCATTAGATGGCGGTAGTTTTTAAAGGATAAGAAAAAGTGGCAAACACAATATTACATAAACGATCGAGTACGCAAGGTAAAGTACCGTTAACTGGTAACCTGTCGCTTGGTGAATTGAGCATTAACACCTTTGACGGTCGTTTATATACCTTAAAGAACGATGGCTCTGCTACTATTGCCGACTTAAGCCAAAATGATAAAATTACCTTAAGCGGCGACGCAACAGGTACAAGTACCAACCCTGCCGCAGGTTCTAATTGGAGTAACTTAGCAGTAACATTGGCAAGCACTGGCGTTGTTGCTGGTAACTATGGTAGCCCAACTTCTATTCCGACAGTTGTTGTTGACGCAAAAGGTCGTGTACTAAGCGTAACAACAAACGCAATCAGCTCATCAATTACTTTGGGTGCCAGTTCTGGTGCCAATGGATCGGTATCTACTGGTGGTACATTAACACTATTAGGTGCCGGTGGTATTACAACCACAGTGGCATCTGGCACATACACAATTACAGCAAGCGGTACATCGCCGACTGCTAACGTTAGCTTATACGATTCAATTAGTACTACTCCTGCGACAAGTACTGTTTATTATCCACAGTTGTCAAGCACATTAAATGGCAATACACTAACACAGGCCAACGTTAATTTAGCATTTAACCCTGGCGTTGGCCAAGGTACGTTATATATTCCGCAAGTTGTTGCTACTACTGTAGTGGCGTCAACAATCGGTAATGCTACCAGTGCCATAATTGGTACAACTGCCGCAATCGGTACAGTTAACGCTAACCAAATTAACGCGGCAACAATTGGTAATACTGGAGCAGTAATTACTGGTGCCACAGTTACTACAACAGGTAACGTTGTTGTTGGACAAAACTTAACAGTTACAGGTAACTTAACTGTACAGGGCCAAAATACTATTATTGGTTCTCAAGATTTAACAATCAATGACTCAGTAATTAATTTACATACCTTTGCTAACTTGGCACCATTGAGCGGTGACGATGGCAGAGATATTGGTTTAAAATTCCACTACTATAAAACCAGTGACAACCTGGCATTCCTGGGTTGGGCTAACGATACTGGCTATTTAGAATATTATGCCGCTGGATCGGAAAGCAACGCCAACGTTTTTGCTGCCGGCACATATGGTACAATTAAATCTGGCGAATTAGTTTTAGCCAATTCAACAGCAAGTACAAGTACAACAACCGGCGCATTGCGTGTTGCTGGTGGAGCAGGCATTGGCGGTGCGTTATATGCTACTCAAGTTTATGATAATGGTAATCGTGTATTAACAACCGCAACTACACACGGTAACGCGGCAAGCGGAACAGATGTTACAGTAAGTGGAGCTTATAATAATTTAACGTTAACATTGGTTAACATAGCTTCAGCCGGAACATATGGTAATGCTACTTATAGTCCAGCTGTTACATTAAACACAAAAGGTTTAGTAACTAGTATTTTGCCAACGTTAATTACACCAGCGTGGTCTAGTATTACAGCTACACCAACTACACTAAGTGGTTATGGTATTACAGATGCGTTAAGCACCAGCTCAACAGTTGATGGTGGTGTTTATTAAGATTTAAAGCCGGGAGATTTTTATCTCTTAGCCGTTGGTTTTTACCGACACATAACGGGCCTTATTAGGTTAGGAAATGGCGAACACAGTTTTATTAAAACGTAGTTCGGTGGCCGGTAAGGTCCCACAAACTACAGACTTATCGTATGGTGAACTCAGCATAAACTATGCTGATGGTGTTCTCTGGTATAAAAAATCCGATAATACAGTCAATCCTCTTAACTCCGTTGTCTACGGAGGAACAGTCAATGCCCTTACCTACACTAATGCGTCAAACGTATTAGTAAACTCGTCGGCATTAACATTTAACCCAAGCGGTAACATATTAACAGTCAGTGGCAACATAACAGCCGCTAACGTCTCTACGGCCGGATCTATTAGAGCCGCAGGCCCATTAGGGCAGTCAGCATTTATCAGTGCTGGTAATAACCAACTTGGAGGTGTTGGGTATCATGGCTTCTTAGAAGTTACTAACACGGCTGCAACTAATCCTAACAAGTATTTCCGTTTAGATAGTGCTGGTACTATTCAAATTATCAATAGTGCCTATAGTCAAACTATATTCAATTTAACTGACGCAGGCGATTTTACAGTTCCGGGTAAAATTACATCTGGTAACGTAATCAGTTCCGGTTACGGATCGTTTGCTGGAACATTTAATGAAAGCACAACCACAGCTGGTGTATATGCTGGTATTGCTGGATCACCACCAGCAAGTCCTCGCATTGGTTTGTTTAACGGTAATAGCGCACAAAATTGGCAAATAGATAACTACAACGGTTCATTCCGCTGGTTTACTCCTGGTGTGTCAAGAATGTCGTTAGATGGCAATACCGGCCAACTAAGTGTAACAGCTACAGTATCAGCAGACAAATTTACTACTACTAGTGGTATATTCTGGGCCAACGGAGCCGCATATTCAGCTGGTGGCGGCAGTAGCTTCACTGGTGGTATTATCGCCAGCGATATCTATCCCAATGCCAACGTAACTGTAAATTTAGGACAAGCGGCCTCGCGTTATTGGTCTAACGTATATACAAGTAATGTAATTGTTAGTAACGGCATATTTTGGGCCAACGGGACTACATTTAGTTCTGGGGCCGCAGATTCGCTAAATAGCTATATTGATGGTGGCGGCGCCACAACTGTATATTATGCAGCAACAGATGTAATACTAGATGCGGGAGCTTCACACTAATGGCAACAAGAATTCAGGTTAGACGCGATACACTTGCGAATTGGACATTATTTAATCCAATACTTGCCAACGGTGAAATCACCTATGTAACAGACACAGCTTTTATCAAAGTTGGTGATGGTACAACAGCATGGAATAGTTTACCGTATGCTACACAAATTGGTAACGTTTCCCTTGGCCCAACCGGCGCAGTTACTGGCGGATCTGCTACCTTTGTTGCCAACATCACTGGCGGTAACATTATTGCCAACACAGCAACATACAGCGCACAGTATAATTATGCCAACGGCGTTTCAATCTTAGCATCGTTTAACTCGTTTGCTTCTTATGCCAATGCTAACTTAGGCACAGCAACTACAAACATCTCAGCATTACAAGCCAACGTTGGCGCATACGAAATTTATGCCAATGCCAACTTAGGTACGGCCACTACAAACATTACTACGTTGTTTAGTAATGCCGCAAGTCAACAGACTACAATAAATTTACATGATGCCAATTTAGGCACAGCAACTACAAACATTACTACATTGTTTAGTAATGCCGCGGCACAGGCAACTACCTTAAACATTCATGACGCTAACTTAGGTACTGCTACTACAAACATTCAAACTTTAAGTGCCAACATTGGCGCTTATGAGTTATATGCCAATACAAGCCTTTCAACACTAACTGCTAATGCCGGTACACAACAAGCATCTATTGACAGTTTAAGAACAACTGCCAATGCCAACACAGCCGCATACTTGGCCGCTGGTGTTGCTACTGTTAAAGTTACAAATAGTACAGAAGCAACTGGAGCTGCAACCGGAGCATTCCAAGTCACTGGCGGAGCCAGCATTGGTGCTAACTTATACATTGGCGGTAACTTAATTGTTTCTGGTAATACATACGAATTACAAACAGAAATTATTAGTCAAAGCGTTGTTGTTGCCGCTAACGTAACTGCTGGCGCATACTTCTACGCAAACGGCACACCATTAAATTATGGTAACGTACAAGCTGCCGCTTACTTGGCAAGTAATACTGATCCTACTATCAGTAACCTAAATGGCAATGCCGCGGCCCAGGCAGTATCTATTAACGCTATCAATGCTAACTTAGGTACAGTAGTTGCTACAACGATTCCAGCAATCAACGCTAACATTGGTACAATAGTTGCTACTACTATACCTACTATCCAAGCTAACCTTGGTGCGTATGAATTCTGGGCTAACACAAACTTTGCCTATGCGAATACAACATTCGCAACAGGCGCAAGCACATCGGCAATACAAGCCAACTTAGGTGCTTACCAAATTTATGCTAATGCCAATTTAGGCACAGCAACAACTAACATTACTACCCTGTTTAGTAATGCCGCAAGCCAACAAACATCAATTGACAGTTTAAGAACTGGTGCTAATGCCAATACCACAGCGTTCTTAACTACACTGGCATTTACAGCCCCAACTGCCAACGTCAGTTTGTACGATAGCGTAACTCCTACAACTACTAACGCAATTTTCTATCCACAGTTAGTAGATAAAACTTCTGGTAACGTTGCTGGTTATACTGCTGGACTATCATATAATCCAAGTACTGGTTACTTGTATGCTAATTATGGCACATTTAATAGTGTCTATGCCGCTGCCTTTGGCAACTTAAACTCAACCTTTACTGGCGCAAGTATTAGCACAACCAACGGTTACATTGGTACAATTAATGCCTCGACTATCAATGCCGCAACTATTGGTAACACTGGTGCTACACTAACTGGTACTCTATCAACTGCTACACAAAATAGTGTAACTACAATGACTGGATTGACCTTAATTGGTACAGCCAGTCAAACAACAACAGTAGCAGGCAATTTAACAATTGGCGGCAACTTATCAGTTACAGGTCAAAGTGTAAGTATTGGTTCAAGTACATTAAGTGTTGCTGATCCAATTATTAACTTACACACAGCTAGTGACTTAACTCCGTTACTAAGTAACGATGGCGCAGACATTGGTCTCAAGTTTCATTATTATGACACAGCGGATTCGGCAGCATTTGTTGGTCGTGCCAACGATACAGGATTTTTAGAGTGGTACAGTCGAGGTAGCGACACTGGTAACGTATTCACTGGAACTGCCTACGGCACAATTAAGACAGGCGCACTTTGGTTAGCTAACACAACTGCTAGTACTGGTACAACTTCGGCTACTGCTGGCGCATTATACGTAGCAGGCGGAGCCGGTATTGCTGGCGCATTAAACGTTGGCGGTACTATTACAGCCGCAGGTGTTAACTTAGTAGCAACAATCAATTCCCAAGACGCTAACATCGGTACTATTGTTGCTACTACTATCCCGGCTATTAATGCCAACATCGGTACTATTGTTGCTACTACTATCCCGGCTATTAATGCCAACTTGGGTGCGTATCAAACGTTTGCTAACGCCAATGCCGCAAGCCAGCAAACACAGATTAATAACATTGTCACAACTGCTAATGCTAACGTCGCGGCCAGCTTACAAAACTTTACAACTAATATTGTAAGCACAGCAAACGTTACAGCCAATAACTTTGTGGGCAATAATGCCACAATCAATGGCGCAAACAATACTGCCATGACTATTGCTGACGGCGGTACTGGTATTGCAAACTGGACTCTAAAGCGTTACACTCAAGGTAATCCGTTATTCTCTACAGTTGAAGGTAACGGTACTGGATTGTTCTTTAAACCTGATGGTACTGTTATGTATTTTTCAGGTCAGACCGGTGACCGTATAAGTGAATATGCGCTGTCAACTCCTTGGGATATAACTACTGCTACTAACGTGGCTGCGTCTGGAACAAGTATTCTATCACAGGATACTAGCAATCGTGCTATATTCCTCAAGTCAGACGGTACTAAGATGTACATGCAAGGCAGTGGCACTCAACGTGTGTACGAATATACGTTGAGTACTGCCTGGTGGAGTAATACTGCCAGTAACGTAGGAGCATTTGTTGGTAACGCCTGGTACGGTACTACTCCAAACGGATTACAGTTCAATTCAACTGGTAGTCGGATGTATGTAGCAAACAGCGCAGGTAACATACAGGTATTTTCACTGTCAACTCCTTGGTCAGTAAACTCAGCCAGCTACAACAGCTATTTCTATGCTAACAACTCAGTAGAAAGCGCATATCAAGGATTTAGCTTCAACAGTTCTGGTAACAGTTTGGTTCTAGCAGGATCTACTGTCAGTAAAGGATTTGTACAGTATAATCTAGCCACACCGTATGATTTGACTACAGCGGTCTATGCTGGCAGACAGTACTACAGAGATCCAGTTGGCGGCGATAATGGTGCTTCTGGTGTATATGGTATATATTATGCCGATTCAGTTAACAGCGTGTTTGCACTGGACCAGACCAGTGACGTGGTATCACAATGGAGTACCAATACATCGGGTGTCAAGGTAACCAGCACTGGTACTACATTATTTGACGGTAACATAGTAAACTTAGCCAACGTGGTAGTGGTCCAACCAGGTATATCAGCAGGCCAGCCAGGATACGTAAACATATTTGGTAACATCATCGCCAGTGGGGTCACACAAAACCATTACATTGGCGGCACGATAAATTTTAGTACGATCTCAGGCACATCAGTTTCGGTCACGAATATTACGGCAACTGGTAACAGCACGATCAACAGCGGCACTGGTACCAGTTTAACTAGCTTGGTTACAGGCGCAGTTGCATCTGGCAGTATAAAACTCGTTAATTTGGCCACCGGTGGTGTAGCAGGTTCTAACAGCAACGTTACAATTGGACCAACACTAGGTGTTGGTAATGTGTTCTTCCAAACAGCAACAACGGTTAATATTGCCAATGCTACGGCCTCAACAAGTACTACTTCAGGAGCATTTGTAGTAGCTGGCGGTGTTGGTATCGGTGGCGATGTGTTTAGTGGCGGTAATTATAATATTGGTTCATACAATCGTGCAGTACCAACAATTTATTACAGCAATTCGGCAACAGGACAATATTCGGCACATTTAGTACAACGAGCAAACGTTGAGCTTTGGTTAGCTGGTGCTAACCCTTCAGAAAACTATGTTATTAGAAATAATGCCACAACAGATTGGCTCACAGTAGCAAACGTCACTGGTAACGTTGTATTAAGTTCAACTACTACAAGCACAAACACAACAACTGGTGCATTGGTTGTTGGCGGCGGAGTTGGTATTACTGGTTCTCTTTACGCAAGCAGTCTAGGATCGTTTGCTGGTGGGGTTATAACCAACCAACTATCATCAAGTAGCGCATCGGCAAGACTATACACTGATGTTCAATCTAACGTTACAATTGGTGGAACTACAAGCAACGTTACTATTCTTGGTAACTTAATTGTTTCTGGCAACATCTACGAACTACAAACAGAAATTATCAATCAAAGTGTCGTTGTTGCCTCTAACGTGTCAGCAACATTGTTTACCTATGCCAACGGCACTGATATTACAACACAAATTAGTACTTTGCGTAGAGGTGCTGGTCTAAGTAACGTAAACATTGCCACAGGTAATGACGTAATTACATTTGGTGTTTACAACCCTTCTACAGGAACAGCGGCAAACTCATTTACGGTTTGTTCAAACATTGTTCACGTTAACACAAACTTACGTGTATTTAACAACTCACAGTTAGACGGAACTCTTGGCGTTGCTGGCAATGTTATTGTTAGTAACATTGCTGGTTCAAACTTTACATGGAGCAACGGTGTAAGTATTTTACAAGGAGTCGGCGGCACCTATACCAACTCTAACGTGGCCGCTTACTTGCCAACTCATACCGGTAACATAACTGGCGCAAACTTTATTGGTAATATTCGTTCACCTGGATTGACCAATATAGTCTACATAACCGGTAACCTTATTCCAAGTCAAAGTAACGTATACAGTTTGGGTAGCGCAACCAATTGGTTTACTGGACTATACATCAGCGGTAACACAATTAACCTAGGTGGTCAAACAATTAAATCCACATCAACTGGTTTTAGTTTCCAAACAGCAGGTGGTGGACGATTTGACTACGATGATACCTACGGTGGTTTCACAAACTTCTACTCAGCAGGCGGACAACAACCCGATCCTGCTCAGATGTACAATTTAAAACTGACCGGTGGATACGCTACTCAAAATGCCACAACTGGTGCGTTAGTAGTCAACGGCGGTATTGGCCTAAATGGCAATCTGTATAGTAGTCAAAACATATTTGGCGCAGATTTTATCTTAACTGGTACCGGGCAATCAATTTCTACCGTTTATGCCGGCAATACTTATGTTCAGAGTTTAGTCACTACAGCTAACACAGGTGTTGTAAATTATGTAAACACCAAAGTAAATGCTGTACAAGATGGATTAAATTTTGCCAATGCTTCTCTTACAGCCGCTAACTCAGCAATAATTGTTGCCAACACATCAATGCGTGGTTATGTAGATACTGCCAACACCAGTATGAAAGCGTATGTTGATGGACAAATTACTGCTCAAAGTACAGCAACAGTCTCGTACGTTGCTGGTGTAAACAATGCCATAACCACAGCAATTAACTCTAACATTACTACAGTTAACTCTGCTATTACAACTGCCAACGCTGGTGTAGTAAGTTATGTTGATGCTAAATTTGGTAGCTTATCAACTGGAGCTAATGCTAACACGGCCGCTTACCTGAGTAACTATTCAGGTAATGTTGTAGCTGGTAACATTCTGGCTACTGGATTTTACTTTGCCAATGGAACACCATTTATCAGCGCCAGCGGCGGTAGTGGAACATATAGCAATGCCAATGTAACAAGTTATCTACCAGTTTACTCTGGTAATATTAGTGCCACAAATGTTAATACTACATCTCTATACGCTACAAACATATATTCTACATATAGTAATGCTACGCTAACACAATCGTATCAGCCATATATTACCACAGTTGGTAACTTAGCAAACTTAACAGTTGCTGGAAATATTACAGCCACTAATATTGTAGTAGGCACACCACTGCCATACACACAACGTGATGCGGCATTACGCATTGGGGCCAACACTAACAACCGTGCTCAGATTGCTATACAAAATACCAGCAACGGATACAACGCAACCACAAACTTTGTGGCCTACGCAGACAACGGCGACGACGGCAATGCTTATGTACAAACTGGTATTGTAAGTTCTGGTTATGTTGTAGGCGGCAATGAATTATTATACCCAGCTGATGCTTATGTAACAGCACGTGGTCCATTGATTCGTCCTGGTAACTTAATTACCCGGGGCGGTAACTTATTGATCAGCACAGCCACAGCTAGAGATATTATATTCTCTACAAACGGTGCTGGGGTTGCCAACCAAGTTGGTCGTTTTGTGAATACACAAGGTTTGGTAATTTACCCAACAACACAGTCTGCCAACGTATACACAGGTGCGTTGGTTGTACAAGGCGGCGCCGCAATACAAAAAGATGTTTACGTTGGCGGCAACTTATTTGTTGCTGGTAATACCACAACCATTAATACATACGTACAAACTGAATATGTAACAGGCAACGAAGTTGTTGCCGGTAACCTTATTGCCAACTCTGGTATAAGTAGCACAAGCACCACAAGCGGTGCTGTTCAAGTTCTTGGCGGTCTTGGTGTAACTGGTAACGTGTATGCGGGCACAGTTAGAACTGGTTCAGTATACGCCACTGGATTATATTGGGCAGGCAACGGCAACGTTATTAGCACAGGCGGAACTTCTGGCAATATTACCTTACGCGGCAGTTTAACAGACGTTGTAATTCAAAATCCAGAGGCAAACGACATTTTAACATGGAATGGTGCCTACTGGGTTAACAATGCGCCGGGTGCGGCGTCTGTTGCCAGTACTATCTTTATTCCACAGGCCACAAGCGATCTAGGTTTGGTTACAGACCTTGGAGTCTCGCACACAGAAGACAACGGCACAGTAACCGAAATTGCGGCATTTGCGTATGACATGGGCGTTTTAAGATTAGACGGTGTTGTGTCACTAAATAACTTAGACCAATCTGTTAAGTCAGATTATTTAGGTTACTCAATTATTTTTGGATTTTAAAGGAAAAAAATGGCACGCCAGCTTATTGAAAAATACGTTTTTACACCCGGAGCAGCCGGTTATGGAACGTTAAAGTTCCCAGGTAAAGTTGACTTAACTCAACTATTGATTATTGCGAATAAAACAGCGCAGACAAACATCTACGCTATCGGTGATGCCACTCGTAACGGCTCAATCAGTTACGACCCATTTGATACCAGCTTTACTTCCTATCCAAGTGGACAAAATTATACATTTAATCCGGTTACTAGTGAACTAGCTGGTGTCAGTACTGTAGTATTTGCCGCTGACACTTCTACTATGTTGTCAACGGATAAAATTGCGATTTATACTGATGCTCCAAAACACTTAGGCAACATTATTCGTCCGTATGCGTTTGGTGTTGATGCTATTGAGCGTATGCGTGTAGCGCAACCACAGTCATTGATCGACGCTGACTTTGAGTACGGTCTACAGCCCACTAAGTGGCAGAACTATTCAGATATTCGAAACATTCCGGGTATTTACGAAAAGCCGGGCTTGGACTTGTTCGTAACAGCTATCCAAACAGACGGCGGTAACCCAAGTATTATTACAGTTGATTGTAGTCAAGGTCACGGTTTAAACGTAGGCGATGCTGTTATCATGTTCGGTCTTGGTAATGCTACAGCTTATGCTCGCGCTGAAGGTGCGTTCGTTATTGCTGCCGTACCAAGCTCAACACGTTTTCAATTCTATGCCAAAGGTATTGTTGGAACATTAGGACAATCACTATTTGCTGGATCAAGCTACGCACGTCGTGGCGGTTTTTATGCCGGATCTAACTTGCCTATTACAAACTATTATAGCGATGGCGGCAGTCCAAGTAAAATTACAGTTGTTTGCGGAGCGAACCATGGTTTAGTTCCTGGTGCCCCTGTTGTTACCGTATTAACATCCTCTGGTACTAACCATGGCTTAGCGGCCGGTAACTTCTTTGCTGAAACAGTTCCGTTTGGTAACACATTTACCTATACAGCTCGAGTTGGCGGCGCAGTATCTAACACATCAATCGCAGGAAATACATTTACACGCTCAGATGCTTATGTTCAACACAGACCGTTTGACGGTGGCGTTAACTTGGGTACATTCCTACCAAGTCACGGTGCGTCTATTAGTCGTCAAACTAAAAAATATATGCGTTACCAATCTGGTAAAGGCATTTTGTGGACATCGGGTGTGCTGTTTAACCCTGTTCTTAACCTAGACCAAATTAGCGCAAGTGGTACCGGCGTCGGCGCAACTATTACAGTTATCACTGAAGTTGACCACGGTATGCAGGCAGGTGCTATTGTTGAAATTGCCGGTGTTATTACCTCAGGCTACAATGGTACATACGGCGTCCAATCTGTTACCAGTGAAAATACATTTACTGTTACAGCATCAAATACATTGGGAAGTGCCAATGCGATTCTTACAACATTGCCTCGTGTTACAGTTAAAGGTTGGCACGGAGCAACCACACGATGCGGGCCATTTGATGATCAAAACGGATTGTTCTGGGAATACGACGGCCGAGAACTTGCAGTAGTTAAACGGTCGGCAACATATCAGTTGTCGGGTGTTATTGCTGTTACTCCCGGAAGCCAAACTGTCGTTGGTACCAACTGCCGTTTTACACAACAGTTAAAGCAAGGCGATCGTATTGTTATTCGTGGCATGACCTATATGGTTGGTACCATCGCAGATGATAACAGTTTAACAATCAACCCAGAATATCGTGGGGTTAACGCATCTAGTCAAATTAAGTATACACTAGTAATTGACCAACGCATTCCACAAAGTCAGTTTAACATTGATAAACTTGATGGCACTGGTATTAGCGGCTATAATTTATATGTTTATAAGATGCAGATGTTGGGTATCAGCTTCAGCTGGTATGGCGCGGGCTTTATTGACTTTATGTGTCGTGGACCAGACGGTAATATGATTATGGCACACCGCATGAAGCAAAACAACATCAACGACGAAGCGTACATGCGTACAGGTAACAGTGCAGTGCGTTATCAAGCTATCAACGAATCTGTTAAGGATCGTTTGGCCGTTGCGTTAACAGACTCTGCTACTAGCGTGACCTTATATGATGCTAGTCGTTTCCCAGTAACTGGCGGTACAATCTTAGTTGAAAACGAGTTAATTAATTACACAGGTGTTTCGGGTAATACCTTATCTGGATGTACTCGTGGCGCCAGCTTCAGTATGTTTATCGGTGGATCTAATAAAACTTTTACTGGCGGAGCCGCAAGAGCACACGCAGTGGGCAACGGATACACCGGTGTCACCTTAATCAGTTGTACAGCGGCCCCAATTGTTAACCATTGGGGTAGTAGTTATATCATGGACGGTAACTTTGATGAAGATCGCGGTTACTACTTTAACTATGCGGCAGTTGGTAATACACTAACTGCTCAACAAAGTAAGTCGGTATTCTTCTTGCGTTTATCCCCATCGGTTAGTAACTCTATTGCGGGTGCGTTCGGGGATCGAGACCTTATTAATCGCGCACAGTTGTTGCTACAAAAATTACAGGTACAGTCAGACCAGTCGGTTCAGGTTTATGGTATTTTAAACCCGAGCAATATTGACGCTAGCCAATTAACATGGACAAACGTAAATACTACCGGCCTGGGATCACAACCATCATTTGCCCAAATTTCTACTACAGTTAATACAACAGCCCAACCGGGCGAACAGAACTTTAGTACACTTGGACAACCGTCGGGATTTAGTGAAATTGACTTGTCAAGTCTTAAAGAATTAACAAATTCCGCTATTGGCGGGTACAGTAACTATCCAGACGGACCGGACGTTTTAGCAGTTGTTGTTAAAAATCTGTCAAATAGCACAGTAAACGTAAACGTCAACCTGTTCTGGTCCGAGGCACAAGCATAAATACGTATTATAGGGAAGAAGATAAATGTCAACACAAGTACAATTTAGACGAGGAACAACGACACAGAACAACGCATTTACCGGTGCGGTCGGTGAACTTACAGTTGATACGGATCTAAAAACCCTACGTTTACACGATGGTTCAACTGCTGGCGGCGGCGCAATTATTGTTAACACTGCAGCGGCACAGCAATTATTAAACAAAACTATGGCCAGCGGTTCTGTATGGAACGGTACTGCTGTACCTTTGGCATACGGTGGTACTGGTAGCTCGCTAACTGCCACAGCTGGTGCGTTGATGTATTCAACATCAAGCGGTGCTGGACTTACACTTGCTGGCTTAACTGGTCAGATTTTAGTTTCTGGTGGTACCGGTGCTCCTACTTGGGTTAACGGTTCTACGTTAACAATTGGTACAGCCCAAACTGCTGTTACTGCTCAAAACATTGCTGGTGGTAGTGCTGGTCAGTTGATGATTCAGTCTGATACCGGTGTAACATCGTTTATTACTGCTGGCGCAACTGGTACGTTCTTACAGTCCACTGGTGCTGGTTATGCTCCAAGTTGGGCGGCTGGTACAGTTACATACGGTAATACAACTGTAGCACTTGGCGCCAACAGCCAAGTATTCTACGGAACACAAATTATTCAAACTGGTAACGTATATGCAGCCAACGTTATTCAAGACGGTGGCGCAATTATTGCCAACAACGCAAACGTCGCTGTCAGTAGCGCAAATACATTAACTGTTTTCGATACATTCTCAACATCACAATACCGTAGCGCAAGATATTGGATACAGGCTTCGTATAGTGGTACATATCAAGCTATGGAAGTAATGTTGGTACAAGACGGCACAACACCTGTAGTTAGTACGTTTGGTGTAACGCGAACAAGTGGTAACTTAGGTACAGTTGCAGCAAATATTGCTAGTGGTAATACTACAATAAGTTTTATTGCCGCTAATGCTAATACTACTGTTCGTGTAATGAAAAATTACTTCTCAGTATAATGCAAAAATTAAAAAAACTTTATCGCTCAAATTATGTTAGCGAAAACGTCATCACCGAACTAAGATATGAAAACGGTGAATGGACACCTTCAGTTGAAGCAGTACCAAATCAAGTTTTTAATACACATACTACTAGTCAGGCCATTGCTATCGGCAACGGCGAAAGTAGATTACAGTTTGATCTCGCACATATAGCAAGACACAAGGGCGGACTGTTCGGAGCCGATAGATTACAAAGTTACGGATGTAATGCCCTATACAGAGATTTTACACCAGATTTCTTAGTAGCAGTGGGTGATACTATTGTAGAAGAGATTGCCAATTCTGGATTTTGCGATGATCATATTGTTTATGCTCACGGTCAACATTTATCACAATATTCAGAAAAATTTTATTTAATACCGCAAAATGTTAGTTATGATGCCGGCTCTCTTGCTGTGTATCTTGCTTGTTTTGATGGCCACAAGAAAGTGTTTCTACTTGGATACGACGGATATGATATGCCGGGCCCGGTCAACAATGTCTATAAAGATACCAACGGCTATCCTGCCGGCACAGAAATACACTCAGAAAACTTTTGGAATTTATCTTTACTTTCAGTGATTCAAACTTATCAAGACGTTGATTTTGTCAGCGTAATGCCAACACCCAATTGGTATGTTCCAACTGAAATTGCCAAACAAACAAACTTTAGACAAGTTGATTTTAGAAATTTTGTATTAGAAGCCGATATTAATTAATTTAATATTGATTCTAAAACTTTAATTTTTTTCTTTACAATATCAAAATTAAAACTACGCCATAGCCCAGGATGTAACGGTCTTGGATGATCGTTTATCTCAACCCAACAATATCCTCTATGTTCATCGTTAAGTACAGGTACAAACTCGCTGTCTACGTTAACTAAGAATGTATAATATACAAACTTTCTATTATCGGCTGTAAAAGTTTCCAATGGAATAAATTTTTGTTTAGAAAAATCTTGTCCAATTTCTTCTTGGATTTCTCTAGTCAAGGCTTGTGTTACTGTTTCTTTGGGTTCAATTTTACCACCAACAATGCCCCAAGACCCTGCGTGTTTACTTTTATTTCTTAGTAAGAAAAGATATCGATTAGTAGCGCGAGCATATACCAATGCCCCTACCCCTTCAGTATGTGTTTCGCCCATTTAGATAATTAAACTCCAACGTCCAGCTGGATATAATCCTTCGTAGCTCTTGACCCACGACTCCCCAGTCCATCGATATTGAACGGTTGTTTTTAAATTTGAAATGTACTGGGAATTGGCTTCACGACGGCTGTCAAACGCCACAGTCCAGTAACTACCATTCCACTCAATGATGTCGTTTGCGTTGGCAAGCAATTCTGTGCCCGGTGTACCGGCCCATGCTAATGCGCTTTCACTACCAACAGCACCAATTGGGTTTAAAATTAGATAACGTGTACCTGTTGCTGGATTTAAAATATTACTGTCCACAGTTACATTTTTTGGGTCAATGATAGCATTAACAGGAGGTAACGTATTTGCTGGTAATGTCTCTGGAAAAGCAGTAAACAATAATTGCGTATGATCTGTTGGGTTATAAGCAACTGTGCCTGCTATTTCGTGTGTACCGTCTGGGTAATCAAATGTTAATCTAATCTGGCTAATACCATTTGTCAACGACCCAAATATGTTTACAGCATCGGCCCAACTTGCTAGATCACCGTGAATTTGACCATCAACTACACTAGCCCTCTTATATAAAGTTAGTGTATTGCCAACATATACAATTTCATAATCAAGCGGAGTAACTCTTTGTCTGCTCATTAAGCCACCTAGTTTTGCAATCAACTCTGGATCTAAGTCACCGTTGGCATCGTACACACTGGCAATAATTTGAGCAACAACTCCCATCTTCTTGACCTTGGCAGGCAAGGTTAACCAAATTGGTAATTCAAAACTTAATGTGGCAATGTCGATGCTCTCGTCACCGCCCATTGGAACAGCACGACTTGTATAGTTTACACCTGTTAATAGCACTACACTTAGACTTGTCCAGTCTACAAAATTATCTGTGCTTTGTATTTCTAATCCGGGATTAAACAGCGGCAGTATCTGTTCAATCAACTGATGTTTCTGTTCTGTATTACTGGTCCAAATATCAACTTTCATTGACAGTTTGTATGGAGCCGGCATCATTCTTTCAACTGTATATAATCCGTCTTGAGTATTTGTGTAATCTTGAGTAGCGTGATCGTATTTGCGTTCGCGCACACGAAGAGAACCTTCAAAGTAAGGATTTTGTACACGATCTCTTTCGTAGTCCAATGCCGAGATGTAGACAGCCATTGCTGGTACAGAGTTTAATGTGTTTTCGCTGTTACCGCGCAGTATCATTGCCGCCTGGCGACTAATATCGCCATAGTACACAGGCACAGTTTGTAAAGCACGTTGGGTACCGTTGGTATTATTACCAAACTCTACTTGAAAGTTTGATAGCATACGAATAAATTGTATAACGAATCGGCGAATTTGCTTATCGTATGAAAACTGTACAGGCGCCATTAATTATCTGCTTTCGGTCTTAGTGCTTGACTCAACGGTTGACGTTCGTTAAATGTATTTCCGTTGTTGTCTACATATTGTCTAGTATTATTTACGTAACTCATACGTTGTGTCTTATTATCTGCGCCCGGAGTTAAGTTTGTACGAACGTTGTCTTCTATCTTGTTCCAACGCATACCATCAAATCTAAATAAACGATTTGGCAAATAGTCTAAGCGTAAGAAATAATCCCCTTCACCGGCATTGTTAGGAAAGCTAATACCTGACCCGGTAATAATTCCATTTGGCGCCTGTCCGTTGCCGGTTAGGTAACCTTCTACTTTTTGTGTTGGAGTTGGAGTCGCCTGAACACTAACTTCAAAGTCAACTGTTATATCTGTGTTGTCGGCTAAAATTGAATTGCCAACTTGTACATCTGTAACTGAGTCATAATATGGCGTAGTATCGTAACCACTCTTAGGAACGTCTAGTTCTGCTTGCACAACAATAGAATCGTTAATATGTTGGTACGTACTCAGAGTACTTAAAATGTCACTGGTTTTAGTACTAGCCGTACCAGCCACAATTTGATTAAGAATGTCTTTGTACTCCTGACTATCTACTAAGGGATTAAGTTTAACTCGCCATAAATGTGGCCACCAAGTTGGACTAAAGCCCTCCGAAGCAAAACTAGCATCACCCACTACATAATAACGTTTTAGAGCAATGGGCACATCTTGGTCTAAGGCATCGTAATCTTTTAAATGTTGTAACTCTAGTACGTCACCGGCAACTAGTTTACGACCAATTTGATCAACCATGTCACGTAAATGGAATACCATAAAGATAGTTCCGGTTTGTAAGAACAGGCCAAATTGGCTTAGGTCAAAGTCCTGATCGCCACGTTGATAGATGCCACGCATTTTATAAAGATTGTGGTCATACTTACGATCGCGGTTTTCTACCCATAATAAATCTTGGATGTTTTTTTCGCTTTGATTAATGTAATCAGGTACAGTAGCATCTGTGCTACCGGTTTGTTCAACGGTTCCTAGGTACTTGTTTAAAAGTACACCAGTTCCACCAATGGTAAACATTTCGGATATGCGTCTATCCATAAACTTATAATCATTTGTGTGGGCACCGTCTTTCCAAAGACTTAAACGTGGCATAGCTAATCCTATATTGTAGTATTTATGGGTTTGACCCATTAAGGGTTTTAATGTATAATACCAGTATGGAAGATACAATTCGCCGTATAGACGAGCTATTTTTTAAGATTATTACTTGTAAACAAGAGCACCAGCGAGATCTTAAGCGTTTATGGCACCGCTGTAAAGACATAATTACCGAAATTAGTCGAGAAGATGTAATATGTCGTAGAAAAGGGCGGGACACAGTACGCAAGTTAGAATTGGTAGCGGAATTGGATGAGGCTATAAATACCCTGGAGCAATACCTTGTATTTGCTACACTTTTAGGCGGTTGACTAAATATTCCCAAAATGCTATACTATAGATTATGTTGATATTTTTAGATACAGAATTTACAGATTTTCCTGAGTCCGAGTGCGACTTGATCTCCATTGGATTAGTTGACGAAAACGGTAGGGAATTCTACGCAGAAAGCACACAGTACCGGCAAGAGGCCTGTAGCCAATTTGTGCGCGATGTGGTAATACCTTTATTGGGTAAACATCACAATCGTGTAGTGGATAACTATTTTGGCATTGCTAAAAAGTTAAATGAATGGTTAAAGTTTTACGACAATCCACACGATGTTGTTACTATCTGCTTTGACTACAATACAGATTGGGCATTAATGGCTCGTATGCTATTATTGCTACCTGAAGAAGAATTGTTTGACAACATCCAAGCAAAAAACATTTGGGGCGACTTAGACAAACAAGCCTTAGATTGGTTTTGGATGGAACGAGACACAATAGGCTGGCAACAGCACATGGCATTATATGACGCACATGGAAATAGATTTGCGTACAAGCCTTTAGTAAGAAATCGTCATAATGAACTTAACGGAGAACAGTAATGGCAACAGTAGCTGGTATTAAAATTAAATCCAAGGCAAAAACACAACGCAACCCATTGATGGTTGATGAAAAGTACACAGGCGGTGAGCCAGTCTGGGACACCGAACGTGCCACAGCATTTGATGATGCCACATTTGACCATTTTATGCGTCAAAGTTTTTACTACTACAATTACTATTACAGCCAAAAAGATTGTAAAAAGTATGTGATAGAGTGGATGAAAACACCTGAGCTTAAATTTACAGCCGGGGATATTAAAACATTTCAGCGTAGCCCAGATAAAGCAATTGAAATGACAGCGTGTAGTCTTATTATGGCAAATCGCGTTGGTATGCCATTCCGTGGACGTCACGTTGAATACATTAAAGGTTGTATTGCTCGAGCAATTACTAGCACAGCCGATGAAGTTGAAGAAATAGTAGCAGACAAACCTAAAGCATACGTTCCTACTATTCAAGACCGCATGAACGAAAAGACAGCAGATACAATTGGCGAGCTTGAAGGTCATTATGATGAGTTTATAATGAATTCTAAGTATCAGTTTAAGTGTTATGATTTCTTAGTTGCCAACAACGTGCCGCAAAGTCAGCTTAGTAAATACGAAGCAGTTTATCAGGCACGATTTGACGAGCTCAAAGCCGCATACGAAAAACAAGATCCTCAATTGGTTGAAGGCTACAGCCACCTGAAGGCCGCAGACTTTAAACGGTTCTTTACTTTCCTTGATCAAATCTTAAACGACATACAACAATATCGTGGAGTCAAGAAAGCCACCAAAAAAGTACGTGCGCCCAAGTCTATTAGCAAGGAAAAAGTAGTTAGCAAACTCAAGTATGCCAAAGAAGATAAAATATTGCGTCTTGTAAGTGTGAACCCAGTTGATATCATTGGCGCCCAAGAGCTTTGGGTGTTTAATATTAAAACTCGTAAACTGGGCAAGTATGTTGCTGATAGTTTACAAGGACCATTGCGTATTAAAGGTACCAGTGTCGAAGGATTTGATCCTTTTAAATCTAACAGCAAAACATTGCGTAAGCCCGAAGAAAAGCTCAAGGAGTTTGCCAAGGCTACAAAAGTCCAATTACGCAAGTTCCTGGAAGATATTAAAGCCACTGAAACTAAACTCAATGGGCGTATTAGCACAGATGTAGTGCTACTTAAAACGGCATAACGTTCTTGTGTACAGTAATAAATACTGTACATAGGAACTAATAATGGCCACCCCATATCCAAACACACCAACTGCTGAACCCGGCTTTGATATACACAATAACTTCACAGCCAAGAGTTTATTTAACCCTGCCACAGGTAGTCAAAGTGGCCCACATATCGCCTTTGATGGATCGGTTTTAAGCAGTAACGACGCCCAAAGAGCCGCAATTACAGACTACATACGTATGCGCTTAGGCGACGGCATCGTTGATGTTGAATTAGACAAAGAACACTATGAAATGGCAATCAATCAAGCACTGATTAAGTATCGCCAAAAAGGACAAAATTCTGTAGAAGAAAGTTACGCAAGTTTACAGCTTCTACCGGAAACACAAGAATACATACTGCCTAAAGAAGTACAAAACGTTAGAGCAATTTATCGCCGGGGTATCGGTAGCGTAACAGGAACAACAGCAAGTCAATTTGAACCGTTCAGTTCTGGCTACTTGAACACTTATATGTTAGTAGCCGGTCGTGTTGGCGGCCTGGTAAACTACGAACTGTTTGTGGACTACCAGAAACTAGCGATGAAGATGTTTGGCGGTTATATGAACTTTACATTTAACCCAGTAACAAAGAAACTTACTATTATACGTAAGATGCCTTTCCAGGGTATAAACCCTCCCTTAGATCAGCAAGAGTCTGTATTGCTTTGGTTATACAACGTCAAACCAGATCAAATGATTTTCAATGACACTTATGCGTTTCCTTGGATACAGGAATATGCTTACAGTTTTGCCAAACGCATTGTAGGTGAAGCACGTAGTAAATTTAGCAGTATTGCCGGCCCACAGGGTGGCACTACAATGAATGGCGATGCTTTAAAGCAAGAAGCCACGGCCGAAATGGAAAAGCTAGAAGACGAATTAAAAACCTACATTGATGGCTCGGTTCCACTAACTTGGGTAACGGGATAAGTATTACTATGAAAATTACAGAAATTATTGTTGAATCAAGATTGCCTTTGGACCAGGTTTCTGCAACCCCTGGTATGAAAATTCATAAAGAGTTACAAAGTTCAGACCCGTATAATTCTTACAAGTTTGGTGTAAACTTAGCCGGCGCCCCGGAGTTCCACCACCCACCCGATTTAGAAGGTCCAGCTGGGCAGGCATTGGTTACAGTTGCCTACACAGATGCTTGCGAAGCCATCATTGATGCTACAGAAAAAGCCCACGGTGTATCGAGCAAACGTATTAGCCCACGCGGAAGCCAAGAAGCCGCTGACGTACACAAGGTTAGTCCGCACCGTTCGGTTGGCCCGATTGCACTTAACCGTAAATCCAAAAAATAATTTGACTTAACCAGCAATTTATGTAATAATGCTCTTACTAACTAAGGGCATTTTTTATGATCATCGGTATCTGCGGATTTATTGGTAGCGGTAAAGACACTATAGCTGACTATTTGGTTAACTTCCACGAGTTTAGACGTGATAGTTATGCCGGAACTCTCAAAGATGCTGTAGCGGCTGTATTTAACTGGGATCGTGAGCTATTAGAAGGACGCACCAAACAAGCCCGCGAATGGCGAGAACAAGTAGATCCCTGGTGGGCCAACCGCTTGAACATGCCTACCCTAACCCCTAGACTAGTACTACAGCTCTGGGGAACGGAAGTGTGCCGTAAAGGGTTCCATGACGATATTTGGATTGCTAGTGTAGAGAACAAACTGCGTACCAGCCGGGATAATATTGTTATTAGCGATTGTCGTTTCCCTAACGAAATTAAAAGCATTAAACAGGCCGGCGGCAGAGTCATCTGGGTTAAACGAGGAGAATTGCCTAGCTGGTATATTATGGCAGGCAAAGCCAATACAGGTGATATAGTAGCTCAGGCCAAACTCAAAGAGCTTGGTGTACACATCAGTGAAACTGCCTGGGTAGGCACAGAGTTTGATGCGGTCATTGACAACAACGGTAGTATTGATGATCTATATACAGCAGTTAAAAGTCTGGTACAATAGGGGCAGGTTTCCACGCAACCTTGGATTTATACAGCTCTTGCTGACAATTTAAACAAACAGTTTTATAGTTAATCCAATTGTTATTCTTTAAATTCCCATCGACATAAAACACATTAGACTGTGATGCTAACTTAAATTTAAAGTTACACAACTCACAACGATCCTTCTTTTTATAACCTGATTTAACCCATGCCGGTGCTTCGGGTTTATTTTTCCTGCCAGACCTAATACAACCAGCACAACTATTTCGATAGTGTGTTATACCTTCGCGGATATAGTTAACAGCCACAGGGTTTTTGGTACATATAGGGCATAAATCACGTTTCAGCATATAGCTATTTAAGTCAAACCTTCCCAAAGGCTCCTGTAAACGGCATCATTTTGAACCTTTAGAATAAATAACTTTAACATGTATTATAAAGGAAAATAACCATGGCACTAGTATCCCCAGGAATTCAAATTTCCGTAAACGATCAGAGTCAGTACGTTAACAGTAACGTAGGATCTGTACCATTAGTAGTACTAGCAACAGCTCAAGATAAGACCTATAACGGCCAAATGGCTACAGGAACTACTAAAGCAAATGCTGGAAAATTAATGAGCTTTACAAGTCAACGAGACTTAGTAACAGCGATGGGAACACCTACTTTCCAACTTAGCGCCGCTGGCACACCATTACACGGTAACGAACTAAACGAATACGGTTTGTTAGCCGCTTACTCGGCATTAGGCCTAACTAACCAGTTATATGCTATCCGCGCCGACATAGATTTAAATCAATTAACAGGTACAAGTAACCGCCCAATTGGTATGCCAATTGACGGACAGTATTGGTTAGATACTGCCAATAGCGAATTTGGTCTATACGAATTAGCAACTAACGCAACAACGTTAGCACAAGGATTTTCCCATATTGATCCTTTGGAAATTACAGATTCAAAACAAGTATCAAACGACAATGCTTATGCTTATGCCGTTCCAACTCCTCTTGCTAGTGTGGGACAAGTTGGTAGCTATGCTTTAGTTCTAGTTAATACAGACGGAACAACAGCAACTACAATTCGTTTGTTTTACAAAGCAACATCAACATCGGTTGCTGGATTATCTAATTCTTGGGTACAAGTTGGTTCTACTGCTTGGCAAAAAACTCGCCCAGTGGCAACTGGTACTACTGCCAGCCCAACAATTCCGTTAGGAAGTATTTTAACTTTTGCTAACTACAGCCCAATTACAACTACAAGTAACACAACAGTTTCTGGATTAGCAACAGACATTAACAACGCGGCTATTCCGGGTGTATTTGCCAACGTAGACAGCACAGGTCACTTGATGCTGTTTGTAACTAGTGCTGCAAAGAGCGCAGGTAATAGTGCTACAGCCGACGGTAAAATTACAATTACTTCATTCTTATCTAACACAGGTGCTAATTTATTAACAGCCACAACAGGCGTTGGTATTGCTGCCGGTAGCTATTATTGCCCATATTTCTTTTATGGCACATACGCACAACAACCAAGCGGTGGCTGGTATTCTACAGATGCTCAACCACGTCCAAACGGTTCTATCTGGTTTAAAACAACCTCAACAGGTCAGGGTTTTAATTTAGCATACAAACAATGGAATGGTTCGTTGGAAAAATGGGACGCATTAACAGTTCCGTTATACACATTCCAATCTGACGCTATCTATGGTTTAGATCCATCGGGCGGCGGTATTAATATCCCACACGGTCAAGTTATAGCCATAGTTGGTGTTACTGATACTACTGCTAACGGCATTAAATTACAAGCACAATTGCCACAAACAGTGGCCACAGGTAAAGGCGGCCAGTTAGCATCGGCCACAGCATTTACAGCTGGTAATAGCTTTAACTTAGTATCAACTACGCCTGGAGATGCTAATACAAGAACTTATACTATTACTTTAGCCGGCACAGGCGCAACAGATTTTGTTAGCGCAATTTTAGCGGCTAATATTCCGTACGTAACAGCTCAATTTAATAACGCAGACGGCCCATACGGCAGTATTAGTATTTCGCACACAGCCGGTGGCACGATTAACTTAACCAACGTAACTGGTACTCCATTGACAGCGGCACAATTTGTAACAAACAAAGGTAGTGGTTTTATTGTAAATACGCTACTTGCTACGCCAACAGTTTCTATCAGTAACTGGACACAGTTATTGGCAACTACTAAAATTGGCGATAGCGCACCATACACATCGCCAGACGATGGTACAATGTGGTATTATAGCAATTTAGCCGAAGTTGACATCATGGTCAACGACAATGGTTGGAAAGGCTACACACAAGTTGTATCAGACGCACGTGGATTTAACCTAACTAACACAGACCCAGCAGGTGTTATTGTTAGCGCAGGTTCTGCTCCAGTATTACAGAGCGATGGCACACAATTAGTATCAGGCGATTTATGGTTAGACAGTAGCGACACAGTAAACTACCCAGCATTGTATCGTTACAACGCAATAACAAGAGCGTGGACAAGTATTAACAATACAGACTCTGTTTCGTCAAATGGTATTGTATTTGCTGATGCTCGTTGGGACGCAGGCGGTACTGCTGACGTTATCAGCGGCAGCTTACCAACAGTGGCATCGTTGTTAGCAAGTAACTACACAGACCTAGATGCTCCAGATTATCGTTTATACCCACGTGGAGCATTGTTGTTTAACACACGTCGCTCAGGATATAACGTTAAGAAGTTTGTAAGCAACTACTTTAACAGCACATCGTTCCCTAACGCAAGTCTCCCAGCAATTAAAGATACTTGGGTAAGTGCTAGTGGTTTAGCAAATGATGGTTCAATGAACGCAGGCGGTAATGCTCAACGTTCAATGATTATACACGCACTACGTAGCGCAATTGACAGCAACTTAACAGCTCGTGAATTAATTTACGGTTTTAATTTGTTAACTGTTCCCGGTTATCCAGAAGTTACAAGTAACTTGGTAACACTAAACAACGATCGTGCTAACACAGGTTTTATTATTGCTGACACACCAATGTCGTTGAAGCCAAACGCAATTGATATCACGTCATGGGTTTCAAATTCAACAGGCAAAGGTTTGCCAAAAGTAACAGCATCTGATCCATACACAGCAATTTACTACCCAGCAGGTTTAACAAATGACTTAGCAGGTAATAGCGTAGCTGTACCAGCTAGCCATGCGGCATTACGTACATTCTTGTACAATGACCAAGTTAGCTATCCATGGTTTAGTCCAGCTGGCGCAAACCGCGGTTTGGTAAGCAATTTAAACGATGTTGGTTACATTGATTCGGCAACAGGATCATTTGTACACAACGGCGTTAACCAAGGTCTACGTGACGCACTACAGCCATTGAAGATTAACCCAATCGCTCAATTGCCAGGAACTGGTATTGTAATTTGGGGACAGCTAACTCGTTCTGCAGACACTACTGCACGTGGTAGTGTTAACGTAGTTCGTTTAGAAAACTACTTACGTACAATCTTTGCTTCTATATCAAATGGTTACTTATTTGAGCCAAATGATCAACAAACAAGAACAAGTATTGCTCGCCAAATTGAAGGTGCGTTACACGACGTACTAAGCAAGCGTGGTGTATACGACTTCTTGGTAATATGTGATAGTAGCAATAATACACAAAGTACGATTGCTAATCAGCAGTTGTATGTAGACATAGCTATCGAGCCAATGCGTGATGTTGAATTTATTTACATTCCGATTGCGCTATATAACCCTGGTGAGATTTCGACCTTCCAGGCGGCATCCACTTAAAATGGTAAATAAGAGTACAGGAGAATAGTATGGCCATAGCAAGTTTAAATAAATTTACAGTTCCGTTATCAACAGATCAAAGTGCTGGACACCAAGGTTTGTTGATGCCAAAATTAAAGTATCGCTTCCGTGCGGTATTTACAGGATTTGGCGTTGACAAAACAACAACAGAACTAACAAAACAAATCGTTGATATTAAGCGTCCAAACGTAAACTTCAACCCAATTACAATTGATGTTTACAACAGCAAGGTATTTTTACAAGGTAAGCCAGAATGGCAAGAAACTACGGTTAACTTCCGTGATGATGCTACTGGTGCTGTAAGCAAGTTGGTTGGTCAACAGATCCAGAAGCAGTTCGACTTTATGGAACAAGCAAGTGCAGCAAGTGGCGTTGATTATAAGTTCTCAATGACATTTGAAATGTTAGACGGTGGTAATGGTCAAACAACTCCAACTGTACTAGAAGCTTGGGACCTAGAAGGTTGCTTCTTAAGTTCTGTAGACTACGGCGATATGGCTTACAACAGCAATGATCCTGTACAAATTGCTTGTAATATTAAGTTTGATAACGCTGTCCAAACAGCCGGACAAGGTGTTGGTACTACACTAAACGTACCACGCACAAACGGTCCAGTAAACTAATATTCACTTTATTGAGTAAGAAGCCCGGTCATAAAAACACCGGGTTTTTTTACGGATAAATAATAATATGAGCATTAACCATTTACTTCGTCAGCAAGGTAGTACTACTATACGTACATATCGTCATGCGGCGAGAATCTTTACTGATAGTAATTTTCGTTTAAGTCCCAAGTATGGATTTTTATATTATGTTGAATTTGACTTGAACAAAGACATTACCAGTATTAGTAATCTCCAGGCCCAAGAAATGGGAATGATTGTTAAAAGCGTTAACCTGCCAAAGTTTACAATGCAGGTCAAAGAACACAATGCTTACAATCGTAAAAACTATGTTCAAAATAAAATTACATACGATCCAGTAAACATTGTATTCCATGATGACCAAGCAGATAATGTAAGAAGTTTCTGGTACGACTATTATAGTTTTTACTATAGAGATCCAGACTATGCTGACTCTACATATACTGCCTCACACAAATATCAAAGTCGCCCTACATTCAATTGGGGTTATACTCCGAGACCTACTGTGGGTTATAATAACGCATATGGCAATCAACCGTATCAATATATTTTAGCAATACGTATCTACAGTTTATATCAAAAGAATTTTAGCGAATACGAATTAATTAATCCTATTATTACTAAGTTTGGACACGGCGAACACAATGCCAGCGAAGGACAATCTCTACTAGAGAATTCAATGAGCATTCAATTTGAAACTGTCAAGTATCTAACAGGGTATGTGACAGAAAACACAGTTGGTGGTTTTATTGATCTACACTATGATAGAACCAACAGCCCTATTGCTCCTAACGAAGGAGTAAACATCATCGACAACGGTCAAGGTGGTTACACACAAGCAACAGATAAAATAACAGACTTGGCAATCAATGCGGCAACCTATGTACAACTAGCTCCACCGTTATTTACTCCATTGGGTATAGTTGGTCCTGGCGCATTTTCAACACAACTCGGTAATGGCGTTCAAGCGTCAGTGGTCAACGGAATTTCAAATTCAGGAGGCTTTGCTATACCAAGTCTTGGTGGATTAACAAATGGATTAACTGCTGGTGCTGTGTTATCGCAACAGCTAACTGCCGCAACAGCAAGTATTGCCGGAACTATTACCAGCCAGGCTACTAACGCAGTAGTAGGCGGCATTGCTAAAGGGCTTGGTCCAAATGGTAGTGCCATTGTTGGACTTGTTGCTCAGGCAATAGCCAATCCTAAGTTGGCATTGGTAACCGTAGAGAACATGGCAATTTCTTATGCTGTAAATCAAATTTCATCTAAAATTATTAGCAGTACAGGCACCTTCTTTACTGGTCTTGGTAACGATATAGCTAACAGTGCATTTTTAAAGAGTATAACTGATAATGTTACAACTCCAATCAGCAATTGGTGGAGTACTACTATTTTTAATCCATCCAATTGGTTTACGCCAGCTTCTACTACAACAAGCAGTATAGTACCAAATCTTGATGTAGCGGCATTTGAGCTTGGTGGTGGCGCTGGCGCTGTAGTATTGTCAGACACACCGTCTATAGCGTCTACAATATTTGAGGCATAATATGTCTAATCAAATCACAACAGCAACTAATTTATCTGGTCCAGATATTTCTGTATCTCAAGACAACAGTAGAAAATATTTTAATAATTTTTACAGTATTGACTTTGCTACTTCAAGTGAAGCCAATGATGCTATTGTAGCATTTTTTGAACAGTCAACTGGTAATAAAGAAACAGCAAAAAATATGGCCGCGGCAGTGATTTATACAGCACTGGCACAAGGCAATGATCCATTAAAGATTTTAGATGACTTTCAAAAATTAGCACCGGGTGCTTTAAGCAACTATCTGGCAGGATTTTTAAACATCAATAGAAGTCCTACTAGTGTTCTAGCAGTAAGAACCACAAAGGTAAACAATCCTTATATAGCCAGAAGTATAATGGTGTAACATGAGCAAATATGCCCAAGGCAAATATCAAATATTAAATCCAGCAAAATATGTAGGCAACAAAAGTCCAACATATCGTTCAAGCTGGGAACATGTCTTTATGAAGTTTTGTGACAACAACCCAAATATTATACAATGGGCAAGCGAGGCTGTACATATAAATTATCGTAACCCATTGACCGGTAAAAATACCATATACGTACCGGATTTTCTTATTACATACGTTGATGCCAGCGGTAATCAAAGTGCCGAAGTAATTGAAGTAAAGCCTCGAAAAGAGACCACATTAGAAGGTGCTAAGAACATTCGTGATCAAGCGGCGGCAATACTTAATATGGCAAAATGGGAAGCGGCCCAACGTTGGTGCGCGGCACACGGATTAAAGTTTCGGGTAGTTACGGAAGATATGATTTTCCACCAGGGTCGCGGCAAATAAATATTGCTATGACTAAGAAACTTGAAGAACTTTTTAACCTACCGTCGGTCGATGCTACCCCAGAAGAAGCAGAACAAGCCATTGCTGAAAACCGTGAATTAATCACAGAAGTTGATTTAGCAATAGACAAAATAGATGCCGCACTTCCTACAGTACGCGATCTAGACACAGCAGATAGCGAATTAGATGAGCTTGCTACACTAGCCAAAAGTAAAGCAGAAGATTTAATAGATTTAGGCATGAATGTAGAGCCACGCTTTAGTGGAGTTATACTACAAACAGCTGGTATGCTATTGGGTCATGCTATTACAGCTAAAACTGCCAAACTAGACAAAAAGTTACGTATGGTTAATTTACAGCTACAAAAAGCCAAATTAGATCATCAAATTAAAAAAGATGCTGGCAAAGCACAGGATGACGTTGGCACAATCGATGGGCAAGGTATTGTTTTAGATCGCAACGATCTACTAAAACAGATACTTGCCAACAAGGACAAATAACCCAATTGGGCTAAATATTGAATATAGGAATATAATGATGAAACCGTTTCAAACTTACATTTTTGAACTAAACAAACCGTACGAGTTTCGTATTAAACTTGCTGGCGTCGAGCCCAAGGGCGAAACAATGGACCATATTAAAAATGCTCTCGAAGCATATCAACTTGAGAGCATATCAGCAGTAAAAAGTTTACCGATTCAAGAACACCGTGAATTCCCACAATGGGGCGGTGCGTGTGAGTGCTGGACATTTGACATCAAACTTGCTTATCCAGCAACAACAGTAACAGTACGTCAATTGATTAAAGAACGTGCTCGCATTAATGCTGATTGGATTAGTGTGCGTAATTTAAATGAAGCAATTGATACCGACGAAGCCGAAGCACGTGGTCAAGACCAGGTTGGCGCCTTGCTAGACGAAACAGAATTAAAAGATGCGCCTAACGCACAAGAACTGGCCGGTCAAAGTCGTATTGGTAGTTTATTAAAAGAATTAGAATCACGTAAGTTTGAATTTGCTCAAGAAAGCAAAGAAGCAGGCAAAACAACAAACGATGCGTCAATGGGCAACAAGAGTCCAATGGGAACAACGCAAAATAAAGTTTATAAAGCAAAAGGTTAAGAAAATGAGCAAGAATCATCCACACGACAACATGTATTCCATTCTTGGAAAACTAGCGGCACTACAGCCAACACCTCAAGAAAAGCATGATGCTAAAGTACAGCAGATTCGCGAAAGCGTTGAAAGTCAAGGATCTATACTTAAAGGTCTACGTGATGTTAGCTCAACAGAAGCTCGACTAGCCAAACAATTTGCTGAAAGTGATTTTAGTAAACTAAGCAACAAGATTCAAAAGTCTGGTAAGAGCAAAGATTCAGCTGATGCTATTGCCGCTACTATTGGTCGTGAAAAGCTAGGACAAAAAGAAATGACACGTCGTAGTGTTGCTGGTCGTAAAGATGAAGCAGTTCGTATTGCTGGTAACACCAAAGGTCCAGTTGGTCACTACTCACAAATGAAACACGTTGGTAAAGATGGTAGCCCTGAAGCACAAGCACATCGTGATGCTACTGCCGGCATGGCCAAGTCGGCACGTGCCGCTGGTAGCAAATTACCTTTTAACAAAACTACAGAGCCAACGGGCAAACTTGCCACTGGCGGTTATAATGCTATGACCAAAGGTGTAACACCTATTAGAACTAGCGCAGAAGAATGTGCTATGTGCGAATCTGGTACATGTACAGAGCATATGAACGAAGACTTACAAGCCGACGCCGGACAGTACTATACAAATGCAGCCGACTTCTTTGGTAAATTTGAAGCAGATACATTTGACAGCACAAAAGAAAGTCCTGATGGCATGCAGGTTCATGGTTATGTTGATGGTCAGTGTGTGATGGCATGGCAGTACAAGACCGCAAAGAAAATTGGCGGCTGGGGTAACTATAACTCACAGATGTTGGAAGCAGAAAACCAGGGTTTAGTAGCTGGTAAGTTTTACCTTGTTAGTGATTATGGCAACGGAGTTGGTAGCCATGTATTTAATAGTTATGATGAGGCCAGAAACCATTGGGGCACCTTAGGCGGTCGCGCACAAGACGAATACTATATTGCTCAATTTGATGGAAAAAACTTAAATTCCCAAGATGGCAGCGAGCAAGACCTGCCAGAAGGCGAAATTACACACAAGCCTGGTGTAACAACACACCGTAAAACAGATTTCCCAGGTTATCCAACTGATGATGGTGACGACATCGAAGACGCAAACAAAGGCAAGCGCGGCCGCCCACGCAAGCATGCCGTTAAAGTAGCTAAGACTGATGCCGAAGGCAATAAACTAGGACGCGGTCGTCCAAAGAAAGATGCCGCACCAGTGTACAGCAAAATGAATGATCCGTTTGGTCGTGTACCAAACAAAGCACCTAAGACTAAACTCAAAGGCCGCACACATACAATGGCAGAAGCAATGGACAAGTTAAGTCAGCGTTTCTCTCGTATTAGCGAAGGTATTAACTTTGCTGAATTGTTAAAGTCCAAGCATCAAACAGTCGATGAAATGTTGTCAGAGTTACAACAAGACATCAAACAATTTAAAGACACAGGTCACTGTTCTGAACTATTAAAAGATTGTATGGAAATCAAAGGCTACCACGGTAAAGTAGTTGCCGATGAAGCAACTAATCCAAGTAACCCATTTTATAAAAAACAGAATGACTACAACTTACCACCAGCAATGCGTGGGCACGGTACAGCAGATTATACATTACCGGACGTAAAAGCACATGACAATATTGAACGCGATCATTATCGCGATCGTGCCGGACTTCCTCCACTAGATACATCATTGGAAGAGGAATTATCCGAACTAGCTAAGTTAGCTGGATTAAGCGAAGTTAGCCGCGGCGACTATATCAAACAAAAAGACACAGAAGCAGAACATTCTGGCAAAAACAAATTTCAAGCATTTGGTCAAGAGTTTGATACCGATGAGATCACCGAAGAACCCAACGAAGGCAATACATTTACCAAAGGTTTAGAAGACGACGATGTTGAAATTGGCGACAAAATTCCTGGTACTAACGCTGTTAAAAAAGTAGACATTGACGAATCAGTTGAAGATACTATTAATGTTGCTACAAACATGAGTAGCAACGGTGACAAGAATGTAACAGTTACAGCCAATGGCAGTCAAGCGGCAGAGCTATTACAAATGTTACGTATTGCCGGTTTAGGCAATGGACAAGCCGCACAAAATTTACAAGGTCAAGCCGACACTCCAATCAATGCTCAAGTTGACGGCGAAGAAGGTATTGAAGTAATCGAACTACCAGCTCAAGAACCCGAAGTAGACGAAGCTGAAACTCACGTTGATGATGCTGGTGCTAACCCAGTTAATGCTCCTAACGAGAAATATATGTCAATGAAGGGTTCTACAATGGGCCCAGGCGAAGGTGACTCGGGTGAAAAGGCAATGAATCCAGATCGTCCAACCAAGAACAACGGTGACAACGCATTGGCAACTCCTCCAACACGAGCACAAAAAACTCTTATCGCAGTTTCTGCTTTAGAGTCCAAGTTGGCCGCTGAATACGAAAGTATCAAAAAACTTTCTGCTTAACATGAAACAATATCGCATAACCAGTGAACACTTTGTTCACCAAGGTGAAACTGGTGATGCGGATGCTGTCATGGATTCCACAGACTTATATCAATTAAAAAAGTTGGCTGGTATTACTGGCTTGTTTGAAGCTGAAGCTGGAATGTACACTGGTAATAACACAGTACCACAAGCCGCCGAAACCGGAATTGAAAGTCCTGTGGGTAGCAATATTAGTTTTACAGCGCAAGAACGTAATGCGCTACTTAAAGAATTTCACGTAATGCCAGGAACAGATCTTTGGTTTATTATTAATTTTACTAAACCATTCTTCAATGGTAGCCTACGCAGTAAAGTTGATGAATACTTAAAGCAACATCCTGAGTATCGCCCAAAACCCGATCCTGGCAGTTAAGCCGCTTCTTTTTCCCTGCCTAAGTATTTGTACCACGAATCTTGTTTAACATTAAACGGCATTTGCTTCCATGTGTTAACAAGACGATAGTAATCTGGCTTGTAAGGTTTCATTTTAGGTTTGATTAACTTACTACCCTTGGCGTGGTTACAGCTCTTACAGCTGGTAACACAGTTCTCCCAAACCGTTTTCCCGCCAGACATACGCGGAATAACATGATCAATAGTTAGTTCTTCGTAATCAAATACTTCTTCACAATATTGACATTGAAATAAGTCTCTCATGTATAAGTTATAACGGCTGAACTTGACATTTTTTTTATAATGGAAGTAATCCTTGGTCACACAGACACTAGGAACATTTATTGCTAAACGTTCGCTATGAATTATCCAATTTGGATAAGTTTCAAGCACATGAACACGGCCCAGGTACATTAACTTGATGGCATGTTGCCAGTTAATAACGCTTAGGGGTAATACACTAATTGGTTCGTAATTACTATTGAGTAGTAGAGTGTCGGACATTTGATAAACCGTTTGTAAATTGAAGTTAAATATACTTATACCTACAAGTATAACACAAATAAGACAATGAGTAAAGATTTAGAAACAGCAATTATCAAGGCACCGTATAAACGGATGTCTTACACCGAACACCAAATACAGGAACTAGCCCGTTGTGCGGATCCTGTAAATGGACCGCGGTATTTTATGAGCAACTACTTCTTTATTCAACATCCGACTAAAGGTAGTATTCAATACCACCCGTTTGAGTATCAGTGCCGACTAATCGATGCTTATCACACTAATCGTTATAGTATATCATTAATGCCCCGACAGACTGGCAAAAGTACCAGTGCCGCGGGCTACTTGTTGTGGTATGCTATGTTTGTTCCAGATTCGACTATTCTAGTGGCCGCACACAAATATATTGGCGCCCAAGAAATTATGCAACGTGTTCGTTATGCCTACGAAAATTGCCCAGATTTTATTCGAGCAGGTGTGACCAGTTATAACAAAGGATCATTGGACTTTGAAAACGGATCACGTATAGTAAGTCAAACAACAACAGAAAATACAGGTCGTGGTATGTCTATATCACTCTTATATTGTGACGAGTTTGCGTTCGTTCGACCTACTATCGCTAGTGAGTTCTGGACTTCTATTACACCTACCCTGGCAACTGGTGGTAAATGTATTATTACATCAACACCTAACTCAGACGAAGACCAATTCGCACAAATCTGGCGTCAAGCTAATAATTGCTTTGATGAATTTGGCAACGAAACCCCATTGGGTAAAAATGGCTTTAAGGCTTTCCGTAGTAACTGGCGCGAACATCCTGATCGTGACGCAAAATGGGCTGCAGAAATGTTAGCCCAGCTCGGCGAAGAACGCTTCCGCCGTGAAATGGAATGCGAATTTATTATTTTCGACGAAACATTAATTAATCCGTTGTTCCTAGCAGAGATGGGTGGCATAGATCCCATTGAAAAGCAAGGGCAAATACGTTGGTATAAAAAGCCCGAGCGCGACAAAACCTATGTGGTAGCACTAGATCCAAGTTTGGGCACAGGATCAGATCCCGCGGCAATACAAGTGTTTGAAATGCCCGGACTTAAACAAGTAGCTGAGTGGAGTCATAATAAAACGATCGTACAGCGACAGGTTGTTATACTTAAAGAAATTTGCCAGTACCTGGCTGATGTATCTGGTAGCAATAATATATATTATAGTGTTGAAAACAATACCTTAGGTGAAGCCGCTTTGGTATGTATTAGCGAGCTGGGAGAAGAAAACATTCCAGGAACATTCCTAAGCGAACCTAAAAAAGGTGCCGCTGGACATCGCTACCGCAAAGGGTTTACTACAACAAACAAGAGCAAACTAAGTGCATGTAGCAAGTTAAAGAGTCTAATAGAAACACGTAGACTAGTTATTGCTAGTAAAACTTTAATTAGCGAATTAAAGACATTTGTAGCAAGTGGTAACAGTTTTGCGGCAAAAATAGGCGAACACGACGACTTGGTAATGAGCGCATTGTTGGCTATACGCATGATTATGCTTTTACAACAGTTTGATTCCGGGCTAGATAATGAACTCAAAGACAGCATAGATAACTTCATTGAACCCATGCCCTTCATTATGATTTAAGATAAATAGTTTTATGTCTAAAGAAATAGAATCCATCTCATCCGCGTTATTTGATAAAATACGCTCACGTTTTCCTAACGTAACGTTGGGCAACGAAAAAGCTCAGGCTGAAACAGACCCCACTGAAGCACGTTTTTTTAATTTTACTTACACCGGTAAGGACGGTGCTGAGTTCGGTACAGTAACAATTAGTCTAATAGACGAAACTAGTTTAAAAGTATATTACGGACAAAACATTTCTTCCGAAATGGACCGAGAACACCGCAAAGAATGGTACGAATTTTTACGCAATTTAAGAATGTTTGCCAAGCGCAATTTGCTTACATTTGACACCAGAGATATTAACAAATCAAACTTAGATTTAAAAGACATTAAGCAACAAGCTAAAGTAGACGACGTATCAACAACGCAAGATGTGCCAATGACGGAAAGCAAGTTGTATGGCACATCACGTAACAGCTACGCAGATATGGATCAATGTCGTTTATTGATCAAACACGAAGGTTTAGTTAGTGACGAAAAGCGCGGTGACCGCACAAGAAAAATTAAAGAAATTTTTATTGAAACACCAATTGGCGAACGTTTACTAGTACCATTTAAAAACCTACATGGTGCCCGCGCCATGTGTCGCCATATTAACGAAGGCGGCACAACACATGATGATATGGCAGAGTACATTATCAACATTGTAAAAGAAATGTCTGCTATGCGTCATTTTGTTCGTGCTACAAAAAACCGTCAATTTGAAGATGCTGAGACAGCAGAAATGTCCCAGGCGGCTATTCAACACTATAGCGAATTAAAAAGCACACTAAAACATTTACACAGCAAACATCACTATGACGAGTTTATGGAAACATTTGTTCCGGAAGCTCTAGAAGAAGATAACATTGATGTTGACGCACTACGCGAACGTTTTGTTAAAAAAGTATACGACGATAGATTTACTGAAGCATTACCAATTGTATATAAAGCACATAAACGTCTCAAGGCACAGCCGCATGGACAACTAGGCAATGAACTAGAAGAGTGGGCAGATACGGTGTACGAAGATACTTGGACTCGTCCAGACTCTGAAGATAAAATTAAAGCACTACAACAATTTTTACAAACGCCCAAGGCTGTTGGAATTGACGGTATAGATGCTTTGGCTGACATAGAACAAATCATTGGCGACGATGACTTACACGATGCCATTTATCAATTAGCACAAGGACAAGGTCCGGATGCTGACGCTCGTAGCCTGGTCAAAACATGGCTAGAACACAACATGCCCGACCTTTTAAACCAATTGGCAATTGGCCCAAAAAATGTTGATGCGGCCCATACAAACACTCCACCGGTGAGTCCGGCACAAGCACACCCTAATGATACATATGGCGCAAGTTCATTAGATGAGCCAAACGTAAATGAATCCAACGACAGTCTGGACTTTATCCGCAGTTTAGCAGGAATTACTCGCACACGTTAATACTACGATAAGTAGTGTTATGGAGATAATAAAATCAACTAACGGCTTTCCGTATTCTTGGAAAGCCGGGCGTGTCGAACAATTAATACGCAATATATTAGAAACTAAATGTCGCACTCAACTCGACGTTGACCGTGTGATGTTTATTAATCCCACTTGGCTACACGAAAATGATATTACCCAAAATATCAGAGATGCTGACCCAGAGTTTATTATATGTCATAACTTTGTCGACCCAGCAGTACCAAAAATATTTGAAGCAATCGAACAATCGGGGATACCATATCTTATTATTGGTAATGCCGCACAATGTCGTCTAGACTTTTGGGCAATGGTATGTGACTTGTATTTTCAAAACTACGAAGAACATGATGTTGCTATACTACCAACAGCACGTAAGTATATCTGCTTAAATCGTAAACCACATCCACATCGCATTGCTATAGTAGATCAACTGTTGGCCAATGGTCTGCGTGACGAAGGATTTGTAAGTTTAGGATTGCCCGGCAACCGAGCTATTACAATAGATGAAACATTTGAAGATAGTCAAGGTATTCGAGATGAATATGGCAACTTAGGCGTTGATGAAACTTTTGTAAGTCGTAAAATACTAAATGATATCTTTAGTGTTGGCAGTCCAACGGTATGGAATAACAGTTTGCTCTGTTTAGTAACAGAAACAGAATTTAGTAACACATACCCACAAAATTTCTTTACCAGTGAAAAAACATTTAAGCCTATAATAGGCATGCGCCCGTTCTTTGTGTACGGGCAAGCACCATTACGTCAGTATCTCAAAGAACAAGGTTTTGATATATTTGAAGACGTATTTAATTATAAAAGCATTAATGAAAATGCCCACGATCCTGAACGTTATGTACAATACTCGCAAGTGGCAATGGACGCAATACGTAAAATTAAAAACCCTGCTGAAGAATATAAAAAATATTTTGGTCGTTGTCAAAATAATAAAAGACGATTTCGCACATACGTATACGAGCAATGGGATCGTTTAAACAATTTAGATCTAACACAATATGTCAAGTGATGTACTAAAAGTTCCTGACTGGTCGATGATTGATAATCCAATATCATTCAAGCACCGTAGTGACACGCTATTAATTACAGTAGGTGATTCGTGGACCTACGGCGATAGTTTAGGAAATACTAAGGTACGCAATGGCGTTGATGATACTGAGTATAGATTAAATCATGTGTTTGGAAATATCATGTCTGAAGCAATGGATGCTAGTTGGTACAATATAGCATTACCTGGTGGCTCTAATTTTTTAATGCTAACATGGTTAGAAGAAATAATTATGATGGGTCTACATCCATACAATGAAATTACCTGCGTTGTTACCCTAACAGAATCAGGCCGCCATGAAGAATTAAAAATGATGAATAGATCATTGATTACTCAACAGGCAGTATTAAATGATATATTAGCAAGAACATACTATGTAATTAAAGTATTAGCCAAACGATATCCTAATATACATTTTATTACAGCACATAATTTTACAGATGGCAACAATAGCACTATAGATTTATGCGAACTAAGTTGGTTAGAAGTACTGTTAGACAAAACAATACAAAACGATACACGTATTGTAATCAGTGATCACATTGAGCAAATGAATTATGATGCACGTTACCCTGATGTATTTGATATTATTGATCGTGCCAATGCCAGAATTGATTTGCTAGACTCTTGTGTGTATTGTAACAAAGAAGACAGTCGACATCCAACCGAAGAGGGACATGCCTTGTGGGCAGAATATTTACTTAATCAACTATAATGGAACAAGCAATTACAGTAACCGATAACGAAATAGTTATCCTAGCACAGTTCTTCATACACAAGGACTATTCTATTACTAGAAAAGATTTGCTACTAGATATCATTAGCAAATATTATCGTGGACAAAAAATACGAGTTAAGCTACTTGATGGCGAAAATCATCGCTTTAGTGGGTTTGAAGAAGCATTGCGATATGTTTGTGGAGCATTATTAATTCCTTACAGCCATGTAACGTTAGAAACACATTGTCCAGACGACGGGATATTCAATACAGAAGTTTTAAGATTGGGAATTTTTATTAGTGTCGGCAGATATCTACCGGCAGATTTTGATCGTAACATAGACAATGCCAAGTTCATTGGAACTACATTGGGTAGATACAATGTTAGTCGTTTACGTCTAGCATATGAATTAGATACTGCTTTCCCAAACGATTCATTTATCACGTTTCAATCTAAACCACATTTTATAAATGACCAGTACAGGCATTTTAGCGATGTATACCAAGCAGAACTAGAATGGTTTAATCAAAAAACATTTGATCAAGATTTAATTAGCAATCATTACATGGGAATGATTGATTGGCAAACAGCCTGCTCTCATTATGGTAACATTTGGAACAAATACCAAATTGAAGTCATTTCCGAAACTGACTGTATGGACAATTTTTGGTTTACTGAAAAGACCGCTAACTGTTTAGCAACCGGCAAACCGTTTGTGTTGGTCAGCGGACAAGGCAGTTTAAAAAGATTAAAGATGATGGGTTTCCAAACATTTGATGAAATTTTGGACGAATCATATGACACAGCACCGGATCCATATGCTAGAATTAAGAGGTTGACACAAAGTCTACAAGTGCTGTATACTAGCCCAAGTAAAGCAGATTTAATCAGTCAGCTTTACCAAAAGGCACACCAAAATATTGAACTCTATCAACAATACTGTAAACGGCAATAAAAGTTTAAATTATTGTTTGACAAAGCTAAATATAATAGTATACACTACGGTGTGTGCGTTGAGACAATCTCAAAACAATCATGGCACATTTTATAAAGGAAAAACATCATGGCAATGACATTAGCAGAAATTAGATCGAAGTTACAAGCAAACGAAAACCGCGGTAGCGGCAATCAATCAGGTGGCGACAACGCCATTTATCCACATTGGAATATAGCAGAAGGCACAACTTCTCGTTTACGGTTCCTTCCAGACGGTAATACAAAAAACAGTTTCTTTTGGGTAGAACGAGCAATGATTCGTTTGCCATTTGCTGGCATCAAGGGCCAAGCAGATAGCAAGCCTGTAGTTGTACAAGTACCTTGTATGGAAATGTATGGCGAAGCCTGCCCAATCTTGGCAGAAGTTCGTCCATGGTTTAAAGATCCAGCTCTAGAGGAAATGGGTCGTAAGTACTGGAAGAAAAAATCTTACTTGTTCCAAGGTTTTGTTCGTGAGAACGCACTTGGTGATGATAAGACTCCGGAAAATCCAATCCGTCGTTTTGTTATTAGTCCACAGATTTTTAATATCATTAAAGCGGCTTTAATGGATCCAGAGATGGAAGAATTGCCAGTTGATTATCAACGTGGCTTGGATTTCCAGATTGTTAAAACAAGCAAAGGCGGCTACGCCGACTACTCAACAAGTAAGTGGTCACGTAAAGAGTCGGCATTGAATTCCGACGAAGCTGGCGCAATTGAACAGTTTGGATTGTTTAACTTGTCAGACTTTTTGCCTAAGAAACCAGGCGAAGTAGAACTTAAAGTTCTTAAGGAAATGTTTGAAGCATCAGTAGATGGTCAACCATACGACTCTGACAAGTGGGGTGCTTACTTTAAGCCGGCTGGATTCCAAGGCGGCAATGAAAAAGCATCATCGGATGATACTCCTGCTCCGGTGGCAAAAGCCGCTCCGGCACCAGTTGTAGCCGAAGATGAGGACGAAGCTCCTGCTCCAACAGCACCGGTTCAAGCCGCGAAACCTTCTAGCGCAAAAGCTGAAGATATTTTGGCAATGATCCGTAATCGCAAAACACAGTAATCGATTACTAAGTAACACAAGGGGGAAACCCCTTGTGTCCTCTATCGTGCTAATCGACTATAACCACAACAAACCTTTATATATCATCGGAGACGGTGTAGTTACTGATGGGCTTGTTGAGTATATTCAACGAGAAACATACAGCCAAGTTAAGGCTATAACTAAAGAAGAATTTTTAACATTAGACGCTGATAGTCAATGTATAGTTGGCTTTTGGAATTTTGAATATCGTAAAAACTTTTTTAGTTATGCCCTTACATATCCACGTAAATGGCCAATATATATACACAAAGACGCCTTTGTTGCTGATTCAGCACAGATGGGACGTGGAACAGTTATCTATCCAATGGCTAGTATTCTAAACAGCGCAGTTATAAATGACTTTGGCCTAATAGGATGTAATACACATATCGGTCACGGAACCAACTTAGGCAATAATAATATTTTAGCGCCAGGAACTATTATTGGCGGAAGTACAAGAACAGGCAACAACATATACTATGGAATGTCTAGTTCAGTTAAAGATAAACTGTTGGTATGCGACAATGTTAAATTTAACATGACCAGTCGTGTTACTAAAGACGTACTAGAACCGGGTACATATTTTAATAATAGGAAGTTACATGACTGAGTTAGTTGAACATTCCTTCCCTCCACGTCCCGGGTATCCTAACGTATTTGAATTAACTACAATACCAAACGAAATTTGGATCGGCGACCATTGTAACGGTTTCCTGCCTGATAGAACAAACGCAGTATTCAACTATGTATCTGCTATGGCTAAACAGCCAACTACAGTACACTATTGTCAAGTATTTGACGAATCAGTTAAAAGCAAATATCCTAATTTAAATTTTAAATTTAGAATGTTTAACCCGATGTGGCAAGCATTTGAAAATTACACAGCTAAACCTGATCACGAGTTTAAAAATTTTGTTTGTAGCTTTAATGGCAGTCCACACGCATCACGTAAATTACTAACTGCTGGCCTACATAAGTTTGGGTGGTTTAATCCTACATACTGTAGTAAAAATTTTATAGCTTCTCGTAATGAAATTGATGGCGAAATACAAAATCATTGCCCCGCTGAATTAGAACCTATATATCGTAAATTTATTCTTAGTGACAGACCTGATGCTGATCAATTTTACAATACATCAAGCGGGTTTGGGTTTGTTAGACAAGACCACGGCTCTAATGTAAAAGGTTTACAAAACAAATTAACACAATCATTTGTACACGTTGTTAGTGAAACAGTTGGGCATAGTTATTATCCTTATGTTACTGAAAAGTTTTTATATAGCGTAGTAACACGTGGATTATTTGTTGCCTATGCTCAACCAGGGTGGCACAAACACCTGGCACAATACTACGGATTCAAACCTTATACACGATTGTTTAATTATACATTTGATTCAATTGAAAGTCCTGTGGTACGTTTAGTTGAGTTGTTTAGTATGTTATCTAAGTTTAGTAAATTATCAGAATACGATTGTCACGACCTATACTTAATGGAACAAGATACTATTAACTATAACTACAATCACTATTTTACTAAAGGCTATTTAAAGGTGCTACATGACCAATTACAATAGCACTAATCCTGTTATACTACAGTTTACTAGATTTGCTGGTGGTAAGTTCTTTGGACAATGTTTAGCATTAAGCAGACACGCAGTACCACAAGATAGAAAAATGGCAGAATACCTAATGGAAAATCCGTTAGACTACGAGTATAGGATTAACTGTTTAAAAGTAACGCTACCACCAAGCCGCGAAGAAATGGGCAATTGGATTAACAAATATGAGTTAGGTGATACTCAACTATTTGGCCCATCACATGAACAATGGAAGGATAAAGGTAAACGTGAAGCCAATACAGTAACTGAACGTTTATCTAATAGCAAGTACAAGTTTTTTATTGTAAACCACGCCTATGAAAATTTACCAAATTTATTAAATGTTTGGCCCAACTCTACAATAATATTGTTTACTAATTTTAGAAAGTTCTTTGACGTAGCATCAGTTCTTAAATCTAAGAGACCAGAAACAATAGCAGAACACGCAGGCAATTACTATGAAGAACATTACAATATGTTAAAAGGCCCAAGTTGGCCTGTGTGGAAAGAATTTGAAACCGCGTTGTTTGACACACGCAATCTAGTAGGATACGAAACGGCAGTACTTGAGGATATCAACAAGTACTACAAAATGAATCAAGTTAATGCACCTGTTATTAACTTTGATGTTGACGGGTGTATATTTGATGGAGACCGATTTACTGAAGAAATAAAACGGTTATACGATATTCTGGGATTTGATGATTTTAACTCAGAATTAATCACGAGCATTTGGAAATCATATATAGCTTTACACCGTTAAGGTAGACTTAAATCAAAAACAGTAGTATACTACATAAAACTTATAGGAACAATTATGGCAATCACAAAACCTTTTGATGTATCAAAATTTCGCAAAAGCATTACTAAAAGCATCGACGGTATCTCCGTTGGCTTTACTGATCCTACAGACTGGATCAGCACAAACAATTACGCATTAAACTATTTGATCAGTGGAGACTTTAACAAAGGTGTTCCGCTAGGTAAAGTTACTGTGTTTGCTGGCGAGTCTGGCGCAGGTAAAAGTTTTATCTGTTCGGGTAACTTGGTTGCTAACGCACAGAAGCAAGGAATTTATGTTATCCTGGTAGATAGCGAAAACGCACTTGATGAAAAGTGGTTACACGCACTTGATGTGGACACAAGCGAAGACAAACTTCTCAAACTTAACATGGCCATGATTGACGATGTGGGCAAGATGATTAGCGAGTTTGTTAAAGAATACAAAGTACTACCAGAAGATCAACGTCCCAAGGTTTTGTTTGTAGTTGACTCGCTAGGTATGTTGTTGACACCAACAGACGTTAACCAGTTTGAAGCAGGTGACATGAAAGGTGACATGGGTCGTAAGCCCAAGGCACTGGCTGCACTTGTACGTAATTGTGTAAATATGTTTGGTAGTTTAAATATTGGTTTAGTAACAACAGCACACACATACGCAAGTCAGGATATGTTTGATCCTGATGACAAGATCAGCGGTGGACAGGGTTTTATCTACGCTTCCTCTATTGTTGTAGCTATGCGTAAGTTGAAGTTGAAAGAAGACGAAGATGGCAACAAGATCTCAGAAGTTAAAGGCATCCGTGCCGCTTGTAAGATCATGAAAACACGTTACGCTAAACCTTTTGAATCAGTACAGGTTAAGATTCCGTATGAAGAAGGTATGAATCCCTACTCTGGTCTAGTAGACTTGTTTGAAGGAAAAGATCTTCTGAAGAAGGAAGGTAATAGTTTGGTATATACATTAGCCACAGGAGAAATCATTAAGAAGTTCCGCAAGGCATGGGAACGCAATGATGATACTTGTCTAGATCAAGTAATGGCCGACTATGTTGCTAATCCACATCAGAAACAATCTGTTGTTGATGAAATTGAAGCTGAAGTAGAGGCTATTGTTGAAGAAAAACCAAAGAAGTCTAAAAAAGAGGAAACAGCAGAATGAGTATAGATATTGATGTACTAAGCGAAATGTATACTGTGCTAAAGCAGTATATTCCAGTTAAAGATCGTCAAGAAGCCGCCGATAATCTTATGAGCATAATGGTTGATATGTTGGGCGATATTGAACTTAAAGAGTTTGGCGCAACAGACTCTATCTTACAACGTGCTCTTAAAGAATATACAGCATCTGATACGGACGAAGACGAAGACGAACCTTACGACTACGAAGATTAATGTGGTATAATAAGGTAGTTGGTAACCTAGGCGAGATTCCCGAGTTCATTGAATACTATGAAGGGGAACTTGCTTCAGCACGGGGTGATGTAAAGATTCGTGGCAAAGTTGAAAAAGAACTCAGCAACTTACCTGGCGAAACAGAACATAGATTTAATCAATTACAGGAAATTGAAGCGGTATTAGAATTTTTAAATATTCAACTACGTAAAATTCGACAAAAGCATTATAAAAAATATTTAGAAGGCTACGCCAGAGCATTAACAAGTCGCGATGCTGAAAAGTATGCCGAAGCCGAGGATGAAGTAATTGATATGGAAACAATTATTAACGAAGTTGCGCTACTACGTAACAAGTGGCTAGGTGTAATGAAAGGCATTGAAAGTAAAAATTTTATGCTAGGACACGTGGTTCGTTTAAGAACAGCAGGCATGGAGGATATTACAGTATCATGACAGACTGGAAAGCTCGAGCAGATCAACTACTAGAAGAATTTAATTTGTGTATCAAAGCAAAACCAAAAAATAATGCTATCAGTATACAGCTAGAAAAAGACTCTGTGGCAAAATTTGCGTATCATCTAAGTACGCAACGCTCGTGGGGCGGCGAAAATGAAATAGCCGAAGCATGTCATCAACTTGAACCAAGATTAGAAGAACTTAAGAAAAAATTAATTATAGAAATATTACAACATGGCCCTATTTAAAAATCAATACGAAAGCCACGAGCATAGCTTAGAATTACTGAATGCTATCTACGGGTACGATACATTCTTAGACAATGTAACCACTGTAGCAGATATGGGGTGCGGCGCAGGACTTGATACCGAATGGTGGGCCACATTAAAAACACGTGACGAACCACCGGAACCACGCAACTATAAAGTTTATGCTGTTGATCAAAACATAAATCAAATTGAGCCCGATATACTTGCCGCCAACCCTAATATTATTCCAATTGGTGGCAACTTTGAAGAACGTCGTGTACCGGTTGCTGTTGATTTAATTTGGAGCCATGATAGTTTTCAGTATACTCGAGATCCTGTTAAGTGTCTAACTGCATGGAGGAATACTTTAAATCTTAACGGTATGCTACTACTAGCAATTCCTCAAACTACCTTTATACAGAATAATCGATTGGTAATAAGCAATCATAGTCATCAATATTATAGTTATAATATTCTAAACTTAATGTACATGTTGGCCATTGCTGGCTTTGATTGTAGAGATGCGTATTTCTATCGCAAAGAAAACACTCCTTGGTTATACGCGGCGGTATATGCCAGCCCATACGGCCCTTTAGAAGGCCACGCAACATGGTATGATCTAGCAGAACGTAATTTAATCAATGACAGCGTAATTAACAGCGTAAACAAATACGGATATGCTCGTTTAGAAGATGTTGTAGTAAGTTGGTTGGATAAAAATTTATATCAAATAGTAAGCTAATGAAAATTGTTATAGTAACTGGCGGCTTTGACCCAATACATTCTGGGCATATTAGCTATTTAAATCATGCCGACCATCTAGGCGACCATGTTGTGGTTGGACTAAATTCGGACTCTTGGCTAGAGCGTAAAAAAGGTCGTGCGTTTATGCCCTGGCGCGAACGTATGATAGTATTAGACAATCTTCACATGGTAGGAGAAGTTGTCGAATTCAATGATGACGATGGATCTAGCGTAGATGCCATACGTAAAGTAAAAGAAAAATACCCCAACGACCATATTATATTTGCCAATGGTGGCGACCGTACAAAAGATAACATTCCCGAAATGGTATTCGATGATGTAGAGTTTGTATTTGGTGTAGGCGGAGAAAACAAAGCCAATAGTAGTAGCTGGATTCTTGAAGAATGGAAAGCACCTAAGACAGAACGTCCTTGGGGTTACTATCGTGTACTACACGAAGTAGTTGGGACTAAAGTTAAGGAATTAACAATTAATCCTGGGCAAAGTATAAGTTTACAACGACATCAATTCAGACATGAATTCTGGCACGTTTCTGAGGGTGCTTGTACAGTAGAACAACGCATGGCCAGCGGATACGTATTGCCCAGTATAGAAATGACTAAACATCAACAGATTAGCATAGCAGTAGGGGACTGGCATAGGATATATAATCCATATGATGTACCTTGTAAAATAGTAGAAATACAGTATGGCGCACAATGCGTCGAGGCTGATATAGAACGTAAGTAATAAATACTATACTATGAGATATACACAGTTTAAAAAAATTGACGAAACTCCCGAGCAAGTTCGCGCTGAGATCGAGAAAAAGATTGAAAAAATCCCAGACGAGCCAGACTTGGTTGATGTATTAAAGTTTACCAACAAGTTTGCCCTTAAAAAGGACGTCTCAGCATTTACTACATTACGTAACTACAAAGATTTAGTTGCTAATGTATTCTTACAGGCCCTGGCGAATGCCAACTTGGACGAGCCCACAGTTAAAAAGTTTTTAAATAAATTAAGCACCGATGGCATCCTAAACGAAAAACTATTAATGACTCCGGGTAAAGTAAACACTTACACAGAGTTAATTGATAAAGAATGGCAAACTACTTTTAATTTAATTAAAGGAGATTTGTTTGAAAAGATTTCTGGTAAGATTGGTGAAATGGGCGATGTTGGTAAAGGCGAGTACTTGTTAGATATTATTAGCCCACATGTTAATCGTCGTGGCGCACCTGGTGACTTGGATGTAGGTGGCGTTAAGATAGAATTAAAAGCTGGTGAAAGCGGTCGTGTTGGTCCTGCTGGCAGTCAAAGTCTAGTTGGTCGTTTCCAGCGTGAGTTCTTGCCTGCTGTTAAACACCTAGTACCTGCTTCGAGGTTAAAGATGATCCCCAAGGACAGTACAGAATTGGGCAAGATGTTTAACTTAAAACAAAACATGAGTGGCTTTACTGCATTCTTTGGCAACGCCAAAGCAGTCAAAGAAGCATTAGCAGTGGCATTAAAAATGCACTACCCAGATTACAATGTAAAGACCATTGCCAACGCGGTAGTTGATGGAGCAGGTAACATCGATGGACAAAAACTCAAAGCAGAAATGCTTAAAGCATCGTTTACGGTATATCGTAATGCCAAAGAGTTTGATGGTATTATCATTATGGATAGTGCTGTTACTAAATTCCTATACATTGACAGTCCCGAGTCTATGTACAATGCGGCTCCTATGCTTACTGTATCATTCCCAAGTTGGGTAGAAACACAAAGTAACGCAATGAAAGTTACATTGGGTGTCAACGCCGGTGTTGAAAAACTAGAAGTACCTAGCTTACCTCCACAGACTGCTAAGAAACCTAGTGCCGCCAAACAACAAGAACAATTGAGTCAGTTAGCAGCCAAGGTCCAAGACTATTGTACAAAACTTGCCGCTCAGTATAAAGTAACTGACCTACAAACTATACAGTCGATGATAGAATTTGTAGTTAGTGAACTTACACGTGGTGTTGATGCTACTAAGATTAGACCAAAACTAGTTAAACGATTTGAGTTGGCCAAGAATCTTGCGGCACAAACAGAACCACCGGCGGCCGCACCAGACCAAATTGTTGCCGCACCAGCGCCAGCACCCGGACAAAGTCCAAATGTAATGGCACCATCTGATCAAGTAGCACAAAGACAAAAACGAACTGCCCCACAAGCGGTAAGAGAACGTCGATAAAACACTTGACACACAATCCTGTTTAATATACAATAAGAACTTAGGGCCTATAGCTCAGTTGGTTAGAGCAGAGGACTCATAATCCTTTGGTCCCTGGTTCGAGTCCAGGTGGGCCCACCAAATTGAAAACTATGTTTTACGAAAAATTACCATTTACCATTGACGTTGAGCGAGCTAGATATGATTTAAATCATACTATATTGCCTCTTGGTGAACCTGTAATGCAAGGTGCCGAATACAACAGCACAGAGTATCATGGTTTTGGTGGGTACAGCGTTTTAAGCAGGACTGGAGATTGGCGCGATGGTTGGGAAATGGGACATATTGCTCACTCAGAAGCAAGACAGTATGTTTACCCAGACGGTATTCCTAACTATCGTGCGTTAAAGTATTTGAATTTTTCGCATGGGTTTGAACACAATACACCTACACAGGCGTATGTGGGAGAGATTCAGCGAATTGTTGAACAGTTGGCCAATAATGGATTTTATCCTAGACGGGCTCGTATAAGTTTAATGAAAGCAGGAGCAGTAACAACAGTACATCAGGACGGATCAATTGATTCGTATATGGCAAGAGTTCATATACCTATTGTAACAAATGACGCTTGTATACATAGTTGCGAAGGAATAGATCTTCATATGCCGGCTGATGGTAGCGTATATATAATGTGGGTTAATCGGTTACATCAAGCAGTGAATACATCCACGCAAGATAGATATCATATATTGATGGATGTGTATGATACAAATGGATTAACAGAAAATTTTAAATACGCAAAGGACATAAGTATACTACAACAAGAAGCAGATGCGTTTAGGCAAAAACTTGATGTTATTACTTTATCTCCGGAAGAAATTGTAACATACGACGCTATAAAAGCTCAATTTATAAAGAAATAATGCCCCGATGGTGGAATTGGTAGACACGCTGGTCTTAGAAGCCAGTACCGCAAGGTGTGCGAGTTCAAGTCTCGCTTGGGGCACCAATCAAATAGGAAACTGATATGTTAGAATGTTTAATCGCAGGCGATTCAATAGCAGTTGGGGTTGCCAATGTAAGAAAAGAATGTGTCGCTTATGCCAAGGGTGGGATAAACTCCAAACAATGGCTAGATACAAATATTCAAAATACTCCTTTAATGGCCAAACATGTAATTATTAGTCTTGGCTCAAATGATCACAAGTATATTAAAACTGAAGAAGAGTTGCGTACCGTCAGACAGCTAACCAAAGCTGATAGAGTATACTGGGTATTACCCAGTACTAAATTTCCAGTTCAACGTGATGCTATTTGGCGAATTGCCAACGAGTACCACGATACCGTACTTAAAACTGAACGTATGCAAGCAGACAACGTCCACCCAAGTTGGGCCGGATACAAGGAAATAGCCAAGGCATCCGAATGAAATGGGTTTCTGTAATACAGGAAATGATACCTGAGTACGCCAAGGATGCTAAGATAAACCTTGACACAGTACTTAACAATGGCACAATACCCGCTGATGAATCTGAGGGTATAGCACTATCAGCGGCTCTTGCTACCGGTAATACCAAGTTAACAGCACTTATACAAAGCGATATGGAAAACGCAGTAGAGCGTGATGCGGCCTTGGGCATCGGTGTTTTAATGGCACAAAACAATGTATGGTATTCGTATGTTGATATGACACGAGATTTACAATTATCAGCATTGCCGGCTATGTTGCGTATGAGTATTACTGCCAACAACGGTGGAACAACTAAAGAACGTTTTGAAGCATACAGCTTGGCCGCAAGTATTGTGGGAAAATGTCAATTTTGTACTAAAACGCACTACGACAACTTAAAAAAGTTAGGATATACAGTAGAGCAACTTCGTGATCTTGGACGTATTGTGGCTACCATTAATTCAATAGCAAAAGTTCTAAATAGCTAACAAAACACATTGACACAGTATAGCGTTTAATATACAATAAGACTTTAGTTAGCATACAAAATGCGAGTATGGCGAAATAGGTAGACGCAAGAGACTTAAAATCTCTCGGGGGAGACCCCATGCCAGTTCGATTCTGGCTACTCGCACCATAAATATACTGTATAAAGCCCGGGATAAACACGCTCGGGTTAGCTAAAACGGCTAAATAAATACATATATACACTCCCGGGAGAATTCCAAGATGACAACACCAAGAAAAGTACGCTGGCTAATCGCACATGAGCCACAAGAGCTATTTGTACGTACAGCTCGAGCTTTTTCACAAGAATTAGAAAAGCGTATTCCAGGACAGATCGCAATTGAAATTGTAACAGTTCCAGAGTACATTAAAGAACACGAAGGTTCTAAGAACCTACAAACAATTCTAGACGAAAATCTAGACAAGCAAGGTGTAGCAGTTGAAGCCCTTTTTGATGCGTTACGTGACGATATCCAAATGAGCCAAACACAGGTTAGCGTAGTTGGTTACAAAGACCGTGCTTTCCACGCATTGGATTTACCATTCTTATTTGACAATCATGAACACGTTAGCCGTGTACTAGAAGGTCCAATTGGTGAAGAAATTTGTGCCAACTTAGAAAAAGTTAGCGATGTTAAAGGCCTAGCATTTACATACTCGGGCGGTTATCGTGTGGTTGGTTCTAACCACAAGATTGAAGACCTAGCCGACTTGGCTAGCCAAAAGGTTATTGTTAGCAACCGTGGTCCACGTGCCGATACATTTGAATCAGTTGGTGTAGAGCCTGTTGTTGTTAGCCCACATTTGTGGGGCGGATACGACACAGTTCCAGAAGGTGGTGCCGCTAATGCTATTGAAACTACATACTTACGTTTTAAAGGTACACACATCCTTAAAACTAATCACAGTATTTTCATGACAACCATCTTGACCAACAAGGCATTTTGGGAAAGTCTAACAGCAGAACAGCAGACAGCATTTGAAGAAAGTGCTAAAATTACAGCACGTATTGAACGTCAGTGGGCCATTGCCGATGCTGAGAAGTTCGAACAAGACGCATTAGCAAATGGCATTGAGATCACTGAACTATCAGAAGAAGATACAAAGACAATGAAGCACAAGTCACGTTACACTTACTTGAAGTTTGATGCGGAAAATAATCGTAGTGATTTGATCAAAAGAATCCGTTTAAGCTAATAGAGGTTGACAACAAAAGGTAAATAAACTACAATAGATACTATTATGAAACTAAGAACTTGTAAACATTCCATAAGTAACCAGCCACAATTAGGCGTGTCAGCCTATTGGCCTACTTTTGCGATGTCAACAATTATTAGTGATAATCGTGAACCACTAGTCGGGGGTCTCAGTTAACGTATAGTACCTAACAGTATTTTAACTAAGACCTCGGAACTAAACACTCCGAGGTTTTTGTTTTTATAAGGAAAAGAAAATGTTGAAAACTGATAAACCAAAAGTTTTGCCTAGTCAGTATACAATAACGCAGGCACAAAAACTTGCGTTGATAGAAGGCAAACTACAACGAGCCGAAGCTCACGTTAAGGCATTAACAGAAATTGTTGAAAAGCTGGAACGTAAGAAGTAAGCTCAAAGTGTGTAAGGGAAACGAGGTCCCAGTCTGCACTTAAAACATGGACAAACGGGCGGACAGTATGATGAAAGCGTTGGCGATAACACGTGAGTAAAACTACTGGTCAGGGTATTAACCCTGTCTATGGCTTGGCAACAGGCCATATCTTAAAGCGTATTAGACGAGAGCGTCCAAAGGTCCTGAACACCTTGTGGGGCAGGGCACGGAATCACCGTGACACTAGTATGCTTTAAGATACACTTTAGAAGAACATGCCTAAGCACCACATTGATAAAGTGGATTGCCAGAGCAGCCGGATATAAACGGAAAGTAGGTTGACAATCCTACCACTAAAGTGTAAAATTGTTTTATTGGAGATGTAGGAAAATTGGTAACCCCAGTGGACTGTAAATCCGCCGCCCGCAAGGCACTACTGGTTCAACTCCAGTCGTCTCCACCAATTTAATTTCGGAGTGTAGCACAGCCTGGTAGTGCGCCTGGTTTGGGACCAGGAGGTCCAAGGTTCGAATCCTTGTACTCCGACCATGTTTTATTGGCCTATAGCTCAGTTGGTAGAGCACTTGACTGTTAATCAAGGTGTCCCTGGTTCGAGCCCAGGTTGGCCAGCCAAATTTAGTCCCGCAAAGGCTATGACGTTCAATCCCTAGAATGTTATCCTCAAACTTGCGAGGCGGGTGTAAGTCCCGTCATTAAAAACTGATACACAGGATGGCGTTGTGTACAGCGGATATTCAGCCTGAGGACTGTCGTCCAATAGTTAAAAGACTATATGATATCACTTTAGGGAGTGATGCCATATAAAAACACATCTATGATCTGGGATATGCGAATGCGTACATAGAAACTAAGATCCCACTTGTTAGTGGGTACGGGAGTGAAAATCTCCCTAGGTGTGTTTTTATATGTCTATGCCACCATAGCTCAGTTGGTTAGAGCACCGTCTTGATAAGGCGGGGGTCCATGGTTCAAATCCATGTGGCGGCACCAGTATATTAAGATAAGTAAACAATGGGGGTATAGCTCAGCTGGGAGAGCAGTAGCTTTGCAAGCTAAAGGTCGTCGGTTCGATCCCGTCTACCTCCACCAAACACAAGGAGAAGCTGTATGTCAAAGAATGAAGACACTTTAAACAAAGCATACGGCAACATGCCTAAGGACGTTGGTTTTATTGTTGATCTTGATTGGTTACCTACGTGGAGAGGCTTTAAGTATTACTACTATAAGTTAATACGTAAAGCAACAAGATAAGATTTTGGAGGGTTGGCCGAGCGGTAAGGCAACAGATTGCTAATCTGTCATCCAGCAATGGGTGGATTGGTTCGATTCCAATACTCTCCGCCATTTATGCGGGAATAGCTCAGTTGGTAGAGCACTACCTTGCCAAGGTAGATGTCGGGAGTTCGAGCCTCCTTTCCCGCTCCAAGTTTGGGTCGTTAGCTCAGTTGGTAGAGCGTCTGCCTTACACGCAGAATGTCGGCAGTTCGAACCTGTCACGACCCACCAGTTTATGGCTCGGTAGTTCAGTCTGGCAGAACGTTGGTCTCCAAAACCAAATGTCGGAGGTTCAAATCCTTCCCGGGTCGCCAATATAACTATAGTGCGGTGCCAGAGTGGTCCAATGGGTCGGATTGCAAATCCGTAAAGCCGTGAGTTCAAATCTCACCCGCACTTCCAATCTTAGGTAATGTAGAACAATTGGTAGTTCACCTCCTTCATACGGAGACTGTTACTGGTTCGAGTCCAGTCATTACCACCACACGGCCCTTAACTCAATTGGATAGAGTGCTAGTCTTCGAAACTGGAAGTTGGGAGTTCGAATCTCTCAGGGCTGACCATACTTGAGTAGTAGAATATTTTCACATATATAACATAATTAAATTTTAAGGAGTCGTTGATGGAAGTTCATATAGATGCTAGTCCAAAACTGAGTAAGTATATAGAATCGTTGCTTCCATCCTTAATGGAACAGACTGGATTAAACAGAAGTAAAAAATTTCTATACATCAAAACAGATAAAGATATAGATGCAGCTGGGCAAACAATTCCATTACCTGGTATTGACACATACCTTATTGTGTTATGTCCTACTAGAAACTATATTGAGTTGGGTCTTACACTAACACACGAATTAGTACACGTTAGTCAAATGACCAAAGGCATATTAAAAATAACTCCCAAGGGCCGTAAGTGGAAAGGTAAATTTTATCCAAATAAGTATCCTTATCTTTACCAGCCATGGGAAGTACAAGCATTTAGTAAACAGGAAATTATTTTTCGCAGAGCAATAGATTAAATTGTTGGGGGTTAGTTAAATGGTATAACCACGGATTTTGATTCCGTTATTAGAAGTTCGATCCTTCTACCCTCTGCCAAAATTTAGGAAGACCGTCTGGTATAAATGCAGGCGGTTTTTCTTTGGGGAAAAATACTTTAAATTCTTTTACGCAGGTATGTGTAGCACCCGGAGTATATTCTCCTTGCGCTATTTTAATAAGATCGTTAGTAGCATCTTCGGCGGTTATCATACAATTATTTATAGAGTTCCAAACAAAGGAAGTGTGGCAGAGTCCGGCTTATCGCACCAGTCTTGAAAACTGACGGCCCGAAAGGGTCCGTGGGTTCGAATCCCACCGCTTCCGCCAATTTATTCATTTGTGTCAACTAAGTTAGCTCTTTAGGCGTTGTATATATGTTACATACAACCAGAGGCTTATATGTCACCAATGTTACTTCAAATCAAAGAGTGTCTGAGTAGAAACTTAGATGCTATTGAAATATCGCGCCGTTTACATATTGACATTGAATATGTACGAGCCGCAATTGAAATTATAAATCAATTGTCAACTTAATAGCTGTCAATGGTGTAAGTTTTGAAAAAATCCAAAGCTTCATGATACGAAATATTAAACGGTGTAACCGACATAATATATCTATTCTGGTTGCTGTTGTTGATAACACAATGTTTGTGCTGGGTATTAAACAGCATAGGGCTGTATAAAATATACGGACATTCAATTATATTATAGTTCAGTCTAGTAGTAGGCTCTCTAAAAAGAGTTAGACTGTTGTGAACAATATTTAATAAAAAA